TAACGTGAAAAAAAATAGTAAACACACACGTTTATAATTAAACTTTAATGTTTTTTTTAATAGAAATTGGCTTTTACATCCAACGTGTTTAAAACAGATTAATTAATTGCTAAAAATGTCCATCAAGCTCTCCATAAAACTCTTTTCTTTAGAAGGTGGAGGAAAATAATACTTTTTTAAAGGGGTTAGGTATTTTTAACGTATCGAAACTTCCCACTCTTTTGTATTCTTCGGGGTCGTATATAGATAATTCTTTGGATTCGGGTTCGTTATTTTTTTAAATCTGTTTAGGTTGTGGTTGTTGTTTGTTAACAACCGTCTCATCCTTCTTTGATTCAAACGGCCAAAAAGTAGTTGTTTTTTTTACATTCGTCGTCCGTCATCCGATAGAAAGGCCAGAAAGTAGTTTTTTTGTATTCTTCTTCGTCAAAAAAGTCTCCCAATATAAACGACGTTAACCATTTTATAGGATACAGTATCAAACCAGCAGCGCTCGACACAAACAACCTGCAAAATTTTGCCAGATAATACACGAACGATAGCGATAGTTTTGCGACGCTGTTAACTATCAGCGTAAAAAACTCTTTTGCGCATATGACCAAGAACGCGAATATCCTTATGAAAAAGACCAACGTTCCCTGTAGTAATCTCCAAGCTACTAAAAACACGTTATATACGGCGGAAAAAAACCACCAAGCTAAAAAAAAAGCGAGCTCTCTCTCCCCATCGTAATTATTTAAAGGAGATAAAAACGCATCGTTATTATACCGCGTATATCTTCTTTTTTTAAACAAAATATAAAATTATCGCATAGAAAAATAGCAGCGAATGACGTTAAAGCTTACGTATAACGTTTCGTCGTCGCAAGTAGAAAGGACGTAGTATCCTACCTTTGTCTTTAAATTACATGATACGTGATCAACAAGCTCTTTTAAAAAACTGTAATCATCTTCGGAGCTCGGCACCCAAATATCTTCTTCAACGGCCCCTAGCTCCTTCCACGCCACATCTTTTCCGTCTACGTTGACAAGGTCGTAAAATCCTTCAAACGCTATTTCCGCACACATGTCCGCGAACGTCTTTTCCACAATCGCCTTCTTTACCAGTTTCTGGTGCCTGTTAACCAGCAGACACTTTCCAGACCTATCGGATATCACTCCAAACCTCTCTACCTCCGCAAATGGGCTGTTTACATCAACGAGCGAATAACACAGGTCCCTGTCTCCCTCTTTATCGTAAAACTTTACATCTCTTAAAGATCGAGCCAGCGTAAAGATAACGTCTTTATCCTTGCGTTTCAAAAACACCTTGATAGCGGCCACTATCTTCTCCCCCTCGCTGACGACGTTAGATAGTTGACTGCATCCATCTTCCAAAAGAAAGTCCTCAGTAGTCGATATAACCGTGTTTCCGCTTACGCATATGTCTGTCTCTCCACCGTCCTCCGGTATAGATAGATGTACCACTAAAGAATATTCCACTCCTCGTCGCCCATCGTCACCCGTTAAGATGTTAAAACGGTTATCGAATCCAGCTCCCTTAAAGCATTTAACGACGGTTAGGTGATCGCCAACGCAAACGTCGTAATCCCCCAGCGAGAACGAGAGAACCCTCTTTACAGCGTCGAACACGGGTATCGTACGCTTGTTCTTCCCCACCGCGACAACCTCGCACGGAATGGAGTTCCTGCGCCGTAAAACGTCCGAGTCATCCCATGAATTAAGCATAAACTTAATCTCCTCTTTGATGTTTTTGAACTCGTCGGCAAAGATCTTTAGTCTTAGCACGCCGTCGGTAATGACCTCCATTTCGCGGTCATCGCTCGGTATCATCTACTTTTTCATTTTTTAAAAAAAACATCGCCCTCTCGGGCGGCAAACTTCCGTCTAGCGGAAACGTAAACGCGCGATCAGAACAGCTTCCACCACGACTTGTTTTCAGTCTTCTTCGTCCTCCACAACCTCGTCTCCTTCTTCCGATTTTCTATATAGGTGATCGTATAATTTACCTTCACACCCTTCGGAACATGTATTAACCTGCGATTCAAACGTGTCATGGAAAACAACACAAACTAACTGACTAGTTAATCCTGACGTAGTGCGACCAAAATCTAAAAGGCTGTAAGTGGTTTTACCGTCATCTTTTTTTGGATGTAACGGAAAACCTGGCTCTCCGGGCTCATAATCTGATTGCCTTCCCCATTCCGGGTATTCTCTTCCATTAACGTATCTATATTCACCGTTAAAATATTTACTTTCTATCCACTTGATCATTACGTCTGGAGGGTAAAAAGATTTTACGTTACACTTAAGCGTTGTGTTACCATCTTGCAGTTCCTCACCCGTTACCGTAACAGTTGGCATTACATTACTAGGTATGTTATTCTTAGCCATTTTTTGATAATCAAAAATAGCTAGCAAACATCCAGCGTACACAAACCCTCCCACGTATTTTTTAACTGTTTGCCAACTAGGACCATGAACGGTTAACATTCCAACCTTTGGAAATCCTTTATCTGTCATTTTTAAAAACTTTTTATCTTTCGTGCTATACCTAGCCAACGGTCCGCCACTTGACTCAACGTATCCGTAACTCCCAAAAAGAGATCCCGTTTCATAACACCCCAAAATTAACGACAACGAAGAACATTTATCGCTTTCGTTTTTATTACTATTGATGGACTCCAAAGTATCTTTCATTAACGGGTACCAAAAGTTAAAGTGGTAATCGTCACCCGGAGTATGAGGGCTTTTAGAGATATCAAACCATGAAGCTCTAGAATTTACGTTTCCGTGTCTAGTTTCATGGTTATATGATATCCTCGTTACTAACTGATCGTTGTAATAATCAAAAAATACCCCGTCGTATAATCCATTCTTTACCGTAACGGTATAATTATATCTTAAGGTTATACAATTGCAAGTTGCCACAAAACCCAACAACGATAAAATTAACTTATTCATGTTTATACGTTAAATATAAACTTATTAATCAATTTTTAACTAAGGATATAAGTTATCTAAGTACTTTTTAAACATTTTTCTATGATAAAAACTAATATCATCAAAAAATATGTAAGATATTGGATTGTTATTATTGTTAATATTATCATAAGTTGATAGTATGGAAATAAAACCTATAATTTTCTTAACAAGATCTATGTTTACACTTATTGTATCGTCTATTTTTCTTTTAAATCTCTTATACACCGAAAAACTATAGCTATCTTTTGCAGAGTTAATTTCAGCTATTGCGTTTTTTATGTATGACTTACCATAATGATTTATCGCTAATTGATCGTAACTAATAATCTCTTTAAATATTTTTCCTACGTACGTGTTACAGTTTTTATTGTTTTGTCTAAAGTAAAAGTATTCTTTCATCATGATATTAAAGCTTAAAATGCCCGACACAGTAGACATCGAATCCGCTAAACGATAATCTAACAACTCTGGATATAACATATCTTCAAAATAAACATCATCTTTTTTTAATTCTGTAATTAACATCAAATTTTCTCCTTCTTTCATTATTCTTTTGCTTATTAGTTGTATTATGTAAAACGTGCATTGTGGAGGTTCTTTTAAAAATATTTTAACTATCTGATCTTCTGTAGGATCTATATCGAAATCCGAAAAACAAAACCTTTTTTTAAATTCGTTAACAAATGTTTGGTTATTAATACACCTTACGTATTTTGTTATTAAATATTTGTATTCCATCTTAATATGTAGCACTTTCATAAAAATATATTTTCACTTTTACACTATTTCTTTTATTGTTAAAAATGAATTTTTTTCCTTCGCATCTAACAAAAAATCAACAGCCAAAGCTAAAACAAAAACGCAAAGGCACACTGTAACCAATATCATAGATATGTATACAGTTAAAAATACAACATCGAAAAACGTATCATCTATTCTGGTAACGAGACTCGCAACGTTTGAACTCATTGACGTTGTTATAAATATAAACCCAACTGCAAAAAAAATAAAAAGTATTTTAGATAACACTGTCTTCTTATCACTAAAACACCACTTCCATCTACTAAAATAATGATAACTTTTTTTGATATTGTATTTATTTTTACAAAGATCGCATTCAACCTTTTTTGAGTAATTTATCCACGACTGCATACATTTTAAGTGCACTATCTTATACTCTTCGCTACAGATACAAAAATTGTTTCTTTCATCACAAGTATCGTTACATATCCAACATATGTTACTCATTTAAAGACAGTTTATATTATTTCTTGTTATTTACAAAAATATTACTCATTATCCTTAAGTTTGTTTAACCTAACTTTTAGACATAGTTCAATAAAAGGATAATCAACATCTGACAATATCATTGTCATCAGCCTAAGAGCTTGTAAGCTGTCATCTGTTGGTAAATCTTCACCGCCCCAGTAATCGGCCAAAGATGCGCACAAATCCACCATTGCAACAGCCTCCCTAAGAGCATTTTTTCCCACAGTAAAACATTTTACTGCCTGTGCGGTGTTTTCCACTCCCAATGTTTTAAAATTTTCAACTATGTGCCTAAAATTTTCACCAAATACCATCTCAGAATCCTTTCTGAACGTTTTTAACACCCTAAACACTTTTCCAGCCGGAGAACGGCGTCTGTATGCATACATTGACCAGTATATGTAATCAACTATAATCTGATGAATGTTGTCGTTGCGGTTGAGGCAATCAACAAGACAGTAACCTGGGCAGAAATCCATGGTAAAAAATCTGGCTCTTTTTAAAAATTACCAGACTCGTAAGTATACAGGTTCGTTTTTCATTTATTTAAAGAACGTTAGAAAATGTACTTTTTGACGACGATGTACTACTTCTTAATGATGCTCTCTTAAATCTAACAATCATATTGTAAAGATGACAATTAAATTTTTCTCCGGCTAACGAATATATTATTGGGTTTATACAACAATGAGATGATGAAATTATACCCGTTACGTATAGCGCGTACGTTATTTTTTTAAATATCTCACAGCCGTTTAAAAAGCCCAAACTCTGCATAGATGTTAAAAATAATACCACGTTAAAAGGGATCCAAAAAAGTATATTTAATAAAACTATAATTAAAACTAATTTTATAGCTCTCAGTTTACTTTTATTATTGTATTTTTTTAATCTTATTAAAATTTTTATATAACAGTATAACAATATAACAAGAGGTATTAACATTCCAATTACGTTGATCTCAAAGTTTATAAACAATTTCCACACGAACGCTTTATTATCATAAAGCGCATAACATATTAGCGTATCATGATGTTTTTCAACCTGGTAAACTACTATTAACGGAGTTGTTAAAATTATAGCTAGTATCCAAACCGATAAAGAAACAACATATCCTGTTTTTATGTTTTTTATCTTTAACGAATAAGCAACGTGCACGATAGAGATGTACCTGTGAACGCTCATAACAGTGACGAAAAACATTCCACTGTAAAACCCCACATAATAAAATCCAGACACTATTTTACACGTAAAATTTCCAAATATCCACTGATCTAACTGATAATGTATTTGAAATGGAAATGACATAACAAATAACAGATCGGATATGGCTAAATTTATTAAAAATATATCAGTTACAGTCTTTAACTTTCTGCAACTTGTTAACACATAAATAACAAGCATATTACCAGACAATCCGAGAATAAACAACAAACAGTATATAACAGATATTGTTATTTTATTGTCATCGTGTATAACGTTATTATCGCACGGTGCGTATTGTTCATCTAAGTAATAGTAGTAGTCGGTAGCGTTTTCGTAAGTATACATTATATCATCTTTGTTAATTGTTACGATGTTATTCATTATCATGCTTATCTTACTTAAAGATTTATTTTTTTAATTTTACTTAAAAAATTTATACTTTGTAGTTAACCATTATCTAGTTACCCCGTAACATTGTTTTTATTAAAATGATCATATCATTAAGATTTACTATTAATTTTAGCATCACGGCTATCTGGATTTATATCTGCTCCGTTTAATTAAATGTATCGGTTATAACATTTGAGTTGATATATAAGTAGTGTAAACCCTTTAATTTAGATACAGACTCAAAATTTACCATTTTTGAACAAGAGAGTTATGTGATATTCATCAACGTTGTTAACAAAAAGTAAGTAACCATATTATCACTTTTTACGTTTCTTTCCAAACAACACAACAAAATATCTTATTTTTATAATCATTTTTAACACACAGAGATGGTAGTTTTGCATTCTTTTTAATTTTTGTTCACAGTTGTCATATAATAACTTGTTTACGTTGATATTTACCGTATACACTTCACTAATTTATTATTGAAACAATGGTAATAACTAAATATCTGTTAAAGACATATGTGTATTTAATTTTTTTTTATTCAAGATACCTATCTTCGATATTTTTAATTATTTTCAGTTTTATTTCCATAGGAATAAAAAACCAATGTGTATTCTTACATATAGAATCCATTTTTTTAATTTTATCTAGTATTAACGATTTACGGTATAACGCTCTTTCTATAATATCTTTAATCGACTGTCCGTAATGTTTAAGTGTTACAAAATTATACAAATAACTGTTATCGATATAATCAACAGCCAAATTTATGTTATAATTTTTTAATATATTAAAAATAGAGTAATTGCGATACCCTATCTTTACATTTTTAATAACGTTAATTTCACGTATGCATTCGTTAATAAACTTATACATGCAAATGTATCTTTTATCGTTTACATAGAATGAAGAATCTAATAGCAGCATATACATTATTGACTTTTTTAACATTAAATTATTGCATGATCTGTTGACATTATTTAACGATATAATCATTGTTGAAATATCTGGTTTGTTTATTATAAGTTCGTTAAAAATTATTTCGTTAAGAGAATTAAAACACTCAGAAATACAAGTGTTGCCATCATCAGTCACATAATTTAAAAAATTATTACTTTGTTGTAATAAACACTTAACAGAATCTAATTTATTATGTTTTACTGCTTTAAAAAGAGCAGTTTCTCCTCTTTTGTTGGGGACATCTTTTACCCCTAAACTTATCAAATACCTTAAATTGCTTACGTTTAATACCGATTCGTGTAACGGAGTATTTCCAAACCTGTCAACCGCGTTTACGTCACCTCCTTTACTTATTATTAACTTAAAAACATCAGTATTTTTATTTTTTGCGCTTATATGAGTAGGTGTTACTCCATTAACTGTTTTATCGTTAGGATTTGCTCCGTAGTCTAACCACCTTTTTACTATATTAATATTTGGGTTATTTGATAAATTGTGAATAGGAGAATATCCGTATACGTTTTTGTTGTCTACGTGAACGTTTTTTTTAATAAATATCTCTATTAAATTGATAGTTATTTCCCTATTACAAGACAAAATATTAAATGGTTGTTTACTGTATTTATTGTTTATGTTTATATCCGCACCGCTGTCTAGTAAAAAAATAAATATATTTTTGCAAAATTTATCCGGATATTCGTACATGTACACATGAAGAGGAGTGTTTCCATCGTTGTTTATGGTGTTTACGTCCGCTCCTTTACTTACCAACAAACTAACAGTTTCTAAGTTTGGATTAACAGAACAAATTTTATGAAGAGGAGAGTCTCCGTCTACGTTTTTACTGTTTGGATTTAAACCTATATCCAACAACAGTTTTACTTTTTGAAATAAATTTCTATTGTTTAAAAAACAATGCATTAGCGTATCCATGTTATCGGAAACGGTAAACGGATCAGCACCGTTTTGTAATAATAGTTTTATAACATACATGTTGTCCTTCTCCATCGCAAAACTTAACGGCGTTTTTCCCCACTTGTTTTTTAAGTTTATATCGTATGTTTTTTTAATTATGTTTTTTAACACATCTGTATCCCTGCATCCGTACTCGGTAAACGCGTGTAACAGATTTTCTCGTGTGCTAGATACCGCGTTTACGTCAGTACCGTTATCTAACAATAGTTTTATAATTTTATAATTTTCCTTTTTTGTCATTATGTAGTAATATAAAGGAGAGCATCCGTATCTATCTGTAGCGTTAACGTCTACGCCTTTTAACAATAACAATTTAACTATTTCAACGTTATCTGTTAAAACCGCATAATGAAGAGGAGTTAGAGAATTATCCGCTTTTTGGTTTATATCACATCCTTGTTTTAATATATGTTTTACTTTTTTCTCGTCTCGCAAAAAGTAAATGGCGCTGTGTAAAGGGTAACTAAAGTAATCCTTTATACCACTTTCCACATAAAAAATTGGCATCACGAACATATTACTCTATATGACGAACATCAACATATCCTTTTAATTTATCTGTTCTAATTACTTGCACGGTGACAGTTTTTCCAGATAGTTTTTCAGATAGTTTTTTTGCTCTTTTAACGTTTACTGACAAATAATTAACTATTAACGCATGTAATCCAAATTCCGGTAAAAATACCGTAAAACTATCACCTTCTACGGTAACAACTCCTTTTGTTATCGTTCCGACTGTTGGAAAAGCGTAACAAAACGCTAACTGACTTCTGTTTCTACTCATTTCTAATAAGTGTCAAGTTTATTTTTAATTTTTGTTTACTTATATCAGCATATCGTAGTAACTAATATTGGATTTATTCATTAACCATGCAATTATATCGTTAAATACCGAGTCTCTTATATTTATTTTTTCCCTGTGTAAATCGTGTTTCGCACCTTTATACATTTTTATTGTTATGTCGTGACTCTTAACACTTTTAACTACGTACATTGACCATTTTACATCACATACGGAGTTGTCGGTACCGTGTAACACCATTATCGGTATTTTTACATTTTTAATTTTCTTTTTTACCTTTGATGTCAAACGCATCATTTGATAACAAAACGATGCCGACATTCCACAGTTTCCACATACGTACGGATCCGAGTTGTACAATAAATTTTCTTCTTTGTTGTTTGATAACAAGTTTACGTTTATTTTATGAATTATTTTACTGGGATAAAATATGTTACACAAATACGTTTTTATTATGTCACAGAACGATAGTTTCTCTGAAAAATTTATCATCGGCGACAGTAATATTACTCCATCAAAAATATTGGGATATTTTGCAGATGTTAAAATTGCTATCGCAGATCCCATAGAGTGTCCCAAAACAAACATGGGGACGTTTGGATAAACTCTTTTAAAGATACCAACGTGTTGCATAACGTCTTGTAAATAAACATTAAAAGATGTAACACTCAATCTTTCACCTTGACTTTTACCATGACCGATGTGATCGTGTGAAAATACAGCAATGTTAATCTTTGTTAGTTCGTTGGCTAGATTTTCATAAATTAAACTGTGTTCTCCCTCGCCATGAGATATGAACACTATTGCTTTAGGTATTGGAGAAAAGAACCAATATTTGCACGATATGAAACTACCGCTGCTGTTTATAAAGCAGTTTATCATTTTTAAAAAAAGAAAATTTGTACTTATGTTTATGTTTTGTTAAAACAATCCCACACTTCGCGTAATACTAAAGATTCGTCAATGTGTCCGTCTGGGTCCATTAACACACAAGTCAACTTTGTGTCACGCATTTTTTCTGTCATATTCGTCAGAACTAAATCGGCGCTAGGTAAGTTTCCACACTCGTGAGGTTTTGAAGGGTGACTGGTTTCACCATATCCGGAATTTTGTTGCAACTGATCTACGGTTTCGCTTTCTCCCACAAGCCAGTAAACATAACTAAAATGCTTAAAATACGAACTACCGGTACACCTTAACAACACCTCGCTAGTTTCTTTCATCGGAACTTGAATATTAACGCTTCTATGCTTATCGCATTCTTTTTCACCGTCACATGAAAAACAAAAACTCAACAAAAACAAAATAATTGCAATTTTTTTCATTTTTATTAAATTTTTGTGTTTATGTAAAATTTATTTGTTTTTTACAAAGTTTCTATTTTATCTTATTTGAACTTAAATTACTGTTTTTTTTTAACAAGGTAGTTAAAAACGATAAAATATTAACAGATATTTAGTTACGTAATATTTTTCAATTACGTCCTTTAACAGCATAATAAAGTAAACATAAAATGCTCAACAATCCAAATACGCAAGTTACGCTTTCAAAGATATTTTTTTGTTTATCTCTTTTTACAAATCTAATTAAGTCTTCGCTATTTTCCGAGATCTTAGAAGCTATATCATCTATTAAAGCAGACATCAGTATGTTTTGATTTTTATAACCGTGTAATTCTGCAATCATTGAAACTAGTGACACTATCGCTAATTTAACGGAAGGCCTGTTATCGTTATTTAACGATTCGATAATCTGACTTTTAATACGTTCTATGTTTTCTTCTGTATAATCATTAACCTTCAACGTATCACATATATTAATTAAATTATATTTATAATTTAACAATATACTTTCACAATTCTTTTTAATTAAATTTAGCAACTTATTTTCATAGTTAGACAGCGATTTTTTCCTTCCAATCAGCGCTTTTTCGTTAATATAAAAAACTATTACATCTTTAACACTTTTGTCAATCATACATCTGTGCTCCATTTTTAACGATATTATATTATTATTTGGGTGCTTATTTTTATGTTATTTAATTAAATTCCGGAAGAACCAAATCCACAATCACCTCTGCACGTACAGTCAAGGTTTGATATTTCTTTAATCTCAACGTTTGCTAGTCTTTCAAACACTATTTGAGCTATTCTATCCCCCCTTTTAATGTAATGTGGAGAATTACCGTTATTGATAAATATTACACCTATAACACCCCTGTAGTCTCCGTCTATAACACCTCCGCCTATATCTATGCTATTATTTAACGATAATCCAGATCTGGATGCTATTCTTCCATAACATTCATCTGGTATGGATAAACATATGTCGGTTTTTACCAGTACTCTACTCTTCGGACGAACTAAATAATCGTACGCACTGTACAAATCATAACCAGCAGACTTCTTCGATGACCTTGTTGGTATTGTAGCAAACTCAGAACTTTTTTTAACGTAAACAATAAACTTTGACATTGTTATATTTGTAGTAATACGTAACTTTTTTTTTATTTTTTATTAACGTGTTACTTAACATTTAATATAATAAAAACACGTTTATACCTTGAAATATTTGTAATGATACGTAACTTTTTTATTAACGTATTATTTAACTGATTATGTCTAATTGACCTATAACCTCCCATCTGTTGCCACAAAACATTTCAACGTCTTTTACGTATGAATCATTAAAGTACCCACCAACTACCAGTATCAAGTTGTTAAAATTACAAACTGACGCGTTTAATCTGGGAACGTTAATAGGTGGACCCATATTCCATTGATCTATATAAGGATTATATATTTCAACTACTTTATATTCTTCTACATCATTTACGTGAGACAATCCTCCTATTAAGTAAATGTTACCGTCGTAAAACGCAGTGCATCCTCCAAAATGAGAGTACCTGCTCATAGAACACAGCTTCCACTCGTTGGTGAATAACGACAAACATTCGACGGTCCTATCGTATTCTGACACACCTCCAAAAACAAATAGTATGTTATCGTTAACAACCTCCGCACATGGGCTGTACCTTGGCATAATTAAAGATTTTTCATCTCTCCAAACACGTTCACCCGGAAACCAACTCTCAACCGCATTTAAGTTAACATCGTAAACGCCTCCTATTACGTAAACACGATTATTAAAATTTACAACTCCAGGAAACTTTCTCGGATAAATCATATCAGGTACTTTAAACAGCGATGATGTGCTTGTATCAAAACCGACAACTTTTCTCACGCACGTGTTATTGATATCCATTCCTCCAATTAAAAATATAAGGTTATTTATTACTATGCTTCCACAGCATACATGATGAATATTTATCATGTTGTTAATTTTTTTCCACATGTCTACATTTTTTAGGTAACTTAAGTTAAACATACCGTGTTCTAAAGAATCTAATATCTCATTACTTAGGTTATTATGTTCCGAATACATTCTTCTAGGAGGTATGTTTCTAAATACGAGCTTGCTTTTTCCTATTTTTGTAAACCATCTCTTTAACCTGTGGAGTCCGTTTACAGAAAGGTGAGTGGTTCTAAGAACTTCCTGTGCTAGAATGTGAGCTCTCCTTTGGTTATCTTTATACAATGACCATCTTATTAAAAATTTTAACACTACGTCTTCACTGCTAACATTTAATTCGTCACTTATTAACATTAATTTTAACTCATTGTATGAAAGTTTTAACAGCTTTTCAAACATTGCTAACGTTTCAAAATTGTTTCTTATAAAGTCGACAGCTTCACCGTACAATCGATAACACTCGTAATTAAATCCAATTCTTAAAAAATGTACGCAATTATCTTCGCTTATTATTTTCGTCATAAAATCTACACAAACGTTTTTAACAAATATTAGTGAAAATTTTGATGCAATAGCTAAAATATTTGTAACGTTGTTATAATTAACTGTAATATGTCCGGTGTTTGCGTAATTGACTACCTCTTTAAACGCGTCAACGTTAAAGTTAACTATGATTGTGTGTTCTCTCAATTTGTCACAATCCAAATTTTTAAAATATTCAGACAACATATCAAGAACGTTTTTACTTACCCTTATTATACCACCAACAGCTATTATAACCACCATCTTTTCATCAGATGGAAGAGGTTGTTTTAAAAACGTTGAAAGCTTTTCAACATGAAGCACGTCTATAAATGTTTCGCTTTCCATTTTTGCAACTACCGATAATATTTAACTTTAAAAATCAATATCTAGAGAAAATACATCATCGTCCTTATTTGACATAACAGACATTTTTTGATATTCGCTAACTCTTTTTTCAAAAAAGTTTGTTTTTCCTTCTAACGAAATATTTTCCATAAAATCGAAAGGATTTTTCGAACAATAGTATTTTTTACACCCTAATTCTAGTAACAATCTGTCAGCAACAAACTCTATGTACTGTTTCATTAAATCACAGTTCATTCCTATTAATTTTACAGGCATAGCTTCTGTTAAAAAGTTTTTTTCTATATCAACTGCTTCGATAACTATGTCTCTTATTACGTTCTCTAATGGAGGATTTGATAGATGCTTAAACATCATACATGCAAAATCACAGTGCAATCCTTCATCTCTACTTATTAGCTCGTTTGAAAATGTTAGACCCGGCATAAGCCCTCGTTTTTTAATCCAAAATATAGCAGCAAACGAACCCGAAAAAAATATTCCTTCAACTGCTGCAAACGCTATCAACCTTTCACCATACGTACTATTTTTACTCTCTATCCACTTTCTGGCCCAGTTTGCTTTTTGTTTAACGCAGTTCATATTTTCTATTGCGTTAAATAAATAATTTTTTTCCTTACTGTCTAAAATATAAGTATCTATCAATAAGCTATACATTTCTGAATGAATATTTTCCATCGCTATTTGGAAACCATAAAAACATCTAGCCTCTGATACCTGAACTTCGGAGTAAAATCTTTCTGCTAAGTTTTCGTTAACTATCCCGTCACTAGCAGCAAAAAAAGCAAGTATGTGCTTAATAAATTTTTTTTCGTTTTCTGACAACTTTAACCAATCTGGAAAATCTTTTGATAAATCTACCTCCTCAACGGTCCAAAAAGAAGCAACAGCCTTCTTATACATCATCCATATATCCTTATAAACAATGGGAAACACAACGTATCTTCCAGTTGTCTGTCTTAAAATCGGTTCACTGACTACATCCATTTTAAAGATAAAATAATATTTACATTTTACTCTACGTTTAATCCGATAACGTCGTCGCTTGTATAATATATATCATCTAGATGAGCGAACGACCTTCTTGTTGTCATATTCATTATTTTTATTTTTACATCGTTTAAAAATCCCATTACGTAAGACCACTTTATCAAGTACAATAACATAAACACTAAAAACGAAATCATTAATACGAAAACAGATATCACCATAACCATATTTGCGCCAAACTCGCTATCTTCAAAATTAATAGTACTGTTCATTTTTGTTACGTATCAATTTATTGTATTACTTTTTATGTAATATTTATATAAAAATGTCGTCATCGTCGTCAACAACTACCTCACACGGTTTTTTGATTTTAAAACTAAAAGCGTCATCGTCTCGTATTAATATTATTCTCTCGTTGGTGCATAACTCACAATCGTCATTTAGTTCTATAAGTTTACGAGAGTACAATTTTTTGAATGGTTTTTTTAAAAAGTTTAATGCATTTATTTTACGCTTAATAAGTCTTATATATTTTCCTCCCATGTTTAAAAATATATGCACTACGATAGTGGTATCAAGGTGTTTATTTACATAAATAATCTTTAAAATTTATGATATATTGTAAAATAATTTAACAGTATACAAAATTTTTATATGTAAAAATACACCCGTATCAATAACTTAGTGTTTTTACCTAGACGTTAAAAAGTAACAAAAATAAATTATTTATTACAAATTCGTAATATGTTATAATCGATTGTTACTTGATATGATAGATGGATAATTGTTACGCAAATAAACTTCTTGTTTTTTATTACTAGAAGGCTTTTTAATATTTAAACAGTAACCATATTTTTTAATTTCATCACTCGTGGGGTTATAACTCGTACTCGAATCTACTATATCGCAAGGTTTTGACGTTATAACGACCTTGTTTATCATTTTTTGGTCTCCGTCCATGTTTTATTTATGTTATTAGCTATGATTTATGTTTCATTTTTAATAGTAAAATTAAATTAAACATACAAAAAAGACCCATATCTGTATCTAAATCCAATTTTCCTTTTTAGCGAAGATATAACTATAACAAATACCGTAAAAATAATTACAAAACATATTATAAACCATGGCTTTTCCGTTAACGATGGTTTGTTTATTATTTTATTTTTCTGAATATATTTTTTATTTATTGATCTTAATATAGACTCTAAACCGCAATTTGACTCTGCGGATCCCGTATTAATTACCTGTAGCAATATGTAAGTATTTTCTGGAGCGATACAATTACCAGTATCAAATGACTGAATGTTAATTATATTATTTACGTCAGAAGACGCATTACATTTTCTTTCCAACTTGGATATTATTTCTGGATTTGAGTGTATGTCTATTCCTATCTCGTTAGCTATTTCATTTTTTTCCCTTTCTGGTAGCTTATCTATAACTTCTAACAATGATTCAATCATTAAAATAAAGCTTAATCTTGGGTTATTTAAGCATTTATTTATTATTCTAAGATTACAACGTTTTAATTCACCCTTAACTTCTCCGATGTGGATTCCACAACTGATGTTTGTTGGAACAGAGTGCGACGATAAACGTTGAAGGTATCTTTCTACAAATAGATTATATAGTGTATTAACTCTCTGTATCTCTTCCATTTATCCACTCTGAGAAAATGTCTCTCGTTACAAATTTTTCTAAAAAACTTATAGGATGTAAAATGGATACTTTTAACCTAAACTTGTCGCATATACTTTTGTTACAACACATTATTAGCTCTTCTAAAGAGTTGTTAAATTCTGCGTCGTTTTTAATTTCTGGATATGTTTTTAACAGTGTATGTGTAAAAAAATGAAAATCGTAGTACCAGTTATGTTCCACTTTTAAACTGTTTTTAATTTTTTTGTTCGTTATGTTCGCAACCTGAGAAAAATCAAAGTCGTTTAAACACGATTTAACTTTTTCGTTAAAAACGTACAAGTTATTATTAAATTTTATTTGCAACTTTTCATCAGAATCAAACAATAATATGTTGTCAGGTTTAAGATCTACATGCAAAAAATTGTCACAACATGGTAATTCGTATATTTTTATATATAACAGCGACATCTGCAAAAATAAAAACTTGATATAACTAACAAGAGAGCTAAAACCCAATTTTTTCGCCATTTTTTCTGTTACTTTGTCTGCAGAACATCTTGCTAGTGGAAATATTATTATGTTACCCCTTTCGTATAAATAATCCGATCTTTTCTCATGTTCAAAAAAATGAAACATGTACGAAAAGTAATTTATAACGTTTATGTTACTTTGAATAACAATAGGATAAAAATAAGATATTAACCTAACAAATTTTATGTCATCCTTTTTATCGTTAAAAGATTTTAAAAACTGTTTATGTGAAAAATTATTAAGATTAAGCTTTTCCCCGTCCATTATCTGTATTAATAATATTAACATATACAAAACTCTTTTGTATAGATCATGAAGAAACGTTAATCTATAATTCAATCCCATCGCCCATGCGCAAACTATTAATTTTTTTTCGTCTCCCTTAAGATTAATATACAGAAACTTAGGTATCGTGTATTCCGCTGTGGTGTCTATCGGACTATAGCTTTTATTTGGTTCATAAACAAATTTTACAACGTACTTATCTATTTTAAAAACTATTCCATACCCCCCCGTGGATATATGATAAAAATCATCGTTAACTGGGTAAAACCTCTTATCTTTTTGTTGGAAAAAAGATGGGTTAACGTATTCGTTACTTGCTATTGTTTCTAATAACTCTTTGTTAAAATTTTTAAAATATTTCACTAACCTGATACTGGGAGACCAACTCTGATGTGTATCGATTTGAGAAATTACATAGTCAAAATATATATCATCTCCCAATATTGTTGTTTCTATCCTCTCATCGTTTTTTAATTCCCATTGACATTCAAGAGAATTATCGGTTTTAACCCCCATTTATTGAATATGTTTGTAAAAAAAAAATTAATATATTTTATAAGTTTCGGACAAGAAACCCTCGTTGTTAACTTTACACGTTGTGTGTATGTTAACCGTGTTGTGTTTTATAACGACGTTACCTAAAAAGTGACTATCGATTTTTTTAATTAAGTTATGAACGCGTTCTCTGCAATAACTGGCGGCAAATGCGTAAAACGGCAATAAATTATTAAACTGACATTCATTTACCTTTGGAAATATTTTTCCTCTTTCAAATTTGTTAATTAACAAATCTGTGTTTACCTTGCTAAGTATAGATATTAACTCCGATATTTTGTTTATTTTAATGTAATCGTCCCACTCTATGGCTTCTATTTCTTCTATTATGTATCCTCCTATTTTTTTAACCAATGAAATGTCTACGGATGTGAGAGATGCAAAAAAAGTACTGCAATATTCGGGTATATTATTTAAATGTATTATTGGTATTTTTATATCTCTATCAATGGTAATCTTACACAAAGCTATATACAGCTTACCGTTTGTTGAAAGTTTCACATGTCGAGGTTTTCCTACTGGGTAAAGTCCAGATTCTATAACACTCAATACCGATTTAAGTTTATACCTGTAAAATATTTTTTTATTACTCACATCTTTAGTTTTTACGGAATATGCTCTTATTGATTGAAATATGATATCTGTTGTTGTATTTCCTGCAGGAACGTAAATCTGTTTATTATCTTCTTCGGCCGATAAGTACATCGCTTTTAATATTATCATGTCTTCTAAACAAAAAAAAGAAAAAAAACACATAGGATACAACTCAGAATTTAAATACGAAATATGATTGACAACGGCGTTATGCAATGTTGTAGTACATGCACTCGAAACTTTTTTTAACCTTTTTATCGTTAACCTTGCTTCTTGTTCAAATATAAAATCTTTATTTAATTCAACGTTACTCGTTGTCCAGCTACTTACGTAATCACTAACTGAGCAGTTGTACGAAAAATTTAACGCATCTATTAAATACACTTTTAAACCGTTGTTAGATATTATATATTCATCTCCTACAAAATTCCATCCGTGACTATTATTCCAAGAAGCCTTTAATAACGGTATATCGAATACGCTACTAAAAAATCCAATCAAAGCTATCGTGTTTACATCTTTCATGTTTTCAGTTATCCATCCCAGAAAAGTTATTATCAGTTTATTTGAATCAAAATTAACAAAACATTTTCCAGGATAAGTTGATATCATATATATGGACGGTCCCGTAGACGTTATTATAGAGTTGATTGAAAATGTAAAAAAATTTAAAAACTGTTCGTTAAACATAGGTAACTTTTTCCATTCTGCGTTAAAGTTTATGCTTTTAATGTTGTAAGGTAGTATATCTAAATCTGGTCTAACGTAGTTTTTATCCTTTACCCATATATAATGATGACCTATGTAACTTATATTCATCTCATCCAAAAAAGTATATAAATTTTTTTCTTTTTCAATAAATCGTTCATCTTTATAATTAAAAAATCTGTATTTAGACATTCCGTTTAAACACATACAGTTGTTAATTTCCGAAATTGATACATTTCCCTGTTTAGATAATTTTAAAACAAATTCGTTTAAATCATGATATTGTTTTGACTTTAATCTCAGTATATCAATAAGCGGAGATGTTGATGTCTCGGGAGAATAATACGTTTCCGTATCTACACTTTGTATGTGTAAATTAGATATTGGTTTATCGGGCAACGGTGAAGGTTCTACGTATTTTGTTATACCAACTATCTCAAGTAAAGATAAATTTAACATACATTTTGCGTGAGACGCGTTGTTTGCGTGTACAATAACTCCTTTTCCGTCATTGTTTCTGGCAAGTATTATAGAATACTTGTATCTGTTTAAAAAAGATGAAACATCATCTGTTGATTTTTTGTTGTTAAAAAGGTTAAATAATCCTAACATTACTAAATTTAGATTCTTAGATATTTACTTATTTAACAAAAAAGTGTTTTTACTATTCCAGTCCCTGTTAAAAATATCAAGTATTTCTAGCACAAGGTTTTTATCTACAGTATTAAAACTAACAAACGCGTGATGCAAGTAGTGAGTGCCGTCAAAATTTGCAGAAGTTATATGTACAAATTCTTCATCTACAATCATTAATTTAGTATTATTATTATCTTGAAAAACTTTTACAGTAAGATCGTTATTTGAACACATAGACTGTAAGCTTTTTATCGATGTCATAACATATACATCATTTTTATTCCACGATGATATTAATAACCTAACCTTAACACCCCTATTAATTGTAGCACAAATAATTTCATTATAGATATCTGGCCAATAAGTAGTTTTATTATTTTCTCTTATTATCGGAACTAAAGACAATAGCTCTAAGTCTATGCTTTTTTTTGCAGATTTAATCTTGCTCAAAACAACATCTGCATCTAGTGTTCTATAAAAACCTAACAGGTGTTCAGGAGAATCAGATAAAAAAACACCTCCTATAGGATTATAAATATGATATTTTGTACTAACTGGCAAGCAACACGCCATTGATAGGGTGCTGAGTAAACTCTTATTTTTTCCAAAAGCGATAAACGTATCAAATCTTTTCTGTAAATCTAAAGCGAGGGGAGGGTAGTCAGAATATATTCCCAACGTCTTAATATTCGATATGGATCCACCTGTTAGAGACGCATTTCCTATGTAACATCTGCTATAATCGGAAACCCAAAAACTTCCTAGAAGCACTCCTGGATTTTCGTTTCCCATATTTACTTTTACGTATTTTATATTGCTGTTTGTTAGTTCCTCCTCATCTCTGTTTCCGCTTTGATGGTCTACTAAAATGGTTACTTTTATACCCGAAGATGAAGCGTCTTTTAGTTTACTAAAAATAAGTTTTCCATCGTCGCTGGTTCGAAGATTACAACAAAAAGAAGCTATGTTTATATTTTTTTTTGACTTTGAAATAATTTCCTCAAAACATTCATATGTAAGCATGTGATGTGTTGTTATACCTAACTTTTTAGGTATCGTTTCTACAATTCTACATCCTGCTCCAGATGGTGTCTTAAACAGAGGCCACATTTAATTGATGTAAAATTTTATTTTTGGAAAATAATATGTATACATTATTGTGTTAAAGAAAAACTACTTTTCGTACATAGTTTTGTTTAGTAATGGTTTTGTTTCATCGTTTTTATTAATACACTTGCGCTTTTTAACAAAGTAACTATTTATAAAAATAACGGTATCTACTATCATGGACGCAACGCCCAGTAGCATCATTATTATGGCAATAACTAAAAGAGTGTTTTCAAATTGCATTTTTTAGAATAATATTTAATGTTAGTTTTTTTTATTCTATTTTAAACTTAGAAGACCAAAAATGTTTTACTCGTAATCCAATTATCACGTAAACGGATTTTAAAAACGTTGGAACAAATATATTTATTTTTAGTTCATCTGTTTCTATGTCGTTATCAACTATACAATATCTACTCTCACTTTTGTTTTTCTTAGCCTCTTCTATGCAGTATAATACAAAACCTGGCATAAGGTACTGTACTTGAGGTCGTCGAAAGTGAAAAGGAGAATACAACAACTCTGGTAGCGTAAATTTACACCCTTTTATCAGTATAGGTTTTGAAGTTTCTACAGAATTACTTGGTATACACCTTACTTTATCTAATTTAACAAAGCACCTATTTCCTAAAACGCAATTATCGTTTAAATTTATTATTACCTTATTCATATTTTTAAAAGGATTAAGTAGCATTAAGTCACTCAGTACAGTCACGTTCATTTTTATACCTGTTTATTAAAATTTTAAACAACAGTTATATGGTGGGTTATTTTTCATTTTTACGTTAAATTTTTATCGATTTAAGATTATTGCATATTTCTGATATCAATTTATCGTTTTTTGTATCCAATTTTTTAATTTTATAAACAAAATTTTTAAACTTAATAACGTTAAGTCTAGAGTTGTTTTTATTTGATAATATCACAGTAATCCATAATACGTTTTTTTTAACTAGTTTTAATAATACGTTAACGTTACCAAAATTATCGCGTACAAAATTCTTTAGTATATCGATATCATCTGTGTTGCTAATAAGATTTATAAATTTTTTAATTTTTATTCTGTTTTGAGTTTTTAGATTTATTGTTATTGTTTTAAACGACGGTGGTAAACCGCCAAAAACCAAATAATCCCTTGCAAAATAAATTTTTATTGGATAAATTCTGTTTTTAGTTAATATATTATAGAGCTTTTTAATACCGATAGATAACTGCTTAATATGGTAAAATACTATCGTGTCTATGTCATTATTATAAACATTTACCCATTTACTGGTAAAGAGAGTTTTTTTATTAACATATCCAAACAGTTTTATTTCGTTAACAACTGTTTCTCCTAAACTTTCACATTGTTGCCTACAAATTTTTAATTGAAACGGTATAGAAGCATCAAACAGAGACACTAAACTCGTTACTATAATAGCAAACGTCATATTTTTACAAACTATTTATTAAAAATCAATAGTTTTTCACTTATGTTTTGCTAATATAAATGGCATCATCTTTAAAGGACAAATATTACGCACACACTCCTTTTTTTATAGATACAAAAGAAGGACGTTATTTAGTTTTAAAAGCCATTAAGGTGTGCGATATAAGAAAAGTCGATTGCGACGTTTCTAAAGCTTCTTGCGTTCTCAAAGTGGAAAAACCTACACCCACGTGCGATAGACCCATGTCACCGTGCGAACGTAGATCCTCTTCTCCAAACGGAAGAAATAATTCTGTAATTCCATTTATGAGAACAAATATGTTAGAAGACATGCAAACTAATAACAGAAACGTTATGTCTAGAATTTTAGGTTAATGGGTTATTATATCTTTCTCTATATTGATTATTCCGTGTTTACCGGTTTTTTTATCTCTAGGAATTATACTAAATATTGGTATTTTTTCCTTAAACATAAGAGAATTTACAATATCTGATAAAGGAATTAGGTAATCCCCATCTGTAAGTATCTGGTACATTAGTATGTGAGCGCTTACACCTCTAGCGCTTATTTCGTGAATTTCATCTTTTGAGCTCATTAAAATAGTATTTGAAAAATATGTATACATTATTTCGTCATTTATTAAAAACACAGAATTTGATACATTCTCAAAGTCTATAGCGTCGTCTGCGTTAAGATTTAATATGTCGCTAGATAAAGAATTTTCATCAAGATAAACAAAACACTTTTTAAAAGAAAAGTTATATCTACTAGTATCTACTGTTATTATTCTCTTTTCGTGATCAAACGATGAAGGCATTGGCATGTTTGTAACTTTTCCATTAAATATAATTCCGTGTTTTACTCTAACATATTCTAACAACGTAGCTAACTTAATAGTAGCTTTTTCTTGGTTTCTTGCCAGGTCTTCGAGTCTATCTACTTGGGAAAACATTTTTATCATGGATAATAACTGAAACGTTGGGTCTACTATGTAAATATTATCTATTAAAATTTTTGGTATCGAATGCATTGTATCCTGCCTGACGTTAAAGCTATCTATAATATGTTTATCTTCATCGTCCCTTAATACCATATAATTTTTTAAGTACGGAACCTTTAACAACATTACATTGTGTCCTGTTATAAATTTTATTAAAAAAGCTAAATTTATTAAAAATATTCTTGAATTTGTTTGCATTATATCGATGTCACCGTATTCTATGCTTGGATTAAGAAGATATAAAGAGTAAGAACCATAACATATGCAACTTTTATTATGTCTACGCAAATATTCCTCCATAAGTAAATTAACATTAGTTACTAACTCTGAAACGTTGTGACGTCCCATTACTTTTTCACTTACCGTCGCCACGTTTATTGTTGTTAAAATGTCGTGTGCTATTTTTTTCATAGAGCGAGGTTCGTATCTTACGTTTGAAGGAAACACGTACGGTGCCTTTGTTGTTAAAACTCCCAATACGTCTGTGTAAGTGCTCACCAGTATTGTCTGTAGTTCTATTATCGCGTATAGTTTTCCGATGGAACTTGTTTTCTGTTGTTTCATAAAGTATTCTAATATATGTAATCTCATTTCTGACGGTGATGACTTTATTTCGTAAAAAAACTTTTTTTTATTTTTTTTAATGAGAGATATAAAAATATCTTTATTAAAAAACATTATTTTTTGTATATTCCTAACTTGGGATTTTAACATGTAATATTCGTTAACTGTTGGCATCCTACCTAAATAATTTTTTAACGTTAAAGTTATCGAGTTGTTCATCATCGATATAAGTTTAATTATTACCTAATATAACAGTAACGCATATCTTTTTGCAAAGATTTATTGTTTCATATAATGAATTTTTTTTAACAAACACAAAATCTGAATCGCATACATGTGGCCTTAGATTATTTATTTCTACACAAACGTCAGTCAGGTCTTCGGAAAGAACGTCATTAATTTTCATTCCTGTAAAAAAGGTATTTATTAATAATCTAACATATTCAAAAGTACTTTTATTTGAAAATTTTGATCCAACGACCATGTATACTAACAACGTACCCATAAGCGAGTTTATAGCAGCATGAAAGTTTGATATCTCATCGATAAAATATAACTTTGATGTTTGATATCCTATATCTTGATAGCTTACAAAGTCATCGTACGATAATTTAAATATGACACAGTGTTCTATTTTTGTCGGAAACGGATTTTCGTTTCCGTTAACGATATCTAACGCGGGTAACCAAAAAGGAAGATACCTATTAGGAATAAAAAATACTCCATATGAAGCTAACATCGATATTTCAAAAAACTGATCTACTACATCATTTTCGTTAGTTATTTCTGTTAGATCGTTTTTTAAGTCTGTATATAATTCTACAGAATTAATTAGTTCTAAACAGCTGCATTTTGTCTTTTTGTATTTAAGTTCGTTATTAGTACACAAAAGATACATTAGCGATATAGCGTTATGTTTTGAATAAACCATGTTTGATTCTTTGATCATAATATCCAGTAGGTGTTTTGAGGCTTCTGTAGTTAATGGATAATCGAACATTAGTTGTTTCATTTTTGATGAACAAAAACCATATTTTTTAACAAATAAACTTATTAGCTCATGATTATCGTTAAACCAATTTGTTTTAAAAACATAGTCTGTTAATATGTTAACTTTTTTTTTTAAAACGTTTATATCTATAGAATCTAACAAGTCAACTACGTCATCGTATTTCATCTGAATACACGCTACCATCACCAACGATGAATGAATAGGAAGAGACTTTATTTGTACCTTTTTTTTAGAATCACAAACTATCCTAACACATATTTCCTCTGTAAACACCTCTTTTGGGATTTTATCTATAATGTAAGATAAAACATCCATATAGTTATTTTTAATTAAGTAATCTATAATATAGTTAATATGAATTTCAAAATTTTTAATGTATTTACACAAAATTAACAATTGACCTTTGTTTAAATCTTTTATATCCTCTAACTTTGCTGTTGTGTTAAAAAAAATACTCGAATAAAATCCTAATTCATCTACGTAGCTCACCAAAAACTCTTTTGCGTACGGAATGTAATTATCAACATATCCCATTTTTATTCTCTTTATAACGTATAACTTAAGTTTTTCGTTTAATAAACATTTTTTTGGTACCATGTCGAGAAAACTTATCGTGTCTTGTGGATTTTTCATTACCGATAATATCTCTATTACGTTGTCGATAGATATGTTTTCTAAAATTCCGGTGTTAATGGGAGCTATTCCATACTTGTGCATCATATCCGTTAAAAAGTTAAATGAATAATTTTGGTGATAATATAAGTGATTGTATATTTTATGGTTTTTTGCGAACATTTTTTCAGTAACTTTGTCGCTAAATATATAATTAATGTTTAATACACTTTTTCCGTTGATAAGAGGTAACATATCGTCTATAGCGTCGTTATCAAATCTTGATTTCAAACACCGTATATCATCGTCTGTGATTGTCATAAATTGAATACATTTAGTTATTAACTCTCTATTGCATTTTTGCAACATTTCATTTTTGTAAAAGGATATATGATTTTCGTAGTTTTTTATATTTTTTTTTTTAGATAATATCGAAACTAGGTCTATAAACAATACGTGTTTCGGTTTAAAAAGATACAGTTTATCAGGTATTGTTTTTGATATTTTAACGTACCACTTTTGCGGCAAACAACTGGGATGTAATCCAGATATTATAAATTTTATGGAATCGTTTATATTAAGTTTTTTAAACGATTTATTTAACGTCGTGTTCGATTCGGACAAAAACATATCACGTATAGGAGATATGTTTATCATTGTAAAAAAGTTTATCTCTGATATTTTAAAATTTTACAATTGACGATTTTAATATCTCTTCCATCGTTATTTTAGACGCTTTATGTTTTGCTTCTTTTTTTGTATTTCCTATCTCTGGCTTAAATTTTATTCCACTTATTATGACTGATGCGGTAAATATCGGACAGTGACTTTCTCCAGCAGTCGTTACTTCTATAGACCAATCTCTGCTGGTTAACTGACAGTACTCGTTAATAACTGTGCAAGGTGTTTTATCCTTCCAACTGATTATTTTTTTATATGGTATTTCGTCTTTAAAAATGTGATGGGGTACGTGGTCCCTTGACTCCAATTTATTATCGTTATTTTCACTGTCTTCGCAATTACAATTTTTAAACCACTTTGGAGGATTTGATGGAACCATTTTTAAAACACCTTCTTTTTGCAACTTATATAGCTGTTTATTGATTTTTTTCTTATTTATTTTTAGCTTGTTAGATATGTCGATAGATGTGGTGTATTCGTCTACATTTAACATCATAACCTCGTTTTTAACAAGGGAAAATGTTTTAACATCGTTCTCACAACCGGGAGAGTCCATTTACTATTTTTATAATATATCATTTTTTTGTTATTAAATATTAACTATTCGCTCTTTGTCTTAAACATTGGTGGCTTAAAATGTTTTTTGCAATCTCTGCAAGCGTGCCTGACTAACGGAGGCTCGTCTCCTGATCGAGTTTGAATCATCATGGGCGTTGTGTTTTTACTATTACATTCAGGGCAAGGTATGTTGTATTTTTTGTCTAATACATCAAAGTACTCTCTGTAGTCGATGTCGTTTATATCATCTATGTTGTATTTAACTCCCTTTTTAATACATTTTACACCAAATAACAAATATCTAAGAATTTCTTTTTCCGCACCGTTTGTAACTTTAATCAAGTCACATATATCTAAATATTCCAAATTTGTCGAAATAAGTGGTTTGTTTCTATAAGAGAGTTTATTTTTTGCATCTTTTGAGTATTCTATTCCTATATTGGTTTTCGGATCGAACTTTGTTTCTTCTATATTTAATTTTGTGTTGCTTATATTTTTTACATAGTACTTTGTTGATTTTTCTGTTGCCCACTGAAGCAGTTTTACCAAATCTTCCTCGTTGTTTACGTATTTTTTTGCTAGTTTTTTAATATCGTCTAACGTTGCCATGTTGTTATGTAACTGTGTATTGCGGCTAGATATATTTTCCATTTATTTTATAAATCTATATTTTTTATTAAAAATGAACTTTTAGTTCCTTTATACTTTGAAGTGTTTACTCACTTTTTTAACAACTTAAAAATGGATTTTTGTCCAAAATATAACGAAAAAGGATACGAATACGCTTGCAGGTTGATAAGATTAATGTGCGGATTGGATATGAGTAGCTTAAACATCGAGAGGTGCATAAATGATGTTAGGAGGAAAGTATGTGTTTATTTTCAACTTGCAAAAGACGATGTCGTTTGGAATACGGAATTTTTAAACTACATACGTGAATATGTTATATTTTGCAATAAACAACATATCCAACTACCAGATGTTAACGTAGTTAACTTGGCTAAAAAATCTCGCAGCGTTAAAAAAGTAAGATTGGAAAAAAAAATACAAGAAATAGCCAAAAAAAATCAAGATAATGAAAAAAATAGGCCAGAGTATAATAAGAAGGTGGTTTTAAAAATAGATTCACACTTATCCATGATAATTAAAGAATCTAATAACTACTATTCCATGGCAAGATCTCTAATGAATTACATGTTTCCAAACCTTTTTGAAGAAGATCAGCGACATATATTTTACAGATACAACGTTAAAGGATTTTGTCAGTTATCGGAAAAAAAGATAAGTCTAATTAAGTTATTGATTAAAAAAAGATTTCCCATAAACGAAAACGAGTGGCAACATATTAAAGAATACATAAATGTTATCTGCGCTACTCCAAAACGTAATAACATAATATCTTTGGGCGTTTTTCCCTATTTACGATTAAAGAAACCATGCGATATATTACCAAATGACAACTTTAAAAATGTCGATACTTTAAAGGAATTAGTGGCTAATAGTTTTTCGATGGTTGATCTTACTGAAAAAATAACACGATCTACTTTCCATCATCTATTTAAAAATAAAACAGCTAATAAGTATCAGTGCTACGCCAAAAACGATTTTATGGGTTTAAACCAAACAAAATTAATAAATATGTTTGGATATATAAGGTTAGCAGTAGATTGCGAGGATTACAATGTGTTTTTTAACGCATGTATTTGCACTATAAATAGATACCTTTTAAAGTCAAGTAGAGCTATAGGAGACAACATTTTATCTTGTTAATGATATCAAGAGGTGAGTTATAAAAATGGATTACATAAGAAGAAAATACTTAATTTACACAATAGAAAATAAGGTAGATTTTTTAAAAGATGAGTTTTTTACTAAAATATCTAATTTCTCTCTCAATCACGTGCTAGCACTAAAATACTTAATTATTAATTTTTCAAAAGATGTGATAAATAAGGACGTTTTAAGCAACCCAAATTTTTTTGTTTTTATACACATGGTAAAGTGCGAAAAAGTATACGATGCTATTTTAAACAAATCATTCGATATGCCAACTTTATACATAAAATCGCTAATTAAAAACTATAGCTTATTTTATAGTTTTATTCAAACTTACAAAACTTTGGTACAAAAACTAGTGTTTGATAAAAAATTTATAGAGGTTGTGTCGTACATAGATACGTTAAAAGATGCTATAGGAGTAAATTATGATTTAACTTTAAACCCTCTGTTTTACAACGGAGAACCAATACGCAACATGGAGTTGATTTATGATAAGTTGTTTAAAAAAACTGAATTTAAATCTGTTGACAGACTAAGCGTGATACGGCTTCTTATTTGGGCATATCTTACTAAACAGGATACGGGTTTAACTTTTGAGGATAATGATTCTCAAGATGTATACACGTTGCTTCAAAAATCTGGTCAAGTTATTAACAGCGAAATGACAGAAAAGTTTAAAGAATACATATTTCCAGGTAACGATAAAACGAGCTATTGGATTTGGTTAAAGGAAAATATCTTCAACGATAACAAGATTTTAAAAAAACATATATCTACTACTATGTGCGACAAAATATTAAGTTTTATCTATTCAGAATTAAAACAGGGAAAAGTTAATAAAAACATGTTGAAACTAGTATATACGTTTGAGGAAGATGAATACATGAAATCGATATTTCTTCAAATAATATACAATGTTCCAGGTGACATTCTGTCTATTATAGATTCGTACGACGATTCGTGGAAAAAATATTTTATAGGTATGTATAAAGAACAGTTTATAGACGGAAATACTTTTTTAAGTTCTAGAACATTTAACGATGATTTATTTAAGGTTGTTGCCAAAATAGATCCAGAATACTTTAACGTAGATAAGATAATGTCGATATTTGATCATAAACCTGAAAATATAAAATTTTTTAACGATATAGATATTAACAAAACATACATATCTAACATTGTTTACGATTCAAAAGATATAAATTTTTCCAGCATAGATAACTTAAAAACCTGCCAAATATATAATGACGAAACAAAGTATTTTATAAAGGAATACAACACGTATCTTTATCTTAACGAGGAAGATCCTTTGATACTAAATAATGGAATATTAACAAAATATTCGACGATTCCATCCACCAAGAGAGCACGCTTGTTAAGCAAAAACATATTAAGATATTATGTAGATAGTAATTTAGCAAATATAGGATTGGTATTGTGTAACTATAGCGGCGACATTATTGTAAAAATTTTATCTCACTTAAAATGCATAGAAGACGTTACTACATTTATAAGATTTGCAACTTGTAAGAATAACAGTATTTTGCCATCTATAATAAAAACTATATTAGCTAACTTTAACGTGTCCGTTATTATTTTATTTCAAAATTTTTTGCAAGAAAACATATATCACGTTGAATTATTTTTAGATAAATCTACACATTTTACATACAACGATAAAAAGTACTTACTTAAGCTAATAAAAGAGGGAAGATCGTAATTTAATTAAAAACGATTATGGGATCTAACTTTGACATATTTAAAGAGTCGCAAAAAAGAAACGAGGATCAAGAAACTTTTTTTACTAGAAATTTAAGTCCATTAATGAAAAATACTTACCTGTATCATAATTACGCGTATGGGTGGATACCAGAAACTGCTATATGGAGTAGCAGATTTTCAAACTTAGATGTTACAGATTACTACCCTATAACTCTTTCTTTATTGAAAAAGTTTGAATTTATGCTGTCTCTGTATAGAGGACCTATTTTACAATACGAAGAAAAAGTTAATACGGAATTTATTTCAAGGGGATCGTTTTACGGAAGATATATAAGCTACCTTAGAAATTTTTCATTATTACCTACTAGTGAGTTTATAAGCTTTTTGTTGTTAACCTCTATGCCAATATACAATATAATGTTTTGGTTTAAAAACACTCAATTTGATATTAAAAAGCATACTCTCTTCAGTGAGGTTTTTACTACAAACGACCGGCACAAGGAACTAGCAAAATATTTTAAGCAATCTGGAGATTATAAACCCCTGTTTAGTAGGTTAAAAGAAAATAATATTTATACAACTCAATTTCCTATAGGAGCTAACAGAATAGCTCATCAGAATTTACCAAATGGTGTACCGGTATCGGATTTTGAAACACTATCAAATTTAAGCGCGATAATGTACTTGACAAATTATGATCCAGTTATTATGTTTTTAGCTTTTTACGTCCCCGGTATGTCAGCTACAACAAAAATAACACCGGCTGTAGAATATCTGATGAATAAGTTAAACCTTCGTAAAGATGATATTTTTTTAGTTTAACTGTAAAAAATGGGCTTTGTTCCAAACATTCTTTCAAAAAACGATGTCGATAACACTTTGTTATCTAACAAGTTAACAACTTCGGTGGCTATTCTTTTAAAGTAAACTTCGTAAAATATACGATCGTTTTGATTGAGTTTAAATCTTCTGTCTATTATCCTTTCATAAGTTTTTATGTTAACTAGTTTTTTTTGCCATGGGTATTTAGAAGGGCATATATATGCAAAGAAATACCTTTCTCCTATTTCTATTATTTCCGCATTGTTGTTATTATATTCGTTAACTAAAAACATATTGGGGTTATCGTGGGACTTGTAGTTACAATGGTGAGTTCTGCTTAATAGAAACATATCTAACGGAGCAGACCTAACATCAAACTCTATTTTTAAATCACTTTCTAACGATTTTAATACATCAACGCACACCTGAATAGATGTCATAGAGCAATTTGATAACATATCCAGTATCATAGTTTTATAAGTTTTTATCATTTCCTTGTGAAATTTAGACACGTCTCGTCGTGTTTCGCTAGTTCCTTTGCTAACTCTTTCAGGAACGGAATTACTCGTATATTCAGATGAATATTTTAACGTTGTGTATTTTTTTTTTGATTGCATTATTAGGTTTTTGTAAACCGCTTCAAATTCTATCTTAAAGTTATAAAACAGAACTTTTTTGTTTATTATATTTTCTAACTCCTTTGCTATTATTATTGAAGTATCAACATCCTGAGTGTTCATCTCTAAAAACACGGAATCGGTATCTCCATACACGGTCTTAAAAACAAAATTATAATGTTTATCGACGCCAGTATCCGTATTCAAAGTAACATATCTACCGTCTTCAAAAAACGGATTTAAAGGGAGTTTTGCAAACGTAAACTTTCCAGAATTAATTTTTGATCCGTCGAGTACCGAATTTAAATATAAAATCATCATACGGCCGATAGCGGTACAGGTCTTTGCAGATGCGTACGAATATAACACGCTATTTCTGAACCCCATTAGTCCGTATACTGAGTTTGCAACTATCTTATACGTGTATTGCATAGAATCGTATATTGCCTTTTCTGTTGAACTAGAAGATTTTTTTAAAAGTTGTTTATATCTCAAACGTTCTGCTAAAAATTTTTTTAGAAGCTTTGGTATTGTTCCTTCAACGTTTCTATCAAAAACAGCAATCTCTGATACCAATTCCGGAGATCTGGGTTCGCAGTTTATCGAGATATATCTTGGAGGCGGATACATCTTACTGATATTTTGTTTATTTATTTCCGCTTCCAACGTGTTATTGGAAACAAAAACACCGACCAACGTTTCAGGAGATAAGTTTCCAAAGATACAAACATTTGGGTATAAGCTATTGTAGTCAAACACCAATACGTTGTTAACGAACATTTTTTGCTTAGGAGTAAATACTTTACCGCCTTCATATGGAAATTTGTTATTTTTTTCCGTTCTTGCGAGAATCGTTTTTGTTTCTAACAAAAGACTTAACAACGGGCCTTTTATTAACGTGCTTGCTCTGTACTCAAACACCATCGACTGAGGAAGTATGTACGTAGATGCTCCCGCATCTGTTTTTTTTTCAACTCCGTAGTAATCCCATAGATATTTACACAAGCACGCATCGTGAATGCAGTATTTTCCCATCTCTAAAGATGTTTGTAAATCGTAGTTAGAGTACATTTCAGATAGATTTACGTCATCTTTTCCAAACGATAGGCGGTAAAAGTTACCTATCTCTAAAGTTTTGTTACATTTTACGGTTACGTAAAATTCGTCGCAGTTAAATACTTTTTTTAGTATTTTATAAACGTCATCGTTTATAGTTATATAGTTTCCAGTGGATAAAACTTTAGAGAATAACAGTGATTTTCCTTTTACGTCAGTTAACGAGTTTCCGACGAACGTACAATGGCTGTTTTCTACAGTTATCAGTTTTGTATTGCAGCTAAACACGTTCTTTGAAATATGGTCCAACTTGTACGAATCTAATTTTTCCGATTTTTGAATAAACGAATATAGATCAAAGAATATTGTCCCATTATTATTGTTAACGTGGTATGTAGTATTTGAAACGCCACATGCTCCTTTGTGACTGGACAAATTTCTTTCATAAATACACATGTGAACCGTTTCTTTTTTATCTGGTGATCTAAAATATATTTTTCCAGAAGTTAAAAGTTCCAACCTGTTAGATATGTATCTGAGATCAAAGTTATGTCCGTTAAACGTTACTATAAAATCAAAACTTAACTCTAAGAGTTTTTTTGATATTTTTAAAAGTATTATCTCTGAACAAAAAATAAACTCCTTTGAATAATCCATATCTAAAACAGAATCTATTTCGTAATACCCTAATTTCTTTGCTTCGTTAATATCAAAATCTGATAGCATATCTCTGTTGATTAAAGTAAATTTTAATTCTCTTCCAAATAAGTTAACATAACAACAGCTAACGTGAGATACTGGATTTGTAAACACAGAAGGAAACTTTTTTTCAAAGTGGCACTCTATATCTAAAAATAAGTACGATCTTGATACATCAAACTTAGGTATCGGATTTAAAAATAACTGTTGAGGATCATTACAGTGGTAACAATTATCGTTTATTTTTTCTAACATTTTTATATCTATAACATAACACCCATCAGGGCAAACGTTGTTTAACATATAAAACCAAGTTATGTTTAAAAAGTCACCCATTACGGTATCTGATAAAACCCTTTTTTTTGGTTCTAAAATTAGCCATATATCAACATCGACTTTTTTCCTAGTTTCGTTGGATACCACATAACTAATATTTTCACTTATATCTATGTTTGTCATTTTTCCTATGAACACGGATTTGAAAGCAGGTGGTGTTAAAGATGTGTATTTTTCATCTGTTAACGCGTAATAAAAGTAATATGGAAACCTAATAAAAAACGTTTTTAGATCTTTATTTCTAGCTTTTAAAAACAGATATCTGTTATCTCCTTTGCTCTCAAACCAATTAATGCATTTAACATCCATTCTTGCGAAACTTGGTATATTTTTTCATTAAAATGCAGCCAAAACACTGGGGAAGAGCTTTGTGGACTGTTATTTTTATACTAATATCACAAGGAAAAAACCAAAACATAGAAATTTGTAAAAGAAAAATATACACCGTAATAGATAACTTGCCCTGTCCTTCGTGCAAAATTCATGCAAAAGAAGCAATCGACAAAAATAACGTTATGTCTAGTACAGATTTAAATTATATTTATTTTTTTTTTATTAGCCTCTTTAATAATCTAGCATCAGATTCAGCGTACAAAATAGACATAAATAAAGTGTTACCGCTTTAATTGAGGTAGATAATGCAAACAAATGTTACAGATCTAATCGTAAAACTGCTTGCTACTGGAAGTAGCTAAAACATATATGTCTCGTAAAGGGTATATACTTATAGGCATCGTATCCGTAACTATAAATTCTATACCGACAATTCTGTTATAACTGTTTATGAATATTCTATTTTCGTCGAACGTAAAAAATTCATTATCCAGTTGCGAAACTGAACCTTTATTGCATTTAAAATAAAAAATATCTTTGTTTTTAATTACTAGGTAAAACAATGATTTTTCTACATCTATGTATTTTTTTAACTTATTTATAAAAATATCTATTGCTTTCCACGATGAAACAAACTCGCTTTCTTCAATTGATAGCTTAACTCTTCCTGCATCGGATTCTAAAAAAATGTTAACAAGTTCCATTTATTTTAAAATAAAATTGCTTTAATAACATAAATTTGTGTACAATTTATTTTTAAACGGTGTTTTTATTAAAGTTATTTAAGTTATCACAACATATGGTTTTAACGATAAATAAGATAGCCATATGCAGAAACCAAACGCTATTATAAAAATAGTAAAAACGATCATTTATAAAACATATTATTTAGTCTTCATCTAGCAATATACTCGGAACAATTAAACATTCAACAACTTTTGAAACGTTTATTTTTTCATTATCTCGTACAAACTCAGCGATATTTTCATAAAAAGTTTCTTGAAATTTTTTTGAATACCTATCTATGTGAACGGATATAGAATTAACTAACATACTATGCTTTGTGTATATAAAAGATCCTATTTTTATAGTTTCGATTCCTAGTATATCTGCTATTTTTTCATCCTTTAAAATTACATATATTTTAAGGTCATCGTGTTTTGTAACCCTGGTGAAGTAATCGTATAATCGTGTTTTTGATATAAAATTATCTTTTACTTGAGGACACCTAAACAACCTAGTTTTTAAAACATCTAGTAACTCATTTGTTAGTAAATAAACACTATCTTTTACGGAACTTTTTTCATCCAGCAATATAGCCTTGTTTTTTGACAACTGATTGATTAATTCTTCTATCTTATCGGGTTCCAGATTGTACGTACAATCTTTAAAAAAAAACGAGCTAGCACTTGTCTTTAACCTAGACGATAGAGTTTTTACATCGCTGATATCTATATACAAAGGTGAAGACGGTGAAATAGACGATAGTATTTTTTTTTCTACTTCTGTTATAACTAGCTCTTTTTTTGCGTCTTCGGTTAGTTTTCCATCACTAGAAAAATAATTGTTCTCTACTAAACTATTAATTAAACTGGTTAATACTCCACTGCTGTAATTTTCCAACTTAAACTTTTTAACAAAATCTTCCTTAATGAGATCAACTGGAATCCTAGTTTCAGGTTTTTTAACCTGAGATTTTTTTTTTTGAGGATATTTTTTAATAACAAGTTCGTCAACAATATCACTTATTTTAGAAGTAAAGTACGTTTTTAGCGCTCTAGCGCTAATGTTGTTTAAAACTATTTGTTCTTCCATTTAAGTTCTTGGTACAGCCTTTAAATACAAAAACGTTAAAAATACTGCTAACACAACAAAGATTATAGTTATTATCCAAATTTTTGTACCGCTAGAACAAACGTTCTTGCTTGCGATATTATCATCTGTTAAAACAGACCTAACGACGTCTATAAAATTATTAAAATCTTCATCTTCGGAAGATAAAAAAGCTCCAAATATAGCTGTGTATAACTTATCCATTTATACGTTAAATAATGTTGACTCTGCGTCGTCGTCGATGGCATCGTCAATATCTTCTGTTATACCTAGTCCTCTACCTATTTCTTCCTCACTTGTTTCCGCCATAGATACACGTTCGGTTTTTCCATTAATATTTATTACGTTTGCGCTAAAATCTCTTTCAATAATTAATTTTTTAAGAGCAAAAGTAATTTTTGTTAAATTTCCATTTCTGTAAAAAACTATCGGCACTATAATAACCTTAGCCATCTGTCTGTCTCGTTTTGATAGTTTTTCCATTTCATCAAAGATAGATTGAACAGTTGACCTACCTCCTTGAACCGTGTACTCTATGATAGCTCCGCTCATTTTATTTATATAAATGCATTCTTTGTTAAATGTTTTTTCTTCTATGTTTTCTACAGATAGATTACACAAACATGAAGGTATTTTCTTATTGTCTCGTATGTTTCCATAAATATTCTCAAGAAGCTGATACAGCATCGGACTAGCAGCTGTTGGTTTTATCTTTAAAAAATATGGATCTAATTTAGACTCGCATTTTTTATTTTTATAAATCTTTGCTTCTCCCTCTATTGCTACGTATGTAGATGTCATTTTAGAAGCTAGAGAACTAACCAAATTTATTATTATATTAGAACAAGAAGGATACTGAGATGATGTAAGCGTTACAGACTCTATGCATCTTTCAGTACTTTTACTTAACGACTTTGTATATTCTACGATACCAGAACACGTATTATAATCTTTATTTTCTTCATCTTTTTTAGCTGTTTTTGGAGTAGATTTACGCATTTTTAAAACTAAAGGTAAATTTTCATTTTTAAAACTAAAGGTAAATTTTCATTTTTATATTATAAAAAATATTCTAACGACGTTTAAATTTAACCCAGTATAAGCGTTTTAATATACGCAGAATATAAAGCTATCGTTCCCGGTACAAAAATTAAAATAGCTACGTATTCTAAAATAGAAAGAATTTTATTAAACGTTGCGGAACGCATAACTATTATCCTATGCGGAGCTAAAGATTTAAACGTGAGTGCTCCACCTGAAATAATCATTAGAAGTGCCATACACGTTATTCCGATAGCAGAAAAAATTTCTTTAGTCGACAAAGCCATTTATAGATATTGATTCATTAAATTACATATGAACCTGTTTTAGTTGTAAATGTAGAATTATTAAAAGTGTTTTTTTTACACTTCTTTTTATTAGTTTTGTTTATAACTTTTAATTTTGGTGTTAAAAAACTAGATTCTGTTATTCTATATGTATAACACCCTTTCCATACAATATTTTCCTTTTTAAAAGTTCCAGAAAATATAACGTCCTTTACAAAATCATCCTTTGCAATTATTAAAATCATATCGAGACGTTTATCATCGATATGTGTTATAAAGTCTACACCGTTGCTGGACACACATTTAATGTTAACGTTAGAAGGAACATCTAACAATGAAACGATTTTTTTTTTAACAAATAATTTAACATTCAACGGAGTATTAATTTTAAAACCGTCTATTTTTGTTTTATCCAAAGGTTGTACTATCTCACATACAGATATAATTTTTTGTTCGGGAAATTTTGCACACTGTTGTGTAGAGTTAAAAATTTTTAACGAAGTCATCTTTGAAACTTCATCGCTTATTAAGTTAATTTCTAAAACTAAGGGTTTTAAAAACTCTATAACACTATATAATTTTTCTTTATTTGGTATATAAGATATTCCGCAATAAGAATCGTTATATATTCCGAAAAAAAGTACTATCATTATATATTCTGTATCGAACGGAAACAACGATACTAATGCACTAGGAACGTTATGGGGTGTTTCAAAAACACTTATTTTTAAGTCTTTACTTGTTTGTGTGATATTTAAGTCTTTAACCGAATGAAACGAGCAATATTCTATTACTTTATTTTTAACGGTAGCGATTACATATCCCGTAAAAACTAACTTGATAACAACGTGTTGTGTTTGTAAATCATCTATACCTGTTAACCATCCAATAGGAACAAAGTAAATATCGTTTATATAAGCATGTTTTTTAATTATTTGTATTATTCCTTTTATGACGTACTTTTCATAAGGAAACGACTCCATAACAGCCCACGACTTAGATAAGTCATCTAAAGTGTTATTATTTTTGTTAAAAACTATCTCGTTCAAGTAGTAAAAGTTTTCAAAGTTAAAAGATATAATACATTCTTTTAATGTAATTTTTTCACTTGTAGGTAACACTTCTTTATAAGGTTTATACATTTTATGTGCTGCATTCTTAATAAAGTTATTCATTCTTTATTATTAAGTATTTTATTTGCTTTAAAAACAATCTTATCGCATATAGTTGTAGTTGCCTTTTTTGTCCATGCTTCCATTTTTTTGTATTCCCTTAAAGCGTCGCAATCTAACTTTTCTACATCAACGGAAATATCTCCTAAGTTAAATAATATGCTCTTAAATAAAGTCATCTTTTTATCTGCTAAAAACTTAAAAAAAGTATATATATTCCTTAACGACTTAAATCCTTTTGGAGGAGTTTGTGTGCATATTATCATAAAAATGCTAATAAACATCCCGCATTCCGATTCCATCAGCTGATTAACTTCAACGTTTATACAACCCGCTTTAACGTTAAACGAATACTCAAAAAACCTAAATAGCACGTCTATATCGCAATTGTTGTTATCTAAAACAGATACGTCTTTATTATTTGTGTTAAAGCCGCTAGAAAAAGAATAAAAGTAAAAGTTTGGATAATGATAAAATTCCTCTGGTATATTGCCTCCAGAATCGTAAAAAGCTACAAATAGTTTTTCCTTGTTTATTATTGCACATTTCCAGTGCGACATATAACAAAATCCAAACATTACGTATTTTAACTTTGAAGATCTTATTTTATCCCTTAAAATAAAAGATAGCATGTGTTTATGTAAAAATATGTCAAACTTTTCATGAGTAGGTATAGAACTTAAAAATCTCATGTCGTACTGTCCTATATAGTCGACCTCTGATCCGTAAGCAAATTGTTTTACTAAGCTGTTAATGCTTTTATTACTCATCCAGGCTTTTTTATCGGGTTCGATCTTTAACTTTACTATCTTGTTATTTTCTCCGGTTAATATTCCTTTTTTTGATAAATCGTCAACTCTTATATCCATCTGAGAAAAATCTATTGCTTTAGATACCCTCTCTCTAAGTTTTGGTTTAAAAAAATATTCTATCGGTATGCTAGTTGGGAAATTAAATATGTCTTGGATGTTTTTATATTTTTTTTTTAGCTGTTCAACGAGTATTTTTTTTAACTCTAGTTCGTTGTCCCTTGATCCGTTTTTTACCGTTTTAATGTTCAGATGTCCACTTTCAACTAATTCCATGAGTAACGAAAATGGTATACATGAGACTTTATAAGCAGTTTCTGATTTATCGTACTTATCAACTACGTAACCGTTACAGTTAGTTAAAAACTTTGATATATCTAAATTAAAGCATAATCCTGATTCTGAATACACGTAACATAACAGATTGGTAAAACCTAATTCCGGTATTTTGTTAATAACCAAATCTGTATACCTATCCATTTATTATGGATAATCATCTACCTGAAATATTTTATTTTCCAAACTGCGTTGATGTATTTTCACATCAATACTCTCAAAGCGAATTTGACAAAATGGAAAAAGATTTCAAAAAAGGTTTTTCGTTGTCTGTATTTCCCATAATAAAGCATAGGTGGAAAAAATCGTTCGTTGTTATGGATGACGGTGTACTTAAGCTAAACTTGGAATCATCTGTTAACGGTAATAAAATAAAAAAAAAAATAATAATAACTAGATACCCAGAAAGTGTAAATTTTAAATTAAAAACGTATACCATAGGTAATTTAAAAATAACGTTTGAATGCTACAGCTATTTGATGTGCAGACAAGTAACTGATACTAACCTCTTCGACGAGTATATATTAAGGGGATTAGTAGAGGGTGGAAACGCGTTAAAAATTTTTTCAAAAAAAACAGGTCACGTTAAATCAACTATAGGAATATTTGGTAACGACACACCATTTTTAAAGGTACCGCTGATGTCACTTAAGCCGCTGTCTCAACAGAAAATTTTTAACGCATGGATATCAAATAAACCGGTAATACTAACAGGAGGAACCGGTGTTGGTAAAACATCACAAGTTCCAAAGCTTTTACTCTGGTTTAATTACTTATTCGGAGGTTTTAAAAATCTTAATAAAATTAGTAGTTTTAACGAAAAACAGATAGTATTGTCGCTTCCAAGAGTAACATTAGTAAAACTACACAGCAAAACACTGCTGTCGTCTATAGGTTTTAATAAGATAGATAGCTCTCCGATATCGTTAAAATTTGGATCAATGCCAGACAGTTTAATAAACACAAACCCAAAACCTTATGGATTGGTTTTTTCTACTCATAAGCTAACTATTTCTAAATTATTCCGATTTACGAAACAATTATTAATTGACGAAGTTCACGAACATGATCCAATAGGTGATATAATTATATCCATTTTAAATAAAAAATATAACATGTTTAATTCGTTATTCTTAATGACTGCAACGTTAGAAGATGATAGAGAGAGAATAAATAACTTTTTTACTAACCCATTATTTATACATATACCAGGAGGAACGTTATACAACATATCAGAAGTGTATATTAAAAACGCGTTAAGTTTTTTAAACAAATATGAATACGTCGAAGAAGAAAAAAAAAATATTTTTGAAGCTATTAAGAAGTATACTCCTTTAAAAAGTTTTTCAGGTATAATATTTGTTTCTTCTGTGTCTCAGTGCGAGGAGTATAAGAAATACCTGTCTCAGAGATTCCCGTACGATTTTTATATAATTCACGGAAAAGTTTTAAACATAGACGAAATGTTAAAAAAAATATATTCTAATTTGAACGTTTCGATAATTATTTCAACCCCTTACTTGGAATCTAGTGTAACTATATATAATGCTACACATATATATGATACGGGCAGGGTTTACATACCCGCACCTTTTGGTGGAAAGGAAACGTTTATATCAAAGTCCATGATGGAACAGAGAAAGGGACGAGTTGGTAGAGTAAGACCTGGATTATATATATATTTTTATGATATTTTATATTTAAAACCAATTAAAAAGATAGATTTTGAATTTTTACATAATTACGTGTTATATGGAAAATATTATGACTTAGATTTGGCAAATGATTTATTTATAATTCCTAGTAACTTAAATAATATTAAAAAAACAGAACAATATATAGATTCGTTCAATATTCCAATATCTCAATGGATGTACATATTATGTAATTATTATCTTCGAGTGTTGGAATACGCAAAAATTTACGTTAAGGGAGGTACATATGCTAAATCATTAGATTTATTTGAAAGAGAAAATATAGTTGATAACGTTGTCATCGATTCTATTAAATCGTTAAACATGAGAGCTAAGATACTTTGCTTTAAAAAAAAAAACAACGTATATATACTCACTTGCGAAATAATGTTTGGAGTGTACTTAGGTAAACGTTTCAACTTAACTTATAACAAACCACTAACGGGATTTGTTTTAATGATAACAGAGTGTGATTTTATACCTGAATACTAGCAAAGCTTTATAATTACATCTTTTTTAATGGAAGAAAAATCATCTATGGGACCTTTTTTTGAAACTACCAAACAGTGAGATAAAAATTTTTTAGAAAAATATGAAAACACATCATCTGGATAGATAGTAAACATAAAAATGTAAAATATTTTTTTATCTATTTTTGTGTGTTCCATTGAATATATTAACCCCATTTTTTTAAGTTCCCACATGATACTGGTCATGATGTTGTTTCGTATATCTTTACTTTTTAATAATCCACCAACAAAATTAGATTTTGTTGTTAATGTCGTACCTGCTTTTTTACCAAATAAAATTTTATTGTTATATTGTCTGAGTAACTTCACAGTAGATTCTCTATTTAACAATATATCTTCTATAGAATATCCGCTAACAAAAAAAGAAAGAAGGAGATATTGATACATTGCCCCCGGTTTTGATTTGTTATATTTTAAAAACGTATCTGATTCTAAAATAGAACTAATGTCTTCCGATGAAAATTGATGATGTATACAGACGCCTTCATTTTCTTTTAAGATTTTATGTTTATAACCAATTGCAAAATTTACATACTTTATTAAACTAGAATCGTTGTACTTAATAAGGATTTTATTTTTAGTTTGCTTTTTCATCAAATTAACGCTTAATCGTGGTAGCTCGTTGTTTAAACTGTTTAAACAATCTAGTATTACTATCTTATGCATCTGACGATCGTTTTTATTAAACACAGTTTTACTAAAATGTGGATAAACTACAACATATTTTTTGGATCGTAACGAATCACGTATATCGTCTTCTAAAGATTTAAACATTTTTCGTGTACACTTTACAGTTGTCAAATAGTCTGTAATATCATGGCTCAACCAAGGAAAACACAAGTATATGTTCATTAAAAAGTCGTCGCAGAGAGAAAAGAATGAATAATCTGTAACATCATCAAATTTTAATGTAGAAACACCATTTATAAAATTTTCGTAATCGTTTTCTTTTACAAAAGATAACGTTATGTATAGATCATTACCTACCGTTTCATAATCTATTAAATGATACGTTTTAAACAAACATATTATAGATATTACGTTACTAATAGATAAACTTATCTTTATCATAACGGTATAAAAAGGAGATGGCATCATTATTATTTTACCCTCAATGTTTGAAAAAGTTGGAAGTGAAAATAACATAGGGCAAGATGGAAGGGTTCCAAAACTGTTTTGTAACATATTTAAACATGTTTTATTTAATTCTTTTACAAATATTACAATATTCGGACCTATAATTTTTTTCATTCTATTACAAAGCATGTTATTAACATCTTCCAAGTTATTTAACATATCTATTCTTCCTCCGTTATATAAATCTCCGTTTTCTAAAAATGTTAGAACATCCATACAGTGAAATACTTCATTTCTAAAGTAATACTCGTTTTCTAGTTCTTTTATGTGATTTTTAACGTTACTTAACAAAAAACTATCCCTTAGCTTATTATTAATAAAAAACCACGAAATTAGTGTATTTACAGAATCTATATAACTTGATTTTCCCTTAATAGAACAACACCAAAAACTCATATATTTTCTAGCCGTTGATGCGTTTGCTATAAACTTAGAAGAATCAAATGAAATTAATATATGTTCCAGCAAATGAGCCACTCCTAATATTTCACCTATGTCATTTTCAAACCCAAAACTCGCAACGCCTAAGTATATATCTTTATTCATATCATCATTTATGAATATCCTAACACCGTTTGACAAAACTATCATTTACTAAGGAGTAAAATAGGCAGTAAAGCACTAACATCATCGTCAAAGTTAACATTAAATAACAACTTTTTAGAACTAGTTAATACTGCAACGGTCCCTGTAGATGCGTTATAGTATGCGCGAACGTTATCGCTTATAAATTCCTCTTTATCCGAAAAAATTATCGTATTGAGTTTCTGAGGAAAGTTTGTATCTTGTTGTTTACGCACTTCGTATTCGTAATTTAAGTTTTTTACCGCCATCTGTAATTTATTAGTGGGATAATAGTTAATACAGTAAGCTATTATTATAAAAACTATAAAAAAAAGTAAGTTAGTTAATAACGATGCCATTTAGAGATATAATTTTATTTTACTTATCTCATTTTTTGCTAATGGACGATGAATATTCCATGAAAATGGCTATATCGTTGTGTAGGGGGTTTAATATCGAGTTAAGTGAAATTATCTCCGAGTTTAAGAATAAAAAATTTTTTAATAATATAATAAAAGTTTTTGAGTGTAAAGATTTGATGAGTGAAATAATTGTATGTTTTCCCAATAACATTATTATGACGTTAATAAAGCTCAGACTCTGCAAATTTTCAAAAACAATAAAATCATCGTATAAACTTAACAATACCATGAACGGAATAGCTATAATCAAAGACAGAAATATTTTTGTTATTAAAGCAAATGACAATTTTATAGATTTTTTAATCACAAAGTATAACAGTCAAATATATTCGTATGTAAAGGAAAAACCTAAATCATTAATTGGCTGCAAACTAATCATTTGCGGATACAGTAATGTAACATTCTTAGCTTACACTATGGCTAACATAACATGTAACAACAACTTAAAAGTTGTTGTTACAGAAAAATGTATACAAGAGCTTACGAAGTTGCAAAATATACAACTGTTGAAAAATTTATTCGATAAAGGAAGCGGAACAGTAAATAAAGTTCTTAGAAAAGTTTTTTACTCTGTTTTAGGGGGTGGCCAAACACAATAAGGCGCTTTTTCTATCTCCTCCTTAAGACTTTCGTTTTTAACAAACGACTTATCTATCATCGCCAAGTTAAAAAATTTAGATATATTAACAAATCCTATTTTTCCAGATTCTGGATCATATTTAAATAGTGAAGCAAAGTTTATGTTTAAATATTTAAAAAAATTATTTATAAAAACGACGCTTTGATCAACTTCAAACTCTTTTATCTGTCCAGTTTTTGAAAAAAATGACAATATATTAATCCTTAACACATCGTACTCGTCTTCTAGTTCTTTCATAACTTCGCTGATAGATTCACACATACCACAGAAAGGCTTTCCAAAAAGAATTAGCGTTTTCTTCATTTATGGGTATCAAAAACTTAAAAACGTTACTGTTGGAAACTGGATTTTTACATAAAATCGACATTAGCGATAGCATCGAAAAAAACTTTCCTGAAGTTTTTGTAGATACTATGAGTATATTTATGTCACTTGCTTATTGTGTATATGACTTAGAAGAATTAAAGGATAAATTCTATGAGTATATACAAAAAGTAAGCAATGGTAACGTTACGCTGTTTATAGATAGAGGAAACATAGATATAAAGGAAAATTTACGACTCAAACGCAAAACTGCATTAGACAATACAATAAAACGAAAAACATTAGAAATGAGTAATATCTATGACTGTATAAACGAACTAGATATAAACGATGAATTTTACGAAGAAATAAGAACTGATCTTGAGTTAAAAATACAAAAACTTAAGTTTCACAACTTTTTGTCAACTCCTAGTAACGTAAAATTTTGTTTAGATGAGGCTTTATCATCGGTTAAAGAAAAAGTTGATATAGTATTTTGCGATGGTGTTGACGCAGAATTTGTAATGTGTTTTAGAGCAAAAGAGATAAGTGTTAAAACAGGTAACTGGCCGATACTAATCAGTAATGACCACGATACGTTGCTGTTTTCATCTTTTGATTTTATTCCAAAAATAATAAAAACAATAGCTCAAATATATTACTACATACCATGTTCAAAATCTAAGTATCTATCTAAACTCGTAACTCTTGTTAACGGGTGCGACTTTTTTCCAGGTTTACACGGTATCTGCATAACTTCAAAATCGTTAAATAACATACAGTTATTCGATGATTTTAACGTAACTAACGTTGTTAAAAGCCTTGCATTTAAAAATTACGTAAACAGATATAATAAAATTGTTGACATCGATAAAGTTATCGATTTTATAAATAATTATTCATCGTTAGATTTAAACGTATACAATTATAAACGTCTCCCTGATGGTTTAAGTGTTCAGGAATTTTTGTTTTCGGCGCTAAACAACTATAACAACTTTTATAAAAATACATTTTTAACAGATAACGTTTCTATGTGCGCGTACCTTATTTGCGTTTTAACTCCTCAAAAGGACATAAGCGTTAACGAAATATCTAAACTTAAGACGATAATAGACAGTTGTAAAACTAAAAAAAAATGCATCAATGATCATATAGTTACTGTAACAGAGATATTTGGTTACAAGATTAATAAACTAAAAGATATAAAATTTGGAGTATTAAATTTTCAAAATTTAATGCTGTGCTTTGACGATAAATTTTATTTTAACGAAAAAAGTATCATCGTTAACAAAAATAAAAGCAACATAATAAATATAGGATAATTATGGTTTTTCAACTAATATGTTCTACCTGTGGAAGAGATATATCCGAAGAGAGATATCACTTACTGATAAAAGAACTTTCACTAAAAAAAGTTTTACATGGTGTTAAAAATAATTGCTGTAGACTAAAATTATCAACTCAAATAGAACCCCAAAGAAATTTAACAGTTCAACCACTAATTGACATAAATTAATGGATCCGACAACGTTTATTAAAAATTACACACCAAAAGGTGCAATAATTTTTTTAAATTACAGGTTTTCTTTAACAGAGCACTTTAATCCTTCGGAAGATAAACACGCAGCAATATTTATAGGTTCAATACCATCAAAGAACAAAACAACTTATGAATGTATGGCAGTAGAATCAACGTTTAATAACGGCGTAAATACTATAACGGTTGACAACCTGTTAAAAGACTTAACTAGCGTAAGGGTTTATATTCTTAATAGTACCGATTTTATTTCAAAAATGTCAATAGCTTCCGAGTCGGCGTTAGGATTTTTAGGTATGCCGTATGGTTTTGGAAAAAAAAACATGTACTGTTTTAAACTCGTTGCTGAATGTTACGAGCCTTTAGGAATTAAGACACCTACTTACAAATTACTAGGAAAAAAGATATATCTAAGTCAAAGTTTTAAATATTGTAACACATGGAAAAAAATATACGACTCCGAAACAGGTGAAACGGATATCAGTTACGGTATTATTTCGTCGAATACGTACCAGGTATTGTAATGCTCTTAAATGGAGAATTTATATTTAGTGTTATACCATTACATTTTAAGTTACAGTTTTTCTTTTTTATGCTATTTGCCATAACCCTCATCATATATAAATATTCCAACAGTGTAAACTTTGTCATATCCGATGATGAAAAGGGTATGTAATTAGATATTGTTTCATTTTTAGTTATTGGACTGGTAACAGAACCGTCTAACACGTGTCCCTTAGAATATTTTTGTGAATCTTTTAATATTTTTATTGCTTCAGAATTTATCTCTTTTGGAGAATGTATACCTACCATTTGTTTACTGTCTTCTTTTTTTGGTACATTGTTAACCTCTTCTATTTTTAATCCCGCAACGTACTCAGCATAATTATTAAACGTGTTTACTCCTTTTTTAATTAAGTAATCATAAACGTCAGAAATTATATTAGTTTTTATTGGTAATTCCATCAATTTTTCAATTTCATTATTATACTCTAAAGGTGGGTTAGAAAAACCTCCAAAATACAACCCGTGTTTAACGTTATCGTCTCTGTATCCTAACATTAACGGAAAAATCTTATATTGAACCAAGTTTATAAGACCATATTTCATATCTAAAAGATCTGAAAGGTCTTGTAACGGAGACTTTTGCAAATTAAAAAGATATTCTTCTATTCCTTCTACCATTTCTGCAGCGTATAATAATTTATTAGACAGTATCAACGTTAACAACGTTGATAAGGTAGCAACTACGGTAACATTGCATGTTGAAAAAAATGACTTTGAGTGAGTAAATCTGTATAAACTATTATATAATCTCCAAAACTCTGAAGAGTTGCATACGTAAATCGATTGAGGCTTTAAATTTTTCAAAATCTTTATCAGATGATCGGAATCAGATACATCTATATCGTGTTCAAATGATGTATAAATGCTATTAATCAACGATTCCCTGTATGATGAATTGTTACAGTAGCACAGCTGTTTTGCTTTGTTATTTATATAATCTTTGTTGAATTTAATATTTTCCGTTACAGATCTTACTATAGATTTTGATATTATTGGAAAAATAACAGATTGTTTCTGTTCAATCATTTAACTTTAAATAATTTACAAAAAATAAAATGAGTCTTCGAATAAAAATAGATAAACTGCGACAAATTGTTGCATATTTTTCAGAATTCAGCGAAGAAGTATCGATAAACGTCGATGCCAGTAGCAATATTATGTATATTTTTGCGGCGTTGGGTGGATCTGTAAACATATGGGCTATGGTTCCGCTAAGTTCATCTGTATTTTACGAAGGAGAAAACAACAAAGTGTTTAATCTTCCTGTATCTAAAGTTAAATCTTGTTTATGTAGTTTTCATAACGATGCGATAATAGAAATTGAACCAAACATAGAAAATGACTTGGTAAAACTTTCTAGTTACCATATAGTTAGCGTTAGCTGTAATAAAGAATTAATGCCTATAAGAACCGATACGTGTATATCGTTAAAAATAAACCAAAAAAAGTCATATGTGTTTAATTTTCACAAGTATGACGAAAAATGTTGTGCCAGAACCGTAATACATCTTGAGTTATTATTGGGTTTTATAAAATGCATAAGCCAATATCAACACTTAACTGTGCTTTTTAAAAACGATAACATAATACTAAAAACTCCTGGAAACTTAGATACTTTTTCCAGGGAGTACTCGATGACAGAATGTTCTCCAGATCTTCAAAAGTTTTCGTTTAAAATGGCTATTGCTTCCCTTAACAAACTTAGAGGATTTAAAAAAAGAGTAAACGTCTTTGAAACAAAAATAGTAATGGATAACGACGACAATGTTTTGGGTATGTTATTCAGCGACAGACTTCAATCTTTTAAAATAAATATCTTTATGTCTTTTCAAGATTGATATTTTTTGTAAAGATTAATCAATTTTAAATATGGGAAGCACATTTACCATTCCAGAAGATGTTAAACAAAACCCTCCTAATAAAAAACCAACTCGTGAAATGAATTTAAACGTCGATGATATGTACAGCATAATTAGTTATTTAACACAGATAAGCGATACATTATACGTTGGAAGTGTTTCAAAAGAAAAAAAAAGGCAACTAGAATATATTTTTCCAGAATTTATGTTTTTAGAATCTGGTCCTGGTAATCTAACAAAGGTTATTAGATCAAGATACAACAACGATGTTAACGTATGCTGTAAAAGTTTTAGCTTAACTAGTTATTGGAAAAACAATGATGATATATCGTTACTTTATAAACCCAATTTTATTCTAAATAGTTGCGATCCAGATTTAAAAACCAGTGGATACTGCGACAACACGCTATTCGAATGGTGTCAAACAAACAAATACGACAAAAACGTTTGTAACGATTGGATGAAGTCGTTATTTATCAGAAGAGATGGTGATTTAGTTGTAAATAAATTTATTTCTATGTGTTCGAACTATGTAAATACTGATATATGTAAAGATTTTTTGCATACTCTTAGAGTTCAGAATACGGAAACAACAGACAATATAATAGATTATATACTGTATCAGCAATCTGATGACTTTAAAAATAATTTTATGAAATGTAGTTTTCCGTCAGAAGATAAAATTAACGAATCGTTAAAATCTCTAGAACCGCGAGAGTGTTGGGATCCAGAATGTGAAAACGCAAATGTAAATTTTTTATTAACAGAAAATTATAACAACCTAGGACTTTGCACTATTAACAGGTGTAACGTAAGCATAAATCATTTAGACGTAGACTCCGTATCCAGCGTTCACATGTCTTGCAACGGAAATAACTTAATAAGCCCGTCGCCAGTAAACAGAGAAAAAGTAATATTAGATAATATCAACTCATCTTTTAATTTAAAAATTAACTTAATAACAATATTATCATTATTGATAATATGGATATTAATTGTGGCTATTTAAATGGGAGCCGCCGCCAGCATACAAACAACTGTTAATACATTAAACGAAAAAATTAGCAATACGTTAGAACAAAGTGCATCTGCGGAAGCGCAAACTAACTGCGATATAGAAATAGGCAGTATAGTTTTTAGGCAGAATCGTGGATGTAACGTAACAGTAAAAAACCTGTGTTCTTCTGATGCGGACGCTCAATTAGAAGCTGTTATAAAAGCAGCAAATGAAACATATGAATCACTTACTCCAGAACAGAAGGCCTACGTTCCAGGATTAATGACTGCCGCTCTTAACATACAAACAAGCGTTAACACCGTTGTAAAGGATTTTGAAAATCACGTTAAACAAACGTGTAATTCAAAATCTGTAGTCGATAACAAGTTAAAAATACAAAACATATTTATAGATGAATGTGCAGCGCCTCCGGGAACAATCACTAACTTTGAATTTATTAACTCTGGAACGAGTAAAGGAATATGTGCTATAAAAACATTAATGAACGTAACTACTAAGGCTAGTACTAATATATCCCCTAATCAGAGTTCCGGATACGGATATCAAGTATACGTAATTGCAGCTATAGCTATTGTATTATCTATGATTTTTTTGTATTATGCAAAAAAAATGTTTTTTACATCCACAAAGGATAAAATAAAACTCATATTAGCTAGTAAACCAGAAGTTCATTGGTCGTCGTACATAGATACTTTTTTTAGCGATTCACCTACTGTAATTGAAAACATAAATTAAAAATTAAAACAAACATGGCGGAAGTTCTTTTTTTTAAGTTAAAAAGCATAGAGCAAGAAAACTTACTAAATGGGTTAATACTGGATTGCATAATTAACGAAATAGAAAATAGCAACCATTATTTGTTACGTCCTTTTATTAGATTAATAATAGACGTAATATTATTGATAACAGTTATTGTTTCTTTAATAATTAGAATTTTAAAAAGAAACTATGTTACGTTGTTGATAATGTTTTTATTTTATCTGTCTATGAGATTTAAAAATCAGATAGCGATAGTGTTCAACTGAGATCTTATAATGTAATCTCCTGGTAAGAATATTTCTTGTATGTTAAAATCTTCTATCTCTAATATGTATCCACCATCGGATGAAAATAAAACCCGTACATTGTCGCTAACGGATACGTTGGTTAGGGTTATTCCAGACATAAATATATCTCCCCTATTGATCATTACAACCGTTCCGGGTTCTATAAATCTGTTTACATGATTGCTGTTAATGCTCTTTTTTTTGAGCTTAAAAATTTCCACGTCTTTAGATAACATGTTTAAGTGGTTTTTTATTAACCATTCAAAAAAATAATTTGATGTATCGTAGCCCCTTCTAGATATTGTTTCAAAACAGTGCAAAAAATTCAAATAGCAAGATTGCGGTAAAATCACCTTGTAAGGCCTAGTACACAGAGACAAAATAACCAACGTATCCGTACATAATTCAAACGTTAACTGGTTAACGGAAACGTAAAATGTAGTTCTTGGTATCGATATAACGTCAAACTCAAAATCATCAACGTATATTTCTCTTTTATGCATAGAATATAATATGACGGCAACTTGAAAAAGAATACCATCTGAAATATTACAAGATTTAGGTACAAGTCTATCAACTTTCATATTTTTAAATTGTTCAAAGTATAATAGTCTACCGTACGTAAATTTTTTTACACCTCTTAATAGTGGAAAACCCAAAGACTTTTTTGACTTAACCAATGAGGAAAGTTCAACCCAACATTCTGTTTCTTCCTCACTAGCTTGCTTCAACATACAACTTACGTTTATATATAGTCCTTCGAGATCACAAGACTCCTTTTCGTGTATTTGAAGTCTGCAGCTGATAAAATCATCGTACTGACAGATGTTTGTTTCATCTTTTTTTTTAAAAATTTTTTTATTCTTGTCATAATGTTTACGATGCCTATTATTACTGTTCATTTATCACAAAAAAAACTTCTCTAAATGAGTCTTATACTGGAAAACCTGTTTGATGATGATACTCTTTTTTATGCAGGTGGATCACTAGATTACGAATATTTTGAATCAATAATAGCTGGTGCAAAAGTGAGGTATCCGCGTTCTTTTTTGTCTATTTTTAACATAATTCCTAGAAACATGACAAAATACGAATTAGAATTAGTACAAACCGAAAACATAACAGGTGCCGTATTTACAACAGCATTTAATATCAAAAAAAATTTAGGCATGAATGATGAAAATCTTACAATAGAGGCGATAGAAGGGTATTATTTAGATCCCAACAACGACATACTGACACTAATGATAAATAACACATCATTAATGGAAGTAGTTCCAAAACGAAAATCGAAAAGAAACAAAAATCCAGTACTGTTTAGGCAGGGATCTGTTCCTCTTTTTTTTATATTTGAATCCAGAAAAAAGGTAGATATATACAAAGAAAATATTGAAAACAAAAAAGATAGCACATCATATTCACAAATTGACGAAAACATAGCTCTCATCAGCAAGTATTCAAACATGCAGTTGCTAGATGTACACTCACCGTCTGCGTTTATGAAACTAAACGGAGTATACGGATTTACCCACAAAAACGAATTAAGAAAACTAAGTTCTAACAAAGAAATAGAAGAGTATAGTAACAAACCTTTACAAGAACCGGTTAGATTAAACGATTTCATAAACCTATTCGACTGTGTTAAGAAAAACATTCCACTTACAAATGTGATAGACGATGAGTGATAATATTTTTGTTGGTTAAATGGAATCAAAGAAAAATTTATACTTTACACCCGTGTTTATAGAGCCTACTTTAAAACATTCATTACTAAACTCATATAAGTATACATTTATTATATTTTTTGAAATATTTATAGTTATTATACTGATGTTTATTTTTTTTAAAACGGAAATAATCATGTCTTTTGATAAGGTTCAAAGTATTAATAATCCAATAGATAAATTAAAAAACACGTTTTTATTCTGTAAAGAAAATAAAATGATGATTGGGGGATTACCTAATAATATCACAACAGAAGCGTTATCCGTAAACAAACTTCCAATTGTCATAGATAACTGCGAAGATATTTTAATGTCAATAAATGGATCACATAAAGTATCTCTTGACGATATTTTTAGAAGACAACGATTCATTCTTTAAATATATATCAAATCAAAGCGACAAAGCAGCAATGTCAGACATAGAGGATATAACAAAGTGTTTAAATTTTTTGTTAATGATATTAATTAGGTCAAAGGATAAATTAGAATCGATAGGTTACTATTACGAACCTTTATCAGAAGAGATGAACTCGTTTGTTGATTTTAGCGACATGAAAAGTTTTAAAGTTTTGTTTAATAGAGCACCTACAAAATTTTCAAAATCCGTTATACAGGTAAACGAGGGATACTTGTCAGATTTTGTAGTGAGCATGTTAAGGTACAAAAAATTATTTAAAGACGATTTACCGTCGCCAACAACGTATATAGATCCTCGAGTTGATAAAATGTTTTTAAACATGTTATCTATTTTACATAAAAATGAAAAATTACCCAAAGGACTAGATGACGTCACAAAATGAACTCTAGAAGTGGGTACATACATATTATATTAGGTCCAATGTTTTCTGGAAAAAGTACAGAATTGATTAGGTTGTTAAAACGGTATCAGGTAGCTATGTATACTTGTCTCGTTATAAAATATTCAAAGGATGAAAGATACGGAAGAGGACTGGTTACTCACGATAACGATTCAGTACCCGCAATTCCAGTTAACTCACTTAATGAGATTAACTGTAACGATATTAATGCAGATGTTATAGGGATAGACGAGGGACAGTTTTTTCCAGATATCGTTGAATTTTGTGATTATATGGCGAACAATGGAAAAATATTAATAGTTGCAGCTCTTGACGGTACATTTTTAAGACAACCATTTGGAAATATATTAAATTTAATACCGCGTGCAGAATACGTTTTAAAGCTTACAGCTGTCTGCATGATATGCTTTGGCAGTGCTTCGTTTTCTAAACGTATCAGTGACGAGCAAGAAATAGAGATTATAGGCGGCAAAGAAAAATATCAATCTGTATGTAGAGTATGTTACTTTAAAATAAATAATTGAAAAATAATACAAACAACAAACGTTTTTATACGTTTTTAAAATGGGGATCACTCACGAGCTGGATATATTTGTAACAAATGAGGATTTAGCACTAAAAAATATAGAGTTATTTAAAGGAAACAGTTACGGGTGCTTTATTAATTTAAAGGTAAAAGAAGAAAAAAGATTCAATATGATATTTGTACTAAGACCAGATTGGTCAGAGATTGATAGCGTAAAACCAATTAGAATGACGGTTAACAATAATCACGTAGATGTTGAAAAGGTTAGCGAATCTATACATGAAGTTGTTTATTCCGCTTCCTTTTTAATAAGTTTTAACTCGTTAGTAAAAGTATTCTCCGATGACCCTGATAAGTATAAAAACGTATATCCAACTGTAACCATAAATGTTCCAAAGAAAAAGTTTAAAGTAGTGGATCAAGGAAACACTTACATGTTTATACAATATCCAATTGATGACTGCGATAAAGAGCGTTTTTTAAAAGATGAATTTAAATATTGTGATAATGAGTACGATCAATATAACGATTGTGACGAATAATAATGATCATTTGTTTTTAAGATACGTTAAACTATAATTCAATCAGAGTAAAGTTATTAAATATACAGCTTTTAAAAATGGATGCGGTATCTATGGAAAAACCTATTATGTATTTGGATGAAATAGATAACGAACTCAAATACGATCCAAATAGCGCAAATGAAAAAAATAAAAAGTTTCCATTTCAGGGACAGTTGAAACTATTACTCGGGGAATTGTTTTTTTTAAGTAAGTTACAGAGACATGGTATATTAGACGGTTCTACTGTTTTGTATATAGGATCCGCTCCGGGAACTCATATACGTTATTTACGGGATCATTTTATTTCAATGGGTTTAGTAATTAAGTGGATGTTGATAGATGGTCGTCATCACGATATAATACTAAACGGGTTGCGTGATGTTTCATTAATCACCCGTTTTGTAGACGAAAGTTACATAAAATTATTAAAAAAACAATTGTATCCATCAAAAATAATTTTAATTTCCGATATAAGGTCAAAGAGGGGCGGTAACGAACCTTCTACAGAAGACTTGTTGTCAAATTACGCGTTGCAAAACATTATGGTTAGTGTTTTGCAACCCGTTGCTTCTAGTTTAAAATGGAGATGTCCGTTTCCCGACCAGTGGTTACGTGACTTTTATGTTCCGTACGGTAACGAAATGCTTCAACCTTTTGCGCCTTTATATTCTGCAGAACTTAGGCTCATAACAATATATAGCGGAGAACCAATAAAATTACGATGTATCACAATTAATGATGCAAAAAAATATGAAAAAAAGATGTTTTACGTAAATAAAGTAATTAGAAACAAAATTATTTTAAACTTTGACTACCCAAATCAAGAATATGATTTTTTCCACATGTATTTTATGTTAAAAACCGTATATTATAATAAAGAGTTTTCATCAACAAAAGAAAAAGTATTATTTTTTCATCAATCAATATTTAAATTTTTAAAAATACCCATTATCAATACAGAAAAAGTTAACCATGAACAACCACAATGTAAAGTATTTGGCAAAAATTTTATGTCTAAAGGCGGAAATAACGAGAGATCCGTACGCGATAATAAGTAAAGAAGTTATTTTTAAATATGAAACAGAAATAAACTACGGAGATTTAGTTACAATAATAACAGTTAAACATAAAATAGATTATTCTAAAACAGTTTTTCAGGTATTTAACGAGTCATCTGTTACATATTATCCGTTAGAAAACGATTATGGTGAACCCATAATTATAACTTCCTTATTACAAACGGGACATAACAAGTTTCCAATTAGCTTTCTTTACATAGATTTGGTTGCCTCGGATTTATTTCCTAAGTTTGTTAGGCTTACACAGGATGAGATAAACATAGTACATAGTGTATTGCAGGTTGGTGACGGAAAAGAAACGTTAAAACTTCCAAAGATGTTAGAGACCGAGGTTTCAGCAAAAATTCTTTACAGGAAAGATATACCTCTTAAGGTTATAAGGTTTTTTAGAAATAACATGGTAACAGGTGTTGAAGTTGCAGACAGATCAGTTGTTAGCGTCGTTGAGTAAAATGATGGTTGATATAGCTACTAAAAAAATAGGTAACCATTTTGGGTGAAACACTGGATGTCTAGTTTCCTGATTAAGATACCTAATTTTATTTATTTCGCTTTTTAATTGTAAATTTGAACCACAGACATTTTTAACATCCAAATACCCGTTTTTAACGACAATGTTTCCTAACGATACAGTACAATCAGATACATTACACCTTGAAATGTTTTTCTTAAGATAAGATACTAACATAGCATCGTCTCTCTTACAAGGTTCGTACCAACAATAATACGGAAGCCTCATATCTTTTCCTATTTTTATTATACTAGAGTCCGGATTTAAACATTTACATCGTACATCTCCTTTATTGCTATCACAAAATAAATATATGTCATCGTCTGTCATTTTGCACTTTAAATTTAAAACGGATAAATTAACATAAATACTAAATAAAATAAAAATAGAAAAAATAACTGTCTCTACTTTTTTTTGATAAACATAATGGCAGTAATCTCTAAAGTTACGTATAGTTTGTATAATCAAGAAGAAATAAACGCAACAGATGTATTAATAAACCATGTTAAAAACGATGACGATATAGGAACAGTTAAGGACGGAAGGTTAGGAGCTATGGACGGGGCGCTGTGCAAAACGTGTGAAAAAACTGAGTTACAGTGTTTCGGTCACTGGGGCAAAGTTAGATTATACGAAACCCACATAGTAAAACCAGAATATATAGGGGAGGTGGTAAGAATACTAAATCATATATGCATAAGATGTGGATTTTTAAGATCCAGGGAACCTTACATGGAAGATATAACAAGAATGCCTTTAAATTCTCTTAAAAAGTTAAAGGATAAAATACTTTCGAAAAAAAAATCTTGCTGGAATAGCAAATGCATGCAACCGTATCAGAAAATTACTTTTTCAAAGAAAAAGGTATGTTTTATCAACAAATCCGATGAAATAACTATTCCCAATGCATTAATATACCAAAAAGTAACATCTATTTACAAGAGATTTTGGCCGTTGTTAGAGATTTACCAAAAGCCTGAAAATTTATTTTATAAAAACTTTTTTCCAGTTCCTCCATTGATAATTAGACCCGCTATTAGTTTTTGGATAGATAGCATACCAAAAGAAACAAACGAACTCACTTACCTTTTGGGAATGATAGTAAAATATTGTAACATGAACGCAGAGGAACAGGTTATTCAAAAAGCGGTTATAGAATACGATGACATAAAAATTATTTCCAATAACACAACAAGTATAAACCTATCGTATATAACTTCTGGAAAAAATAACATGATTCGTAGTTACATAGTAGCCAGAAGAAAAGATCAAACTGCTAGATCTGTTATAGGACCAGATACATCATTAACGATAAATGAAGTTGGTGTTCCAGAATATATAAGAAACACTTTAACTGAAAAAATATTTGTAAATCCTTTTACTGTTAAATACGTTAAAAAGATGTTTACAAATAACGAAATTAAATTTTACTTTAATAAGAGGCTTAATCAGCTAACAAGGATAAAACCTGGTAAGTTTATAAAAAATAAAATTCACATGCTTCCCGGCGATTGGGTTGAAGTATCTTTAAGAGAAAACAGCAGTATAATTTTTGGAAGACAGCCTTCTTTACATAGATACAATGTAATAGCGTCTACTGTAAAATACACCGAAGGAGATACAATTAAAATACCTCCAGGCATCGCAAATTCACAAAATGCAGATTTTGACGGTGACGAAGAATGGATGATTCTAGAACAAAATCCTAAAGCGATAATAGAACAAAGCATATTAATGTATCCAACGACGTTACTTAAGCACGACATTCACGGAGCACCAGTTTACGGATCAATTCAAGATGAAATCGTTGCTGCATATTCATTGTTTAAAATTAAAAATTTAACATTGGATGAGGTAATGAATTTACTGGGAAAATACGGATTAAATTTTAATCCAAATGGTAAAAAAATATTTAACGGAAAAGATATATACAGTTACTTAATTAACGATGATGTAAATTACCCTAACATTATAAACGATGGAAAAATAATAGCGGAAGATGTTAGCAGCGATTTTGTTGTAGCCATGAGACATTCATCATTAGCAGGTCTGATATCTGACTACAGGTCTAACGTTGAAGGAGTAAATTTTATTATTAAATCATCGTATGTATTTAAAAGATTTTTAGAGATATATGGGTTTGGTGTAACTTTTAGAGATTTAAGACCAAACTCTGATTTTACTAACAAGTTGGAAGCTATTAATGCGGAAAAAATAGAGCTAATTAAAGATGCTTACACAAAATACTTGAACGATATAGAAACAAATAAAATTCTGCCACTGTCAAAGTCTATAGAGATGGATGCTATAGAGTCAATGCTTTCTAACCTTACAAATTTAAATATAAAAGAGATAGAGGAATATATGCAACAAACATTGCAAGAAAATCCCCAAAACAATTTACTAAAAATGGCAAAATCAGGTTACAAGGTTAACCCGACGGAACTTATGTATATTTTAGGAACATACGGTCAACAAAGAATAGACGGAGAACCCGCCGAACCTAAAGTTTTGGGAAGGGTTTTACCTTATTATCTTCCAGATTCCAAAGATCCAGAAGGTAGGGGATACATATTAAACTCTTTAACACAGGGTTTAACAGGTTCCCAGTACTATTTTTCAATGTTAGTAGCGAGATCGCAATCTACGGATATAGTTTGTGAAACATCTAGAACCGGAACACTTGCAAGAAAAATAATTAAAAAAATGGAGGATATGGTTGTAGACGGATACGGACAAGTAGTGTACGGTAATGTGCTATTAAAGTACAGTGCAAATTACACTAAAATATTAGCATCTGTATGTAAACCCGTTGAGTTAATTTTTCCACACGAGTCGATGACTTGGTTTTTAGAAATAAGCGCTTTATGGGAAAAAATAAAAAGAGGATTTATTTATTCACAGAGACAAAAAATAACAAAAAAAACTTTAGCTCCGTTTAACTTTTTGGTGTTTATAAAGGAATCAAATGATGATAGTTTTATAGGTGTAAAAAAATTATACGATATGATTCAAAGCGTTATAGAGGACGTAAAAGAAAAGTACTTTTTTACAATTACAAATATTGATTTTATAGAATACGTGTTTTTAACTCATCTTAACCCCTCGAGAATAAAAATATCTACCGAAACGGCTGTAACCATCTTTAAAAAATTTTATGAAAAGCTAAATTATACGTTGGGTGGTGGTGCTCCAATAGGTATTATATCAGCTCAAGTATTATCTGAAAAATTTACACAACAGGCACTGTCAAGTTTTCACACAACAGAAAAAAGCGGCGCCGTAAAACACAAACTTGGTTTTAACGAGTTTAACAACCTCACTAATTTAAGTAAAAATAAAACAGAAATAATTACGTTAATATCTGATGATGTATCAAAATTACAAAATGTTAAAATAAACTTTGAATTTGTCTGTTTAGGTGAGTTAAATCCAACGATAGACCTTAATAAAGAAAACGATATATTTAACATTGATATTATCGTTAATAGGGTTTATATAAAAAGAGCTGAGCTTACAGAATTAGTAGTCGAATACATGATAGAAAGATTTATTTCGTTTAGCGTTCTCGTTAAAGAATGGGGACTAGAAACTAATATACACGACGAAAATAATATAAAATATACAATATATTCAAAATTTATGGAACCCGAAGAATTAAACCTTAATAAGTTTATGATGGTTTTGTTGGGAGCGGCAAACAAAGGAAAAATTAGTAAGTTTAAAATACCAATATACGATTATGTTTATTATGAAGATTTTAACAAAACAAAAAAAGTGTATAAAATGACAGTGGAATTAATGAACTTAAAAGAGTTAGGAACATTCGATTTAGAAAACGTAAATGTTTATACAGGAGTGTGGAATACATATGATATGTTCGGAATTGAGTCCGCAAGAGGCTATTTGTGTGAGTCTTTACTGAATACATACGGAGAAGGATTCGATTATCTGTACCAACCGTGCGATCTCCTATCTAGTTTAATATGCATGAGTTATGAACCGGAATCAGTAAACAAGTTTAAATTTGGATCGGCTACCGCGTTAAAAAAAGCTACATTTGGTGATAACAAAGCATTATTGAACGCTGCACTTCATAAAAAGTCAGAACACGTTAACGATAACAGCAGTTGTCATTTTTTTAGTAAAGTTCCAAAGATAGGAACCGGATATTACAGATACTTTGTTAACCTAGAATTATTGACGAGATTAGAGAAAAAACTTTCTACAAAAATTGCAAAGCAAAGGGTTGAAAAACTAACTGAATCAATAGATGATTTTTAAGTAACGTATTTTTCAATTACTTGTTTTCTAAAAGATGGATTTTCCAAAAACGCACCCCTTTGTTCCCTCATTGAATGATAAACATGTAAGAAGTATACAAAAGCAGGAATATCTTTGTCTCTCTTTGTCATTAAATATGCCATAATCATCGCGCCGCTTCTGTTTACGCCGGCAACGCAGTGTACCAAAACGGGATAATGATGTTCATCGCACTTAGATAAAAAGTTTGTTACATAATCAAAATGTTTTGTTAAATCTGTTGTTTCGTTATCTAGTAACGGCATATGAATTATGTTTACAGATGAGTTGCAGATTTTATATTTTTCAGTTGTTAAGTTTAATATGTATTTAAATCTTACTCCCGATTCATCTATAGAAATAGCATCGTTATAATTTCCCAAGTATACATAATCTGTAACTCTTGTCATTACAGTGGGAGCTTTTGCCTTAGGTAGCAACCCAGTAGACTTTAATAAAACATTTTTGTACATGCGATTTTTATCCATTTATAATACTACAAATGGACAAAACAATATTAACCGTCAACGGGTTAGAGTTAGAATATGTGCGTGAAAAGGAGGCAAAGAGTATACGTGCTGCTAAAACTTCAACACTTTGTTTTTTTGTAATTATATTATCTGCAAGCATTCTGTTGTTCTGGTTTCAGGTGTCTAAAAATTCTTTTTTTTCAGAATTGGCAAAATATATCAGAATAAAAAATTCAGTAAAGGGTTGGAGGCCGTTAGTTAATGCAAAAACAAAGTTAGAAAGCGATAGAGGAAGATTAATGTCGTTAAATAGAAACGATTTGTTTTCGTTTAACTGTTTAGATTACGGTCCTTATTTTTTGGCAACACGTATAGATAAAAAAACATTTTTGCCACAGGCTATAAGAAGGGGTGATGGAGATGCATGGATGGTTAAGAAGGCGAACAAGGTAGACCTGTCGGCTCAACAGTTTTGTGAATATATAGTATCAAAATACGATGATACTATCACGTGTGGATTTGACATGATGGACAAAATAGGATATAGCGGATACTTTATGGATTCTCACTGGTGTTCGGAATTCCATAATCTGTTAAATTAATCTATATTATGTAAGAAAACATGGCTCCAGATAAAAACCATAAAAATTTTGAGTTTACCTCAAAAATGAACAATATTAATATAAGTAATATAGTTATTACACCGACAATGTTAATATCAAAAAGCCCAAAAAATGAAAATAATGGGTGCGTTACCGTGTAATACGCATCTGGAAACCTACCGGCTACCCAATTTTCTAACCTGTTTAACATTTTGTTTCTTTTTTCGTCAACCCTTTTATACGACACAAACCTAGTATCGTGTGTTATGTATGTAGAAGAGTCGTTTAATACTTGCCTGTTTATTTTTAAATCGTTTTCTATTTTCGATAATTCAAAGTTTAAACTTGCAGAAATTCCACCATTTGATTTAATGTTGTTTATAAGCGCCATAGCGGTAGATACTCTAATTATGTATGCTGACAAGCTAAAATCATATCCTCCGGTGTACGAATACATCGATTGCTTGTAGCCCTGATTTAATAGTGTTCTAACGTTGTTGTTATACATTATTTCTCTTAGTTGCAGAATGTCTATTTTTTTTTCAAACATGGAAGAAATACAGATGTGAAGCGTTGTTAAATCGTGTAAAGTGTTGTCATCCTCAAGTACAACAAAGAACTTTTTTTCTGGATCTTTTATTTCCACGTTTGTGTATTGTTCCCACAAACTAAAATGTTTAGATAATGATGTTTTTAACTCTTGAGAACATACCATATTACATAGACTTGAAAAATAATCCTTAAAATTTTCAACTCCTCCGCTGTTTTCTACTTTTTTCCAAATATAATAGTTATAAGAAATTTCTGTTAAACTTTTTCCAACTATTGGTTTTGTATCATCTTTAACTTTATCTAGCTCTATATCTTTATTAGAATCATACTCGGGAATAACACTTTTTATATTACGGTTTACTATCGGTATAACGTAAATGGGAACATTAATCGATATGTCATTTTTTGCCATTTAATTATTAAAATTAATCACGTACAACTCTCTAATTCTGGTTATGTTTTTATCAATCCAAGAAGATACATCACCTACATAGTTATGTAAAAACATATAAAATGAATATTCTAGTTTTTCTCTTTTTAACGATTTATTAAAGTATACAAAAACATCGCTATTTGGTAACATGTAATATCGTAATAAGTTATAACAGTTTACTTTATGCTGAACGTGAAAAAAATCTATTAGTTCGTCATCGAACGGAAACGGGTCTCCAAATCTAAAAACGTATAACGACGGAACAGAGTAATAATATTTTAATACATTATTTGTAAATAATGTTTTTAAAGCAATTATTAGCTTTTTTCTCTCTATTTCTATTTTTAAATGCGTTGGAAATATAACAAGTTTTGTAGCATTTGTGTCGTTATATCTAATTAATACTTTTAATTCTTCATCTGTTGTTAGGCTTTTAAATTGCAAAAACATTTTTTCGTTAAATTTAAACGTATACGTGGGTCGTTCAATATTTTTGTTAACCTTTTTTTTAATGTCTGGCAGGGTCATCGTTTTAACGATTATCGAACAGTTATTAAAAAACTTGATTTTCGTTAGCGGAGGATCCAATATTTTAACTTCAACATCGTAACTTGGTTGTTTTTCTGATCTTTTAATAGAAATTAACTTTTTTAACTCTATCAATATTCTGTTAAAATGAACATTAAGCTCCTCTGGCATAATGCTGGTGTAGACATCGGTTAACAGGGTTATTGTGTTTAAAAAACCTTTTTCGCATATTTTTGTTTTTAACAAAAAATCGTATATTATAACAGATAGAGCATATTTAATGGATGTTTCATCTATTTGTTTTTTTTTAGCATTCATATAAGATATAATGAAATCCGCACTGCTATTTAAAACAATAACGAGAACTACTATGTAGTTCAAGTTTAAAATTTTAGACGAATAAAATAACTCTGTAGAGGATACGTGTATATCAAATAAATTAGCCGAAAGACGTAAAAAAAATACACCTTTTTTAATTTCATCATTAAATTTTTTTTCGTATTTTTGGCGCTTAGAATTTATATCTATTAAAAAATTTAATATCAGTCTGTTAATGTTATATTTCATTACCCATGTTTGAGACTTCATTATATTATCAAAAGACATAATTATATTAAATATAAACCTTTGACTGTGAACAAAATAACTATACGGCTCGCTTAAAAATATAGATTTGTTAAACGTAGAAACTACAACGTTATTTTTAATAACGTCGGCAGCGTCCAAGTTAAACGTAGGTACGTTCATTCCACATACGTTACAGTATGCTAATCCGTCCTCGTAATAAACGTACTCTCTTGCAAAATTATTAATTTTATTAAAATAATCTATATCTATTTTCATGGCATCTATTAGTTTTATTTGGTGTTCGCAAGGTAATGTTTTTATAGTCACATCGTCTTTCCACGAAGATGGTTCATGGACCTCTATTTTGTTAGTTTGTTTACAATCTCTAAAAAAAATCTCTTTTTCATGAATAAGATCTGGAAACAAATCTTTAAGGTAATGATTTGATAAAAAGATATAGCTGTATAAATATTTATTTTTTAACTTTGGAATAATTACTTTTCCCCAATCTATTAAACTGTTGTTTTTATCTTCTGAAAATGAGTTTTTATAAGTTTTTCCTGTTTCTTCTAAGTAAACATACTTTACGTCCAAAAAATCCTTAATAACTATCGGTATTGATAATCCATCAACCTTGTATAGATATATATATCTCATATTTAATTTTTTTTTTGATATCGGTATTCCTATGTGTCTACACAAATATGCAAAGTCCAAGTATTTTTTTGAAAATCTTAACCGATCTATATTTTTTGACACATACTGTATCATGTACTTCATGTTGAATGGAATTTCCCTAATTTCTGGCTCTGTGTTGGAATCGAATACGGAAGCGATATCGCTAGTTCTGTAATTTATACTTATATCGCTGTTACTTTCATCGTTTACCAAGACGTTTATTCTTTTTTGTCGTAAGTACATGTCTAAAGTGTTAAAAAACATGTTATACAAGTTAAATGTCATTTCATCTGTTGCTGAACTTTCATTTATAAATAAACTAGATGATACTTCCTCTTTAATGTTTTGTTCAAACTTGTAACCTATGTATGAAAAAATAGATATAAGGGTTTGATCGTCAACATCTATGTTTTGTTCTATCGTCGCGTAAAGTAACCTGATATCTTCTTCCGTAATCGTTGATACATTGTAAAGATTTACAACGAATATGTTTTTATTTTTTGTTATAAAATCAGAGTAGGATTTTGTATCTGTTTCGCTTAAAAGGTACGATTTTATTTTTGGTATAATGTCTATTAAAACGGTTTCTTTTGATTCCATTTAACGTATGTAACAATAACCTTACTTTTAGTTATGTTATTTAAAAAACAAAAAGTTTGAAATCTCAAAAATAAAAAAACAGAAAAACAACTACTGTTCATGAAAATATATATTAATAAAACAGATACTGTTTAAAAAAACAAGCTAATTAAATTGAAAATAAATATTGCAATATAAATATTTATTTTTACAATGTCTTGGTCAATAAATTTAGGTAACGGAGGTGATAATTTTAAAACATTAGATGAAATAAGAGCCCATGTTAAATCAACTACAGAATCTGTTGACGAAGTAACTGAAGAAATATTTCCAAGTGATATAGAAATACCAAGCCAAAAAACACCGATTAAGAAAAGAGCAGTTACTCGCAAAAAGCAAACAACTGTTTCAAAGCCAAAGTGTTCCGGAAAAGAAAAATTAATAAAACCTGAATCCGACAATGAAAAAACGGAAGAAAACGAAAAATCCAAAGAAAATTTATCTAAAAACACTAATTCTGATGAAGACATAAACGATTCCGACTTAAAAATAGCAACAGATAAAATTATTAAAGATCTTAAGGTTTTAAATTCTAGAATATCAGCTATATCGACGGTGTTGGAAGACGTTCAAGCTTCGTCTGTGTCTAGGCAGTTTACGTCCCTGGGTAAGAGTGTAGACGTTTTAAAGGCAACAATAGAAAGTGGAAAAACTAAAGTCACAAGAAAAAAGCCAAGACACGACTTAAAAAAATAATTTTTAAAAAATGAAAGGGTTATATTACAACGATGGAAAACTATTTGAGGACAAGGAACTTACTATGTCCGTTTCGTCTGATAATCCAGCATACGAAATATTAAAAAAAATAAAAATTCCTTCGTATTTAACGGATGTAGTAGTTTATGAACAAACGTACGATGAATCTCTAAATAGGCTTATTTTTGTTGGATCTGACTCCAAAGGAAAAAGGCAATATTTTTACGGAAAGCTTCATGTAAAACAGAGAAACGATAACAGAAACAATATTTTCGTAAATGTATACGGCGTCATAGATAACATAAATCGTTTTATAGATGGTAACATTACCTCAAAAAAGAAAAACGATACTAATTTTCAACTCGCTGTTTTAATGTTGATGGAAACTAGTTTTTTTATTAGAATGGGGAAAATGCGATACTTAAAAGAAAATAAAACCGTTGGTTTAATAACGTTAAAAAATGAAAATATTATTGTTAACAACGATAAAATATTAATAAAGTTTACGGGGAAAGATAAGGTAGTTCATGAATTTGTTGTTTATGAGTCTAATAGGCTTTATAATCCGCTCTTAAATCTTGTTAATGAAAAAAACCCTAATGGTTTTTTGTTTAATAAGTTAAGTGAAAAAAAGGTTTATGAATTTATGCGTAAATTTAACATAAGAATAAAAGACCTAAGAACATACGGAGTCAATTACACGTTTTTATATAATTTTTGGTCAAATGTAAAATCTATAAACCCGTTACCAAATACAAAAAAATTAATTAGTATGACAATAAAACAAACTGCTGAAATAGTTGGTCATACACCGTCTATATCTAAGAACGCGTACATGGCAAATACCGTTATAGATCTTTTACAAAAGTCAGACATACTAAAAACCATTAGGGAGATAGATTTTAACGAGTTTATGAATTTAGTTATTGGTTATGTAAAAAACAAAAAAATAATATAATATTTAAATGGATGATAAGTTAAAAACAATATCGCTCACTTTTTTTTCTGGTGAATTATCTCCGGTGGATATCGTCGCCATAAAATTGTTTTTACTAAATAAGCGCCCAATAGAAACGGTTTTTTCAATAGATGGTAAAAACAACTTTGTTTTAGATTTTAACTATGGAAGTTTTTTAGCTTCCAACTACACCAATATTAATTTAAAAAGATTACAACGGGACGAGTATATAGTATACTCTTCTGATATAGCCAAAGAGTTAACTTTATACGACATAATATGTGATAACGTTCAAGATTACATAAATAATTCCAGTAAACTGAAACGAGTTGTTAAAATATATAAGTGTAAAAAACAAAACATAAAAATAAAAGAAGCCAGGAAAAGCTTAAAAATAGCAACTAAAAGAGGCGTAGATTACGACTATATAAAAGACTCTTGCGTTTTAAATAGTAGGTAACTAACTAAACTACGATGGATGACAATAACTTAAAATTATCATTATCTGATTACATTAACAAATTAATATGTGTGTTTAAAACTATTAAGTATCCATTACCTACCGAAGACGTTAACAATGAAGTAGAACTTGTATTTATTCGACCTCCGTTAATAACATTGGGAAACGTATTAAATATATCTTCTGTTCAGGAATCGTTTATAATGTTTACAGTTGGAAACAAAGAAAAAAAAGAAAAAATTAGAACAAACGTTCCATTATCAAAAGTTCACGGCTTAGATATTAAAAACGTTCAGCTAGTTGAATCCGTAAATAATATTATTTGGGAAAAAAAAACTCTTTTGTCAGAATACAAAGTCAACGATAATTGTTTAATAAGACATTCGATAGAAGAAAAGCACGTTTTTTTAGACTACAAAAAATATATATCTTCAATAAAGCTTGAACTAGTTAATCTGATACAAGCGAAGATAAAAAATGTAAAAGTTGATTTTAAGTTAAAATATTTTTTAGGATCTGGAGCGCAGGCAAAGAGCTCTCTACTACACGTTCTTAATCATCCTAGATCGAAACCATCACCATCTTTAGAGTTTGAAATCGTTAATACCGATATAAATATTAACGAAAACGAATTATTTAATGAGTTGCATGCTTTGTTTCGTAGCATTTTTATGAATTTACCAGAAAACGTTTTTTTGGTTCCAAATTTTAAGAACCCATTAAAAACATACATGTTAAAAAAACAAGACATATCAGGTATAAGCTTAGATAACTTATACGCCACAACAAAAACAGATGGAATAGGCGCGATTGTAAAAATTAAACAAAATAAAATATATTGTCATTTTAGTCACATTAACTATTGTATAAAGTATTTAGCAAATAGAACAATGGAAAATGAAATAGTTATATACGGTGAAGCATTAAAATATAACGGTAAATGGAATATATATCTTATTAAGCTAATAAATCCAAACTTAGAAAACAGAATAATGGAAAAAGATTTTGTTGATGAAGAGTTAAAAGGTATAAGCGATAAAATTATTTTTAAGGTTAAGAAGTACGAGGGTCCTTTTTCGTCACACTCCGAGATAATAGATTTATTAACTTTTTACTTGCCTATGCAAAAAGAAGGAGTTATACTGTTTTACACGGAAGGTAAAAACTCAAGCTTTGATTACAAGATTAAAAACGACAACACAACAGATCATATGGTAAATTTGGTGTACAGATACATGTCTAGCGAACCCGTTATATTTGGAGAAAGCAACACGTTTGTTGAATTTAAAAAATTTAGTGATGAAAAGGGATTTCCTAAAGATTTTGGAACCGGTAAAATAATATTAACTGAATCCGTTAAGTATTTAAACAACATATACTGTTTAGAATTTAGTAATGTGTACGACGACGTTGGAATTAAAAATGTTGTGGTTCCCGTTAAATTTATTTCAGAATTTTCGTCTAAAGGTAACATAATTAAACCGCGAATAGATAAAACAATGAAGTACATGTACTCAGACTACTACGGAAATCAACATAATGTTGTGTTAGACCACGTTATGGATCAAAACATAAAAATAGAAGACATATTTAACGAAGAAAAGCTTTCGAATATTGGAAAAATTTACGCAAATGATAAATACAGGCTAAATCCAGAAACATCTTATTTCACAAATAAGAGAACTAGAGGTCCGTTGGGAATTTTATCTAACTATGTAAAAACGTTGCTAATATCATTGTATTGTTCAAAAACATTTTTAGATAACCCTAATAAAAAAAAAGTTTTAGCCGTAGATTTCGGTAACGGCGCCGATTTAGAAAAGTACTTTTATGGAGAAATATCGCTATTGGTTGCTACCGATCCTGACTTTAAAGCGATAGAGAGGTGTAACGAACGATATACAAAATTAAACTCTGGAATAAAATCAAAATATTACAAGTTTAACTATATACAGGAAACGATAAGATCAAATAGTTATGTATCGAGCGTTAGGGAGGTGTTCTTTTTTGGAAAGTTTGATATAATAGATTGGCAATTTGCTATTCACTATTCGTTTCATAAAAAGCATTACTCTACGATAATGAAAAATTTATCGGAACTAACCGCTTCTGGGGGAAAGGTGTTAATAACTACAATGGATGGTGATAAATTACACGACTTAAAAGATAAAAAGACGTTTATAATACATAAAAGTTTACCCAGTAGTGAAAATTACATGTCCGTTGAAAAAATTAATACAGAACAGGTATTAGTATACAACCCATCATCCATGTCAAAACCCATGGAAGAGTATATAGTTAGAAAGACAGACATAATTAGGGTATTTTCAGAATACGGATTTGAGTTAATAGATAATGTCGATTTTAGTACCATAATAAATAGGAGTAAAAAATTTATAAACTGTGTATCCAAAATGGAAGAAAGGCAGTCAACAAAAAACTTTTTTGAGCTAAACAGAGATGCTCTTAAATTTAACTCATTAGACGTTGAAGAACTATTAAGTTATTACGTCGTTTATGTTTTTTCTAAGAGGTAAATAGTAATGCGGATATCTTAATAAATCATTGTCTTTTTTTCCTATTTTAAACGAATTAAACAAATCCAACAATATTATTTTTACACTTAACGGGTTGTCTTGTATATCGTTATTTACGCTGTTGTCGTAATACAAGTTAACGGTTTTAACTGGTAGGAGTGGTTCTAAAGATTCAAAAAAACTATTATTTGGAAAAATTAGTTTTATTATTTGTGGCCTGTTACCATATATAAACTTTACCGCTCTAAATATAGTCTTGTTATCGAATCTTAATAGGTTATTATAAACATGTGCTTTAAACGGTAACCCATTCGAGTTTCTTTCTAAAAATATAAAATGTTCATTAAAAAGTAAATTTATTTCATTTAAAAATACAGCGTTACAATTTTGAATTATACTATTTATTTTTTTTACTTGTTCCATGGATATTTATATTGTAAAAGATAATCTTTATCCAGTTATTTCCTGTAAATCGAACGAGGCGTTTATAATTTTGGGAAATCATGATTATTTTTTAAACCTGATACTAAAAAAACTAGAATCTAAAACAACTTTTTTTGTAAAATACATCGTTAATTCTGACACATATGGTTCTCTATGCTTGAAAATGATAGATTCGAGTTTTAAAGTGAACGATAAACTGGTATCCGTGGATGAGTTTATATCACTCGGGTACTTTCGTCATTGGTGTACTAAAAAGTTAAGTACTATTGATAATTTAACAAAAAAAGATCGAATGTTAATACACGATATTACTTTTTTAGAATGTGCTTTATGGAAGCGAATACTGTTATTATTTTGTCCAAATACTATTAATGAATCTCACGAGCATTTTTTAACAAACCCATTTATTTTTATAGATAGTAGAGATATGTTTAATAACTTAATATTAAGATCTGCAGTTAACTCATTTATATTCAAAACTCCAAATTCAAAACTGGAATTACTTATTAATCATATTTTAAGTGAAAAAGTTTTGGATAAAACAACTGCTTTGGTAAATTTAAAAGATGTAGTTAATGTAAATCTCGCTACAAAGTTATACGATAGAAACATGTTTAGATCATTTGTTTACTCCTGGTTTAATATACAACTAAACAACTGTTTAGAAGATAAAAATGTAAAAACAACATTTAACGACGTAGATGAATTAATATGAAAACAATAAAACTGGAACATAAACCGTACGTGTTAGAATATCACGAAGACTGGGAACCTGTAATCGAACAGTTTAAAATATTATACGACGAAGTGGCTAAGTGGATAATAAAAGATGAAACATCACCAAAACCTGAATTTTTTTTCCTACAATTTAAACTTCCGCTTAATGATAAAAGAGTGTGTGTTTGCGGTATAGATCCGTATCCTAGAGACGCAACAGGAGTTCCGTTTGAATCTCCAACTTTTTCAAAAAAAACAATTAGGTACATAGCAGAGTCTGTTTCAAAAATTACAGGAATAACCGATTATAAAGGATATAATTTAAATAAAATAGAAGGTGTATTTCCTTGGAATTATTATCTCAGTTGTAGGTTAGGAGAAACAAAAAGCCATGCGTTACATTGGAAAAAAATATCAAAAATGCTATTACAGCACATATCTAAGCATGTTTCTGTATTATACTGCTTAGGAAAAACGGATTTTTGTACAATAAGGTCTATATTAGATAGTCCCGTTACCACGGTAGTGGGATATCATCCCGCTGCCAGAGATAAACAGTTTGAGAAAGATTGTGCTTTTGAAGTAGTAAATGTTCTGTTAGAAATAAATGGAGAAGCACCAATAGATTGGTCTCAGGGATTTACATATCATTAATATTTAGTGAAAATTTAACTTAATGATTAATACATCTATATTCTTTAGTGAAATTTTAACTTGGTAATTTAAAATGGCAGGTTCCATATCTGACAACGAACACGTTTTTGTATTAAAATCTATAGGTGTTCCATCGTCACACAGGCAAAGCGAAGACCCCAGGTTTGTTGACATATTTACATGCCAAGAACTGGAAAGTTATATAGAAAAAAATCCCACATGTACTTTATTCGAAACATTACGTGACGAAGAAGCGTATTCTGTTGTTAGAGTATTTTTTGATGTTGACTTAGACGCTGTTCTCGATGAAATAGATTACATAGCAGCGCTTGAAGATTTTATTTTAGAAATTACAAATTTTGTATCCAGATTTTCAGTTTTAGAATGTGATGCAAATCAAAACATTGTTTTAAAATGCATGAGGTCAAACTTTTCTTTAACAAAGTCTACTAATAAAAACAAAACCAGTTTTCATATGATATTTCCCGATGCGTATACAACTATCAACACTCTTATTGCTATGAAAAAACCTTTATTGGAATTTATTAGATCTTCTGAAAATCCCCTTGTGAGATCCATTGATCCCGCAGTTTATAGAAGAAAAGCAACACTAAGGATAGTGGGAACGAGAAAATTTTCAAACAACGATAGTGTTCACATAAAGCAGCCTCCTCACTGTGATATTTCAGATTATCTATTTACGTATGTAAAATTTCACAGTAATAGTTGTTATTTTTCCTTGTCAAAGAGGTTGGAGGACGTGTTACCTAGTTCCTTGTGGGAACCTAACTATATTCCTTTCAACGAGGCGATTAAAAAGGTATCTAAAATAATAATGAATGATATTATCAACTTAAAGGATTTGGATATTAATAATTTTACAACTATACCATTAGTTATAGATTATGTAATGCCTTGTGCTTTATGCAAGAAAAAATTACATAAGCACCATCATCAGTTATCTATGGGAAATGGTATGATTAAAATATATAAAGCTGGAAATCCACATAGTTGTAAAGTGAAAGCGATAATGTTAGAAGGGAATAAATTATTTACAATTTCTCAACTAATAATGGATGCAAACGTAATACGTTTAACTGAAAGAGGAGATCATATAGTTTGGATAAAAAATTCGTGGAAATTTAACAACGAAGAAAACGTAATAACTAAATTAGTTTTAAACATGAAAGATCAATTACCTTTAGAGTACACACCGGATATATTATGTCCTAGAAAAAGAAAAGTTATAGAAAACAATCTTAAAGATATGTTAGTAGATACAGTAGAAACAGATACATACCCGCATATATTACCTTTTAAAAATGGTGTTTTGGACATAACAAGCGGAAGCTTTTACTACGGTGAGGAATCAAAAAAATTTATCTGTACCGTTTCAACAGATTTTAATTTTGAAATGGATAAGTTTTTAGATAACGATTCTAATGAAATAAAGGAGCTAACTTGCATTATAGACGATATACAACCTAAAACATGCGAAAATTTAAAAAATCGCGAATTATACGAACGTACTTTATCTAGTTGTTTATGCGGATCCACAAAGCAATGTATAACGTTCTTTTTTGGTGAAACAGCAACGGGAAAATCAACAACAAAAAGACTTTTGCAGTCTGCTATCGGAGATTTATTTATCGAAACCGGACAAACAATTTTAACAGATTTAATGGATAAAGGTCCAAATCCGTTTATTTCTAATATGCACTTAAAAAGATCTGTATTTTGTAGCGAATTACCCGATTTTGCATGCAGCGGATCAAAAAAAATAAGAGCAGATAATGTAAAAAAACTGACAGAGCCATGTATAGTTGGCAGGTCATGTTTTTCAAATAAAATTAATAATAGAAATCATGCTTCTATAATAATAGATACAAATTACAAACCAATTTTTGACAGAGTTGACTGTGCATTAATGAGGAGAGTGTCGTTGATAAAATTCAGAACCCATTTCTCACAACCTACTAATGTAGAAGCCGCCAAAAGCAACTCCGCGTACGATGATGTAAAGCCTTTAGATGAAAACTTAGACATGAAGATTCAAAAAAAGTGTTACAGATTTGCGTTTTTAAATATGTTGGTTAAATGGTATCAAAAATATCACGTACCGACTATGAGGCTTTTTCCTACACCTGATGCTGTACCCGACTTTGCATTTCAACTTAAAGTATCGTCTATAATAGTTGCTAGTTCTAGCACACACATTAATATGATATCAAAATTATCAAAAATAGGTTATGTTATAGAAAACGACTTAATAGTTTTACCTTCTAACTTGTTTCAACAAAAGTTGGCTGGATATTTTAACGTAAAGGTTCACGGTCATGATATAGAAAGTTTTATAAACAGGCATAAAAAGTTTGCTAACGTAAGTGAAGAATACTTAGAGTATATATTTATAGAAGACATTACATCTAAATGAACCTAGAAATAGTCGACTTATTTAATGGTCACGTAAACAGCATTCCAAATATTTTACCACATCAGTTGGCTACTCTTGACTATTTGGTAAGAAGCATAATAGATGAAAATAAGAGCGTGCTTTTATTTCATATTATGGGATCTGGTAAAACAATAATAGCGCTTTTATTTGCACTGGTAGCATCGAGATTTAAAAAAGTTTATATTTTAGTTCCTAATATAAATATATTAAAAATATTTAACTACAGCATGGATGTTGCAATAAACTTATTTAATTCAGAATACATTTTAGAAAATATTTTCATCCACTCTACAACAAGTTTTTATTCTCTCAACTACAACGACAATGTTATAAATTATAATGGGTTATCAAGATATAACAACGCCATATTTATAATCGACGAAGCTCACAATATTTTTGGAAATAACACCGGAGAACTCATGACTGTTATTAAAAATAAAAATAAAATACCGTTTTTACTTCTTTCCGGATCTCCAATAACCAATACACCAATAACTCTGTCAAACATTATTAGTTTAATGTCAGACGAAAATATTAATTTTGGAGATATAATAATTCAGGGTAAAAAAGTATTTCAAATTTTGTTAAACGAAAACGGTGTTAATGTTTTAAAAAACATATTAAAAGGAAGAATTTCTTATTATGAGATGCCATCTACAGATTTACCCAAAGTACAGTATCACGGAAAAAAATTTCTGGATACCAGGGTCGTATATTGCCACATGTCTAAACTTCAAGAAAAAGATTATAACAATGTTAGAAAGCTTTGTAATAACGAAATGTTTGAAAAAAATATGAATAACGTATCGTTGGCAGTTCTTGGACAATTAAACTTTATCAATAATTTGGATATTTTATTCCAAGAACAGGATAAAGAGCTTTATCCAAATTTAAAAATTAGTAATGGAATATTATACGGCGACGAGTTAACCACGTTAAACATAAGTTCAAAATTTAAATATTTTATAGGAAAAATAACATCTTTAACGGGAAAACAGTTTATATACTTTTCAAACTCTACATATGGTGGTTTAATAATAAAATACATAATGTTGAGTAACGGGTATTCTGAATACAATGGATCTCAGGGTACAAATCCTAAACTTATTAACGGAAAACCAAAAACATTTGCAATAGTTACCAGTAAAATGAAATCGTCTCTAGAAGATTTATTAAATGTATATAATTCACAACTAAATAAAGATGGAAGTCAAATAATGTTTTTGTTTTCTTCTAACATAATGTCAGAATCGTACACGTTAAAAGAGGTTAGGAACATTTGGTTTATGACGATTCCTGATACTTTTTCACAGTACAACCAAATACTAGGCAGATCAATAAGAAAATTTTCTTATTTTGACATAAGTAAACCGGTAAATGTTTATTTACTTGCAACAGTTTACGCTGATTTTGATGACGATATAACATCCTTAGAGGATTATAGTTTGGATGAAATAAACACGTTACCCTTTGATATTAAAAAACTGTTATATCTTAAGTTTAAAACCAAAGAAACGAATAGAATATATTCTATTCTTCAAAACATATCAGATACGTATAGGATGCCTCCCCACCCGTACATCGTGGAGCTTGTTTTAGGAGAAATAGTTAGGCAATTCTTTTATCATCATTCTAGAATAAGTTTTGATAGTAAAGAATTAATAAACGCTATACAGTTAGTGTTACCAAACATTGACATGGCAAAAAAATATATAAACGAAGTAGTAAATGGTCATTTTTTTGTATCAAATAAAGTTTTTGATAAATCGTTATTGTACAGATACAAAAATGACATAATAACTGTTCCGTTTAAACTTTCTCACGAAAGGTTTGTGTGGGGTGTTAATTTTAGAAAGGAGTATAATGTTGTATCATCTCCATAAAACTGATTAAATATTAGTTTATAAGATAAATAATGTCAACATTTACCAAAAAAGTTTACCTACCTATAACTTTAAATCCTCACGAACTTACTTTGGATTTAAAGCAAAATATAAAGGACGCGGTAATAAAATCGTATTTACACAGGGAGTCTGGAGGAGTCATGGCAAAAAAAATAGATATATGCTTTGAAAACGAATTACCGTTGGGAGAAATTATCAATAACCATGTCGTGATAAAAGTTCCATGCTTGGTAACGTATAAATATTATAAGAATGGGGACGTAGTCAGGGGTACCCTAAACATAGAAAATGAATCAAACGTTACTATATCATGCGGAGACTTAATATGTAAATTAAGTAGGGACTCGGGAACTGTTTCGTTTAGTGATTCAAAATATTGCTTTATAAGAAACGGAATAGCTTACGATAACGGAAAAGAGGTATCTGCAGTGTTAAAAGAAGAACAACAAGGAACCGAGTCCAATTTTGTTTTTTTGGCGTCTATACTAGATTAAAATGAAAAATAATTTGCTAGTATGGGGGTTAATATAGAAATGGAAAAAAATAATTTTAACACATCAGTTATGTTCGAGACGTCAAGAGAGTTAGTTGTCGTTGAGAAGGTAAATGATGTCCCTTGTTCAAAAAACACACACGTGTTTGCGATCTGTATTACCAGCGATAACAAGCCTTTAATAGCCGCTAGGAGAACATCGTTTGCGTTTCAGGAAATTATGATGCAAAGAAAAAATCCTAAAGCTACTTTATTTGTTAAAAAAAGTTTTTTAAAATATATGTACAGTAACGAAATTAAAGAAATAAATAGGCGATTAGATAACGGTTATATAGTTTCTTTCAACCCGTTGTTTGAAGAGTTGATATTACTCGGTGGAAAGATTGACAAATACGAATCCGTAAACGATTGTTTATCTAGAGAGATACGAGAAGAAAGCGACTTTCACTTATCGATACGACAATTTGGTGATAAACTTTTAAAATTAACAATATTTGATAAACTTTTTAATAAAACGTTTATAAGCTATTGTACTACGTGTTTTATAAACGAGTCATTAGAAAAATCACTATCTTTTAACATTTACAATGTAGAAATTAGAGAGCTAAAATCTTTAATTGATTGTGTGAAAAACGATAAATTTAATTATCTCTCGTTTATTTATAATACATTGATTCATAGTAAATGATGGAACATTATTCTAATTTTTTTGTTTATATAACGCAAAATAACAGAAAACTTTCAAAAACGTATACGATAATTGATGATTCACAACGAGTTTTTGCTACAGGATTCAATAATCAAGTTTTAAAGTTTATTAAAAAAATTTCCGTATGCGCTATTTTAGTAACAAGCGATAATAAGTACATAGCTTGTTCCAGAAATAGTAGTTTCTTGTTTAGTGAAATAATTAGATCAAAAAATCAATTTAGGAAAAAAAGATTATTTTTAAAATATCCAAATTACTTAAAAAAAACAGAACGACAGATTCTTTCTTCAGAACTGAACATAAAGCTGTCGCATGATATAGAAAAGGATTATAGCAATATTATTTTTCCGGGTGGTATGCCAAAAAATGGGGAAAATGTACTTTCGTGCTTATCTAGGGAAATAAAGGAGGAGATAAATGTAGATAACAGGCATATTTTTTTAGATTTACGATTTTTTTTACATCTGCTAATAGAAGATTTATTAACGGATAAAGTTTATGAAACAATACTTTTTATGGGAAAAACAACTTTATCAAGCAAGGAAATATCAAACAACTTTTTATCTAACAAAGAGATTAAATCGTTGGTTTTTTTCGATAAATCAGAAGATGGACTAATTTGCGAAATAGTTAGACTCGCATTATCAATATCGAAGTTAAAATGTTTTGGCAACAACGGAATAAAATGCTAAACGTTATTTTGTGTTATATAATGTACACTAACTTATCGTTATGTATCTTTATTATCGGATTAATGGGCATATTTTGTATAAAGTTTCCATCAACATCAAATATTTTACCGTCAGATGTTTTAAAACCCTTGTGTATAGTTACCATTCTAGATGAATTAGAAAACCATATGTTTTGACCCTGTGCTAACTGAACAGTCCTTTTACTTTTTACATTAACGTCGACGACTCTGGATGTCAACGCTCTCCAACCAGACTCATCATTAATTGGGTAAAAATCTTTTTTGTTTTTGTAAATCCACTCTATCGACGACTCCTTAAAAACCTTAAAAAGTTGGAAAAATTCTTTTGATTTTGTCTTAATTATGTTAATTAAATCTTCGTCAACCGTAGGTTCTCCGCTAGATAATCGTGCTATTATAAAATATACGTTTACGTACCTTCTGTTCGGTGGCGTATTTGCGTGACTGTTTAGTCTTATCGCTCTACCAACTATTTGTTTTAACGAAGCTTCGTTCCACGTCATATCTAATATAAAAATATCATTAATAGAAAAAAAACTTATTCCTTCTCCTCCGCTAATTGAAAATACGCAAACTTTTATTTGTTCTCCGTTTGTGTTAGATTCTTTGTTAAATTCAAAAACATTTTTAATTCTCGTATCTTTTGTTCTAGATGAAAACTCAACGCTTGTTATACAAAATACAGAAAAGTAAACTAGCAAAACCTCTATACCCGATTGGTTAATGAACGGCTCAAATACCAAGCATTTGCCCGGAGATGCTAAAATTTTTAAACACACCTCGGTAAATTTACAACTTTTTTGTCTTAACTCGCTTAAAAGCGATATATCTAAAGGATTTGAATCGCCTGTTAATCCCTTTCCCGATTTAAATAATTTTATTGCGTTATTTGAAAAACTTTTCTTGTTAACGTAATTAACAAAATCCTTGTAAAGAGCACCGAGTTCCAAAGTTATTTCGTCTATGGTTTTTTTCTTTTTGTCGGGAAAAGAATCAAATGAAAAAGTGGCTGCCATCCTCCTGTATATTCTAAATGACGCTATTCCAGATTTTATTTCTGCAATTTTTGCTTTTTGGTATATGATCTCTTGTTGTTTTGTCATATTAACGTAGTGCATGTATACGGTTTTTTTGGCAAATGATTGAGACCCTTCAACGTCATCAAAAATAGAAAATTCATCATTTACTATGTATGAACATATTCCTCCAAGTTTATCTATTAGTTCTTTTTCATTTACCAAGTTTTTATTTTCAAACAAAGACTGAAACTGTATTATTTTTGGCCTAAGAAGATTCACTATCATCGTGAACTCTCTAACGTTATTAACTATAGGCGTTGCCGATAAGCATATCATTTTGTTGTTATTTAACGATATATTTTTCGATAGATAATTATACACAGATTTTGTAGGACGCTGCTTACCGTCCTCCTTAATTAAGGATTTAGAAATAAAATTATGGCACTCATCGAGTACCACACAAACTCTACTTCTTGAACTTATGGTTTTTATATTTGTAAAAAATTTGTTGTGAAAATTTTTATCATCGTAATTTATAAATATGCAGTTTTTTATTATTTCCGGAGAGTACTTTAAAATTGTATTCATCCAGGGATCTTCAACTAAAGCCTTTTTAACTAGCAACAGTATTGTCCAGTTAGTATATATATCTTTAAGGTGTTTTAAAATAAATACAGTAGTTATTGTTTTTCCAACTCCGGTGTCGTGAAATAAAAGAATCGAATGCATAGTATCTAAACCTAAAAAAACTTTTGCAACAAAATGCTGATACGGTTTTAAAGTTATAGTGTCAGATCCTAGCATTTCTATTGGCATTTTTTTCATTCTATTTAAAGCATAGTCGATATACGCAGCATGTTGCCTACTCATTTATCTATAGTTGATTTTTTAATTAATATTATAACAAAAGTTTTGTCAGTTTTTTTTGATACTCGTTTTCTATGCTTTTTGATTCAGAAGTCATGCTAGAATATAACAAAGAATGAACGTAATATAACGATTCATAAACCTTTGTTGAAAAATTTAAAAACTTATCTATGAACTCTTTATCTACAGAATCTTTTAAAATACTAAACTGGACATTATTAGATTCTTTCCAATTTAAAGATTTTGTTACCGATCGTATATGCGACATAAAGTAATCGATATTTTTTTTGCAAGCGTTGCTCGCCACTATAATCGCGCTATCCTTTAGCCAGCTGTCATTGGCACACTTAAACAGTCTGACTGATTTAAACAGGCTACAGTATACTCTGGTTGTATCAATAACGCATCTTCCAAACAATGTGGGCAACTTTATTATGCAATACTTTTCAGATGACATTTCAAATAACGGCCTAAAAACTTCAAATGTTAACATTTTGTAATCGCTAATGTATAGATTATTTTCAGTTAAGTAATTGTTCGATTTTATCAATTCTCTATCTTTCTTAAAAAGTTTATTTTTAGCGCTTAAGTCTATAACAACTGCGTCTGCTTTTATTGTTTTTCCGTAAGATTTTACAGAGTGTATATTTAATATATCGTATACTTTTTCTAAATCGTTTTCCTGAACCATTATTTCATGAGTAAATAAACTTAGTAAGTCAGTTGGTAAGCGATTTAAATCATTAACCCTCGATAACTGCAAAAAATAGTTAGCTCCGTACTCTAAACTCGGCAAAGGACTATTTCCTAAAAAAAGATTAACATCTGGAAGATTATCGTAAAAAGGAAAAAGAGTATGCGTTCCTTCCTTAATACACTTTGCTATCTGATCCATTTACAAGTAAACATTTTGTTTTCATTATTGTGTATCTTGCTCTCCCGTTATTTTAAAAACGTTTACCCCGTTATCGTGCGTTATTTTATATAAATCGTTGCATACCAACACTAACTGTTTAGATACATAATAAATTGGGTTATTTGGATCAAAAGACGAAAAAACAACCCTAACTGATAACTTGTCTTTACCCCTGGACGGATTTGCTATAATGGTTGTAGGTTTAAAAAACGTATGTGGTGTAAAATTAAATCTAAGGGTTCTTGTACCGCCAACACAATTCGATAGCAGATCATTATATATATTCGATATTGGTCCCGTTTCAGAATATAAGACATCGTTACCGAATCTAACTTCCATTCTAGATATTATATCGGTCTTGTTTTTAAAATCTATTCCTTTGACAAACGGATCGTTAATAAATAAGTCTTTATTTTTTGAACATTCTGATCTGTTATCACCGTTATAAACATTTCTCTGGCATGTCCATAAACTTACGGGTATAGAAACATCAGTTATGTTAATAGAGTGTGATATATGAGAAAACATTATTCTTTTTGTAGAGTCGCTGTACGAACCCGTTATTGTAGAAAACTTTTTAGATATATTATACACAAATGAATTTTTTCTAGTTCCAAAAACCAATATATTCGTATGAAGATAAACTTTCATATCGCAAGGAACGTTATCTATTTTAACAAAAACTTCTGCATCCTGTATAGTTACAATACCGCAAGGTGGAACCTCTACTATTTCTGCAGAATTTGGAAAACATTTTGGTGATCCGTGGCTTACGGTTACCATGTCTTCTAAAAGCCTTTCGACAAATGCACATATGTAATCCCTTTCAGATTGCGAGTACCCCGGATAAGATATAAATCTGTTATCTGTGTTTCCGTAAAAAGGTTTTACGTAAACCGAAAGTGATGTAACAGCATACACTTCTGAAATAACCGCAGTAGATTGATTGATTTGACCTAAAATTCTTCTGGGTTTTTCTATATAAGATTGTTTTGTCTGTATGTTTTTTACCATGTAACCTATAAAACTTAATTCGGATACGTACACAAACTCTTTAACGAACGTTTCATAATTAAATGTAGAATCTCTTATTATTATATCAAAAACGGGATTAAATGTTACAGAAACAATAATTTTAGAATCTGAAAGTTTTAAACTACTGAAAGTTTTTTCCCTGTCAAATGGAGTTTTTATATATACATAAACCGTCGTGGACTCTTTTATTGTATCATTTGGAGATAAACCTGTCGATACATCATTAAGTTCGTGCGAAAATCCAGAATGCTTTAATGCCGTGTCGTTATCCCTACAGGATATAAATAAATCTTCGCCCGTTATTTCCCATAGTATACCATTGTTAGAAGAAATGGAAACGTGGTGTATAGCCTTATATCCCACGTATGGAACGTATCCAAATCTTCCAACACCCTTTACTTCTGGAAGATCTATACTTAAAACAAAATGACTTAATGCAGTTATGTATTGATCTCTAATTTCAAACGTAGAAACAACCTGTTGATCGGATAAACTATTAGATACCAACCCAGTTAATGTTATGTACTGAGGCATATACAAAGTTGGAGTATGACATTCGACCCCAAAAACATTATGTCGTTTAACATAGTCATCGCTTCCTATTAAAGAGTTTATAACTGTATTGTTCATTTAAGAAGCAAAAAGCTTAAAACAAACTACGTAAAGAAATCTGTATAGATTTATCGTTTTCTTTATAAAAACAACTACCGTATATTCCTTCTTTATTTTTTAACGTATTAATTATATTAACTACCTTTTCTGGATCTTTATAAAATACTAGCGGCAACAAGGTAATTTTTGGCTCTTCCCTAATTGCAACGTGAGATTTTATAATAGACGAAAATGAATCTCTACAAATACTTGAACAAAAAACCCCAACTTTACCCCCTTTCAACGTTTCAACAAAGTAATGAGGTTTCATAACTAAGTTTTGGTAACAAAACCAGCAACGATCAGTGTTTGTGTTTAACGACAATGTTACTTCTGCAACAGATCTATAATATTTAGGCAGAATGGATGACATTTCCTCTTCCTTAACAGTTTTAACTACTGATTTAGGAGAAGATATTACTATGTTTTGAAGACTAACTTTTTTAGCCATTTAACAATACTTATTGTTTTTATTTAAACGTCCAACGAACATGTTACAAATCTTTCATCGTTAAAAACGTAATCGTGTCCAAAATCAACAATAACCGATGCCTTTTTTTTGTTTTTCATATGATCTAAAAAATTTTCCCATATTAACTGATTACTGTTGTTTTTTGTATAATTTTTAACTGTTTGGGGTTTTAAATTTTTTGTTACAGACGTTATATCGAATATTTTATCTAAAAAAAAAGAGTAATTTATCGTCTTAGAAGGAGTGTTCTCTTGACAGAAAAAAACTAGGTGTTTAAATATTTCAACAACTTCGTTTATTTTTTCTGTAGTTAAGTTTATTTTTTCGTCTTTAACATGATTTATTATTTCAAATACCAATTTATAATCTTTTTTATTAATTTTTTCATGTGCCTTTAAAAAACTAGATACAAAATTTGCATCTACATCATCTGTAGATATTTGGTTTTTTTCCATAAGAGATAAAATCTCTGATATGATTTCTCCAGAGCATTGATTCGATAGTAGCCTTCTCAATACGTTTCTTAAGTGAATTAACTTATTAGAAACGTGAAAATTTGATCTTTTTGGTATTTTTGAACATTTTTGAAATACTGCATCGCAAAAAATGCAAAACTCGTATCCGTTTTCCGATACTATTCCGTTATGTGAACATCCGCTACATAGTTTTAAATTCATGTTAAAACCCTCCTTATTTCTTCGTCTAGTATTTTATATGTAAAATGTTTATTTCTGGTAGCAGATAAAAAACGTTTTAAAGTTTGTAACTTTTTAGGTTGATCTTCCAACATGATTTTCATTGTTTCCGAATCTTGAACTATGTATTCAAATAAGTTTGAAAAACATTTGGAGCACTTTTTTGGTTCATCTAATACAACGTTATATTTTAAATGCCAACTCATTTATATTAGTTTTTTAAAAGAGTTCAGTCATGTTTTTTGCGGTTATATACGGTTCATAATCCTGAGCGTATATCAATATACAGCATTGTCTTGATATAAGAGAAATCGCTTCTTCCATCGTTAGTATGTCATCCTCGAACATAGTAATATGATTCATTAACATTTGTTGTTTTGACATTGCGTATTGAGATCCTTCTCCCTTTATCCATTCATAAAAATCGGTATCGTCTACTTGGTTGTTTAGTTTTCTGTAATGGTTTTTCATAGCCCTAATCATTCTAGCATCTCTAGATGATTTATTAAAAATGGATAACGGATCATACATCCACGGTCCCATTTCCGTAAATAAAATAGTATAATGTCCTTTTAAAAATATGTCAGCGCTGATACTGTTGTTTACAGAACTGCATGTTTCAAAAAACTGATCTCCTAGTTTATAACACACAGCTGACCTTAACCTATACATTATTCCATTAATAACAATTTCTTGAGATACGTCTATTGGAGAATCGTTAATTAATGATCTATATCCCGTATAACACTCTCCACCAAACGTGTTTTTATGTTGTCGTCGTTCTACGTAAAACATTAAAACGCCATTAACTATTACAGGTGAATGAGAATGATTGTTAGCTATGGTACCACAATGAAAATTATTATCTAGCGGGTTATTTGAGTACATTCTGTATCCTATACTAGGAGGTGCAAACACTACTCTCCCGGAGTTTCCGTCAAACGTGAGAGAGTATATGTTACCAGAGTTTATAGATATTGGGCAATTTGAAGTAGTTATCATTTTCATTGGATCTATAACTATGTAAGGAACCGATTGAAGATGCATGTCGTAACTGTTAACAGATCCAGGTTTTGGTATAGATACTAATGCGGGTTTAAATCCAACTATCGATAAGATAGATGCCAACATCTGCTCCTCATCTGTCATTACTTGAGAGCAATTTGTATGAATTATCTTCATTAGGTAAGGATCTACGGCTTCTTCATCTTTTGAGTAAAATATTCCCATTCTAATATTCATAATTATTTTTCTTATCATCGTATGAATATACGCCCTTTGAATCTCTGTAGATATGACGTCGCTTATTCCGGTAAAGACGATAGGAGATTCTTCAGTTAACCTGTTAACCAACAACATGTAGTTATCTGGTTTTACTTTTTTAAAATCGTAAAGTTGTTGTAACAGACTATAACTATCTCCGTACACAAAAGTGTTTTCTAACGCTGGAAGTTTTATTCCAAACAATGCAACGAATATCGGATGTATAAAATAAGTAGAATCACAACTTTTGTAATGAAACGCCAAGTCTACAGAACTAGACAAGTCTGTAAAATGAATAGACTGAAACCGTGTTGTAGATAACAACATTTCATATTTTGACGGAGAGTATATTTTATCTAATTCCCTAAGCTGTTCTCCGATTTTTGGGTGAGCGTGAGAATGAATTAAAACTAAAGGATGAGTACTTTTAACAGACATGCTTGAATTTGATAATGAACTTTTAACGTGAGATAAGAGCTCAAATATTTCGTTTCTATTAGATCTAATAATGTTAAGTTTTCTCATAATATTTAACATATCTTGAATTGTAAAATTAGAAACATTGCACTTATTCTCTGTTAGGTATCTAGCTATAGCATCTCCATCTTTTCTTAAGCGAAGGTGCCAGTCGTGTGTTGATGCAACTTCGTCTATTGGCACCATTTCTACGTTATCTGGTTTTTTAGTTTGTTTACATATATCATCTTTTTCTTTAGAACTAGTAATCTTTCTCTTGATGGATCTAGAACGAACACCAGCATGTATATATTCTTCGGAAGAAAAATTTGACAATGAATTACAAATACCGCACGATGACGACGGAGTGGGTTGATGAATATGATTACCGTTTAACAAAAGCAACTGATTATTGTATTCTTTCCCTAGGTTAAGTTTAGAATTTAAAAATATATCATTTACATTATATTCCATTTATATTTGTAGTTTTTACCTAAACATTGTATAATATTATTGTTTTTAATATTATTTAGTCACTGTATCAAGTTACCTGTTTGAATTTTTTGAGTTAATTCCTTCATTATAGAATTAAGAGCATCCATGGTTGTTTCGCGAGCACTAGATATGTCATCCACTAATTTTTTAGCTTCTTCCTGTAGGTTTGATGTTTCATTTTTTACATGTTCGTATTCTTTTTTTATTTCTTCATCTGAAGTTTTAACTTCTGCGCAAGTATCTGCTACTTCGTTAATATTTGTGAAGTTATCGTTTATTTTAACGGGGGTAACTGCTTCTTTTATCCGTAACATGTTTTTTTTGGCTAATTGGTCCCTGATTATCTTTTGATATTGTGTTTCTTTACTTTTTAAATATGCGTTTAAATCGCTATTAATTTCTCTCCTATTTAAGTTAGGCTCTTCGTCATTTATGTTTTTTGCGGTAGAAACTAATTCCTTTGAATATTTGGTCATAAAGTCCATTTAAAGCACTCTAAAATTGAACTGGGATAACAACTATAAATGGATGATAGCGATGAAATCGTTAACTTTGCTTCAGATGAAGAGGATGATAACGATAATATAAGCGATTACGATGACGACAAAGAATCACCCGAAAGTAGTGATATATTATCTCACAAACAATCAGATTACAAGATAGAATCAGCGTCAATAAACGTAGATGAACAGTTATCGAGTTCAAAACAGTTAAGTAATAAAATAATGGCTATTAAAAAACGTTATACAAGAAGAATAAGTTTATTTGAAATAACAGGAATAATAGCTGAAAGTTATAACTTATTGCAAAGGGGAAGACTACCGTTAATATCTAACTTAACAGACGAAACAGTAGATAAAAACATGTTACATGTAGTCATAAGCGAAATAAACGAGGGTACGTGTCCTATTATAATAGAAAAAAATGGAGAACTATTATCCATAAACGATTTTGACAAAACGGGTATCAAAAGTCATTTAGACTATATTATCAATATTTGGAAACAGCAGGGTAGATATTAACTAAAAAACCTGTTTTTTGTTATTTTTATTAAACTGCTAATATCTATAATTTTTCCATTATGTTCTATTTTATTTTCATTAGATATCGTTTGTAATATCTCTATAATCTGCTGTTCGCGTTTTATGTATTCGGATGAAATTATTAATTTGTAAGAAGATTTATTTTCCGATATAAACTTTATTAATGACTGAAAATTGCGTACTCCCTTTTGTTTTATTTCGTCGACTGATATTTTTGTTTTTATCGAATCTAAAACATCAGTTAACAGACATGCTACTAAGGGGTTTGTCATAAGTTGTTGTTGTATTAGCACGTATAACTTAGAAACAACGTTTATAAATTTATGTGAATTTAAATTGTTATTTTGAAATAAAATAACGTTTCCGAGTACTTTTTTAAAAAATGATACGTACTTATTGTTGTCTATATCTATAGTCGGCATTTCAAGTTCAGAAACACATTTTATTCCGTAAATAATGCTGTTTGAAGATATAGTAAATATCTCCCTGTATTCGTTTAATTTGTCTTTATCGTTAATTAGGTTTGAATCAAACACAGCTATCATTTTTAACAGATAGTTTTCATCAGACAAAATCTTATTTATTGTTTTTACTATAAAACTGTAGTTATTTTGTAACAGATGATAGGCGCTGCTATCGCACGTTGAATTTTTAATTTGATTAACTATTTCTATAATTTTTTTTGAATCGGATACTATTTCCGCAGTATCCTGTTTTAAACTAGTGTACATGTTATTTAGCGATATTAAAGTTTGAACGTTTAACAATATATCTTTAAAAACGTTTTTAAAATGTTCTCTTTCCTGGTTGGATTCTAATCTGTTATACACCGATTTAACTACCGCTCCAGATTTTAAAAACCAAAAAGAAAATAATTTGTAATTACAGTATCTCATCATTAGAATCACATTTTCATCTGTTAAAGAAGGACATATAAAAGTTACCTTTTTTTCTAATATAGGAACTAAGTTCATTAATATAGAAACATCTAACTCAAAATTAGCGTCTAAAGTTTTTGTGTTAGTCTCTTTTTCTAAATACTTTTTACTTATTTCGTAGAAATCGTTATACAAGATTTTAAGTTTATCCATTATTTATTGTGATATATAGTTGTTTAATTTGTAATCTTCTTTCCGTGATTAGGATAATATTCTTCTAGTCTTGAAATAATTACAGACGATTCAATATTAACGTCTGATTCAAAGTTTAACATTATGTTTATAACCCACGTTTTTATAAACCTTTCTTTTGATTCGGTTATAACGTACTTAAATAACGGAGAAAAATATTTAGATATGTAATCTGACGTTGTTACGTTTTTAGTAAATGTCATAAATTTTGATGATAAATCCTTATTAAATTTAACACCATCTATTAAAAATCCATCTGTTGTAAGTTCCATACCTGAATCAGAACGTATAGTTACAGATTTTGTTTGTTTTGGAAACAGTTCTCTTAATATAATACTGTTAGGAGAAAAAGTTGATATAACATCTTTGTTAATTTTTTTTTTAACCAAAACTACCTCATGAACTATTTCTTGAACCAATATATATATGTTATTACCTATACTAAAATAATTCATTGGAAAATATATAATATCATCCGCTATTAAAATAGTGTTTTTATCGTTTACGAATGCGATAATATCAGATGTTGTTCGTAATCTTATTATGTCTCCGTTGCAAGACTTTACTACGTGATACCCCGTTGTTTCTTTAAGCCTTTTATTATCCTGTTCAAAAGATATTCTAAGTCCTTCGTTTAAAAAGGAATCAAAAATTATCGGTAAAAACGATATTTTAGATTTAGTAACAACTTTTCCAAAATTAAGTATGTAAGGGCTTATTATGTCATTACTAACATCCTTGTTGTAAACGCAAGAGGAAAATGTATCTGTGTGAGACTGATCTTTTAAAAAACAACAAGGTATGCACATCTTTTGAAGCTTGTAAAATATAGATAAAAATCCAATACTGTTATACTTCCCCATTGGATCTATACATGAAAACATCACACCGTTAGAATTGATAAAAACTTCCAAACTTTTAGATTTATAAAAACAGTTACTTATTTTTTTCATGTCTACATCTAACGAAGATACTATTACCGGTTTTCTATTTTTATTATTTGTGTTTTGGCATATTCTAGACCAGTAAACCGTCTCAACTTTTGTGAAATCGGAAGATCTTTGTACGCTGTTAAACATACTGTTTATAGCAACAACTAAAAACGTAAAGTATTTTTCTATGTTAGGAATGTAATTTTTTACCTTTATGGATATGTGGTTTTTAGCTAATATTATAGATATTTTTTTATCTGCTGAAAGAAGTATGTTGTTAGTTGCCGTTTCTACAAACACAAAACTTGTTTCTATATCTAACTTTATCCTAGAGGTGATAGGCGTAGATAAAAAAACTTTATATGTAACATCTCCTTTAATTCGTTCCATTTGAGCGTTTATATCCGAAACCAATTCTGTAAATAGTTTGACGTTATTTATAACTATCGTGTCGCCGTCGCTGGAGAAAGCTAAGCAACTATCACTATCCCAAACTGATAGGTTTAATTTTTCATCCGTTAAAATAAAATGATTTCCGGTCATGTTTATAAAATACTCATCTGATTTGTACAACAGCGATTTGTACGATGTATCAGATTCGTTTATCTTTTTAATTATAGTCATCAGACCTGTGCTTTTTAAATTTGTTCTAAATATATTATTAAACTTTGACTCTATATTCATTTCCAGGTCCAAACTGTTAAATACGTCTAACAGATGATTTTCAAATTTTAAAATGTTACTGTCAACTTCTTCATAAGATCCAAACTCTAACATGGGAGTATCTTTAGAATTTGTAACCCATATAACTAAAAAATCGCAAGCTCCGGGATAAATATTATACAAAAAACCGTCAGATCTTATTAACGTTTTTCGTTGCGTATTAGTAAAGGGATTAAATATTGTGTTATCTACATAACTAAATTCCAGGTTATTTTTGTGAGAGTAAATAATTATATCATCGTTTATGTTTAACAAATTAGACAGGTAACCCTTTACCTGACGTATTTTTAGCGTTAACAGAATATGTCTTTTATGAATTTCAGGATTATGTATGTTTAAGTGAGTCTTTAAAAAATAATAAATAGATGATTTATCGTCAAGGATTCCATACGGTGTTAAATATAATGCTCTTTTTATCTCTTGTCCTTTTCCAACGTAAATGACTAATTGAGGACTGATTGTATATTTCATTTTTATTTATACTCGTTAAAGTGAAAAAATACTACAGATAACCAGCAATTATTAATATGTTTGATCCCGTGCCAGATTTAAATTTGGAGGCATTTGTTGAAATAGGAGACGTGACAGTAGATAAAATAAAAGCTAGATCTGAAGAGTTGTCATCGTCATTTGTTCCAAAAAACAAACGATTATTCATACACAAGACAAAGAACGAAGAACGAAAGCTTTCACTTAGATTTTTTATTTCTAGGGTGTATTTTTTATCGTACAAAGAAGTAAATTATCTTTTCAGGTGTTTAGATTCTATAAGCGACGTTTCTATAACAAAAAAAAACAATGTAATAGTCGCTCCTTATATGGTTCTTTTAACTATGTCATCTAAGGGATACAAATTTACAGATTCTATGATTGAATTATTTTTTCCGGAAATATATAACGAGCACAGTAAAAAGTTTAGGTTTAATTCACAAATATGTATAATTCAAGAAAAGTTGGGATATCAAACATGTTGTTATCATTCTTATGAATTCGAATCGTATTACTCCACTGTAGCATTAGCGATCCGTAACAATTTAGATAAAGATATTTTTAACACGAGAGAAGAAAGCGAATTTGTTAGTTCGTTATCAGAAATAACATATAGGTTTTATCTAATTAACCTTAAATTTAACTATATCCAATGGAGTTCAAGTACTGGATCTGTTATTAATCAAATGGTTAACAGCGTTATACTAGCAGTTTTTGAGTTTTTAGAAAAATGTACAGTAGAAAACAAAGTTTTCACCTGTACATTAGCTATAGAAACAAAAGTTCCGGTAAAGTTATTAATTGACAGAATAACACTGATAAAAAAATTTGTTTTAGCTTTAAAGTGTACAGATTCGTTTAAAGTAAGTAAGCGCGATAAAAGGGAAATATATAAATACTTTATCATAACATAGCTATTTTTCTTGGTCTTTGTCATCTATATTGTTAAAAATTGAAATTAATACCACACCGAGAACTAAAAACATAATCATACTAAATATGGATCTTGCTATAACAAACCAAAAGGAGTTTGGTCTAAGTTTGTTTTCGCAAAAGTACATAAAAATATGTCTAAACATGTCTATTGCGCTATTAGCTACCTGAAACAGTGCTAACCCCCCTATGGATTTTAGTATTGCAAAATAACAAGACATTTATTCATTGTCAAAACCGATAGAATTTCCATTGGATATATTAAGATTTTTTTTCATGAAATTAAAGTACGCTTTACTCATTTCGTTATAGTAATTTGTCATGTTAATTATTTTTGGTTTGATTACTTCGTAGGATTTTCTAACTTCTTCCGGACCTATTTCTGTATCATCAATTGTTTTTCCGCTTCTTCTAACTATATAAAGTATTGCTTTTAACGTTTCTATCGATATTAAGTCTTGGTATAAAGACTGTGATAAGTTAGTAAAAGCTTTAAACTTCTCCAATATGTCTATTTTAACATCGTCGCTGAGTTTTGCGTGAAATATTTTCTCTATCGTGTATATAGATTTTGCAAGATTTTTAAAAATTAACGCCATCTGACACGAGCTCTGTTTCATATCGTTTAGCTGTTTTTGAGATGTGGATGCTACAGAGTTCATTGTCTGAGATACTAAAAACGTATTTTTTTTCAAATGTGTATCTTTTATCGCGTTGTTGATAAGCTCCGTCACCTCGTTAGTAGAATCACAGTCGTCGGAATTGTTAGATATATTGTCTATAAGCTCGCTAAACGACACGGTACAAGGTGATCCTCCAGTAGTTATTAACTTATCTAAGATGTTTAAAGGCATGCTCTGGGTTATTGAGTCGCCGTTGATATTACCGCACGATATCAGCTTTGAAAGATTGCTTTTAAACGCAATATTTTCAGGACTAAAGGCATCCACATTAAGCATTTCGTCTGTTGTGTTTGCGGAAAAAATTCCTCGTACATCTATTCTATCTAGTATGTTTATAGGTTCAGATAAATGTATTATCGTTTCTTTAAAGCCATCGCTTTCTTCACAAGAAGCTTTGCAGTCTCCTCCGTAAAAAAAGTAATTTGGAAAAAAGTTATGAGTAAAATAATAGTTTTGGTAGTTTTTGTAATCTCCAACAGATACCATAAAATTTAAAAGATCGTAAGATGCAGAAATGAGCTTGTTAGCTTCTTCTTTAGAACAGCTCGATTTAACCAGCATGTTATATATGTATTGCTTTGTAACTCTAGGTCTAACTATTATAAATGTATGATTGTTACTGGCTATTATTGATTTTTTAATACTTACCTTAAATCCCATTGAAGAAAATAGCAATACGGAGAAATCTTGATATGATTCTTTTTTAATTAAATGTGGAGAACCTTCATCGTTTAACTTTAGTCCAGCATAGAACATCAACACTTCCTTTATTGCACGTTCAGGAGATGTATTTGTAACAAGTCTCAGTAACTGAAAAAATTTCATAAAGTTATTTTCTGATAAACCTATATGCATCGGTGCAGATGAGCTCTTTTTTGGAAAGTCTTTACGTGAAATAGAGTTTATACTATTTAATGTTTCGGCGATAATATCTGGAACAGTTTTACCGCTAACAACTCTGGGTAACACACACACCCTTAAAGGAATCTCGTTAGCCGACATAATATCTGACAACATTGAACAATAAGTAATGTTGTTTTTATTATATAATCCCATTACATAACATGTAGAGTTGTAAAAAATTATGTCAGATAACTTTTTTTGCCTATATTCCTGGTAATCCATACCGTCCCAAAATAGCGATAACTTTGATTTTAATTCTTTAGATCTAGATTTTTTTGCTAACATATTAAGTAATGTGATAAAGTAATTTCTGTTAGATGATATGTCAACAAAAGATACACCTATATTCAAGTTGCTCTGAACAACGTTTCCGGCATTATCTCTAGTTAATATTGCTGCGGTATTATACACGTAAAGATCTGGGTACAACGATACCAATTCCGGAACATTGTCCTGAAATCTTAAAGATGCGGCAATAGAAATCGGATCGGGGGTAGAATTAACTAAAAAATCGTTATTATAAGTTATATCTAACGTATTGTAATGAGTAGAAAAATATTGATAATACAGTAAAAAATGTTTTATAGACATCGTTAAAAAATCCGCATTTTGAGGGGGATTTGTTGCAGGCAGCTGAACTTTATAGTGAGTCGCTGACTTTTGAATTTGAAAATCTCTATCGAAATTGTTTATTGAAGCGTTGGTTAACAACGATCTCACTCCTAATAAATTTTCAAAGTCTCTGTAGAATATAACTCCGTTAGATTGTCTAGCTCTAAATCCGTAAATAGAGTTAGTTATAACATCTTTATAGAGTAAATTAAGTAAATAAGTATTTTCAAAATTTAAATCCGGATATAGATTGTTAGAATATAACGTATCAAAGTAACCCGATTCTGGTTTTACATATCCACCTATAAATCTTGATTTTACTTCTGGCTCCCTTAATCTGTATAACATGAGGTACTTTGTAAAATTAGGTAAATCGTTAAAACTTCGAGTGTTATGTATAGGGTTTTTAGTTTCATCGGATCTTGTTGTAACGTTTGCAGAATTAATAAATCCTGGAAAAATTATGTTCTTAAAAAGTTTTGAGCTTGAAAAAGAGTCTAAAAGATAATTTATTCCTAATTTTTCAATAGATGATTGTACATCGTCAATGTCTGCGGGAGACCCTAAATTCGGATTCATAAGTATGTCAAACGAGTGTACAAAAGACGTTTTTAATTTTTCACATACCTTATAATCTAAACATAAAGATGGTAAAATAGTCGATATTACCTTAAACAGGTATTCAGAGTCCTCTAATTGGTCAAGTGTGATCACTGTATTAATGTGCGTCATTTATTTAGTATTAAATGACAACCATACCCGTTACGGATATTATTAACGATTATACAGTTACAGCGTTTTCAGAAGATGGTTATCCGTCCAATAAAAATTACGAAATAACTACCGGACAATTATCCATACTTAGAACCGTCAATGATAAATTGCTTGCAAAATCAAAAACACCTTCACCGTTTATATCCGATATGTGCAAAATAACTTCTCCGGAAATTTTTATACCCGGAGAAGATTCCCCCGTTACTATCATAGAACACGTATCTCCACAAACAAAATTTGTAAATAACATGCGTTCGGAAATAATACTATCCGAACAACAACGTCATCAAAGACTTAACATTAAAGTTAGCGGTTTGGATTCTATAATAGAAAAGGAGCCGATAGAAACTACAAAGATAACTTCAATTCAATCGCATACTCCGTCGTTAGGCACGATATTCGATAAAGATAAAAGGATAAAACTTTTAGAAGAAGAAATAACAAATTTAAAAAATAAAAACGTAAACGGTTCTTCTAATTTAGATAATTTTACAAAATTATTGTTTGGTAAAACAGCTGCTTTTAAATCATCGGAAATAAATAAAAGAATAGCGATAGTTAATTACGCGAGTTTAACAAAATCGGAGTTAACGTTAGAAGACTTAGATGTATGTTCAGAAGAAGAAATAGATAAAATATATAAAGCTGTAAAACAATATAACGATAGTTATAAAAAGAGAATAGTAATAACACACTTTGTAACGATAGCGATAGTCGTTATAGAACAAATTTTAGTAAAACTTGGTTTTGAAGAGATAAAAGGATTAAGTGCGGAATTGACTTCAGAAATAATAGATATAAACATAGGCGATGATTGTGAGGCAATTGCCGTACGAATGGGAATAAGTAACAGTCCAATATTAAATATAATTATATTTTTAGTCAAAAAACTGATAACTAGAATTAAAATATGTTAATTATTTCATTCCAAAGTCTGAACAACAATCGTCGGTAGGTTCGGATTTGTGCAACCCTCCCTTTATTAATCTCTTAGCTTGTTTTTTAGTTACCTTTTTACCAGCGTTAACAGATTCTATACCTAACAAATCTTGATTTATTTCTCCAACCATACCTTGAACATCTAACTTACCTTCTCTTACAGTTCCGTAAACTATTTTTCCTCCATTCGTAACAGCTTGCATTATCTGAGGAGATTCTTCGTACCCAAAAACATTATTTTTTTTTTTTGGAGCACAGTTGCTCTTCATTTGACATTTTGATTTTGGAGAACCGTAAGACTTTTTTATCCTACACGTGGTTCCTGCGGATATTTCCTCATTAGATGGTTCCTTAACTAAATTGGTTTTTGTTCCCTGTTCTCCGCTTATGTGGGCAAGAATTGTACGTAGCTGAGGAGTTAGCTTGTTTATTGTTTCTATATAATCGTCATAGCTGCTACGTGCCAGTTTTTTGTCTGCCATTTAATAGATAAAAAAGTTAAAACATTTTATTTTTGTTTATTTTTGTTTAATTAAATTGACCGGAAAAAAGTTTATAAAAAGAATTTAAGTGATTTGGTTTTAACCTATCTACATATGAAGTTTTGATATCTTCGATCTTGTATTCTTCTTGTTTTTCATTAAATAAATTTGCGCTTTTTTTATTATACACTCCGTAGACTATCAGCCCTACGATCGCAACGCAGATAATAACCAGTATAATATCTGCAATCATTTATTGACTATAAGTTATGCGCTATGATAGACAAAAAATGGATTTATTATTGTCCGTTAAGTTCTATCTGACTAGAATTATATCTTCCGTTATCGATTACTATCTTACTAGGTTTGCAATATCTTCCCCACATTGAGTAAATTATCATACCTATGGTTATAACTATTCCCAGTACAAAAGATATTCCGCTTAAAGCTCTCCAGATAGTGACCGTAGGTTTGTTTTTAGAAAAATCTACAAAAGCAAAGATACAAGACGCGGCTAACAATATAATACCTCCGATTAATGCACCATTAAAGTAGTTGTTAATTGCACCCATTATGTCCATTTAACTAATAAAAATTTTAAAATACTGAATGTACAAAGTGGAATATAAACCACATAAATAATATGCATTGAACAAAAAAAAATAATATCTAATTTTACTTTAGATGATAATTTTATATTTGCCAGTAACGCGATACATATTATTCCTAACAAGATAAATGGTTCGTAGTTAGTTATCATTTACTAGTCTAAAAGGAGGAGGTTTATTGTCACATTCAAATAGTATCGTTATGTTACCTTTCCAACACGTATCACGTAAGTAAACGCATATCTTTAATAATTCCGTGATACTTGGATTAACTATTAGTACAGATATTAAATCTTTATTTATCTTAGAAAAGTTACTATAAGTGTACGAATTGTTAACAGGAAACTTTAAATATTTACCATTTTTGTTAACTAAACACGATGGCCATTTAGAGTATACGATAACTGTTTTATCGTCTACGAACATTTATATCTTGTGTTTTAATTTTTTTTTTAGAGTATATTAATACAAAGTAAAACAGAACAGCTAAAACAGATAAAACTACAAGTAGTGTTATACCGCCACCAAAAATAGGAGAATTTTTAATTGTCTGTTTTTTTGGATTTCCAGGATCCACATCTCCAATTACGGCGTTGTTATTATAACAGTTTGCTATTAAACTAGCGCTTGAATTTTCCATAATTAAAGAGTTTATGTTTATGGTACAACCTGTGTATTTACATCTAGATCGTTGAACATCTTGGTCAAATAAAAGCCATTTTCTATCTTTGGTTTTATCTGTACATTCGTGTAACCAACAAACCTTAGGACCTAAAAAGTTGTTTTGTTTAATGTTATTTGGAGGAAATACACACCAACAGTTTCTGTTAAATTTGTGTTTTTTACAAAAATTGATTAACGCCGTGTCTCCAAACGTATAAAAATCCGGGCGTGCAACCATTATAAACTCAGAACAAAATCTTTGATCCATATGATCGGAACATATATCTGAGTATGTCTGAAGAGCTATTTTTCTTTTTTGTCTTAGCCATTTTATACATTGAGAGCTATTGGGATTTTTTTTGCAAAACTTCGACATTATTAAATCACAATGAGGTGTAATGTATCCGTTGTTGGTTATCTCTGGACATTTACTCGTATCCCTTGGATTGGTACAACAAGGTATTAATGAACCGTCATCTATTATAAAATCTTTCTTTATAAATTTGCATTGATATCCGTTAGAAATAAACTCGTTAGCTGATTTTGGGAGTTTGTTATCTATATAATCTTTTGTTATTTCATCATTAAATATTATCATCGAACCGGGTCTAAAGTTAAAAGATCTACATTCGTCGCCTTTAACCAATATATATTTATCTGCGATGGTTGAAGATATAAACGAACCACAGTGATCGATTGATGTATTTTCCGTTAAGCAGAATCTAGGTGTTATTTCCGTTAAACTATCGTCGTTATAGTTTCTGATTTCTTCATAGAAAGAAACTAGTTTATTATGCTCTGGATAATTAAAATTAATAAACATATACTTTTCATTTTGGTCTGCCAAGTTAGGAGCTACTTTCAAACTAGTTATTGAAACAGATGAACCCATTTATGGTTTTTTAATCTTCGTAAAAACTAGGATTTTCGCCACCGTATTTATCCCCTCCTTGAAATTCTCTAGAACACTTGGAAATCGACGATCCGAGTTTAAATTTTGTAAGGTTAAATGCGTATATGCAAAATAAAACTGCCAAAATAATATACGAAATAGTGTAAGCTGTTCTGGATAAAGAGTTTACTACTATTGTCACGATAGCCATAGCTACACAGATTATAGACATAACTGTTGTTTTGTTTGTAGGATTAATAATTTGCATAGATAAACAGTAAGCTATAACTAACGAAGGAAACGGAATTAGAGCAGCTGCCACAGCTATCATAATTACTGCTATAACGGGAGTAGTCGTTATAGCTAAAACAAATAATATCAGCCCTATTAGCGATTTTATATCGTTTCTAACTAGTATATCGGGAAAAGAACCCTTAAAGTTCGGTAAAGAAACCTTAAAGTTTCCGTCATCTTTTGGTAAAAAGGATTCCTCTTCTTCTTTTGTAAATAAATCTCTTTCAGAAACACCCGCTCCCGCTGCAAAGTCATCAAACATATTATAATAACTTAAATAACTCATTTATATATTAAAAAATGTCCGTGTGTACAGAAATAGACTATAAACTATACACTGAACTGAGGAAAATAGCTGGCAACTCACTATTTCTATTTAACGAAGACGGTGATTTTGTAGAAGTTGTTTCAAATTCATCGTTTAAGTTTTTGTTACCCGTTGGGTTGTTCTCATCAATGGATATACCACTTAAAAAGCCCATAGAGTGTAATACGGATAACGATATAGAACATTCAAAAAACGTTGTTATGCCAAACTTGTATCCTTTTCAGGAGCGTGTGGCGTCAGAGGTTTTATCATCAATTAAGAAAAAGGTAGAGCTTAAAAGACCAATGTACGTTACTTTACATCTCGCGTGTGGGTTTGGAAAGACGATAACTACATGTTACCTGTTATCTGTTCATAAAAAAAAAGCTGTTATATGTTTACCTAATAAGATGTTAATAAATCAGTGGAAACGAGCAATAGAATCCATAAATATAAATCACTTGGTATCCGTAGATGGAGTTGGTAATCTTCTTAAGGAGCTAGTTAAAAAGCCAGCAGACATACTAATAATAGTCAGTAGACACTTATCTAATAAAGAGTTTTGTAAAAAGATACACGTAGATTACGATGTATTTGTATTAGATGAATCGCATATGTATAACCTTATGAATAACTCAACGGTTACGAGGTTTTTAACGTATTACCCTCCAAAAATTTGTTACTTTCTGACAGCGACGCCTAGAAGGGTTAATAGAATATACTGTAACGACGTGATAAACGTATCTAACAGCTCGGATTTAAAAAAGTATATTAAGATCGTAGAGTTTTTCTTTGAAACATATTCTTCAGATACTATAAGACAAATGGTTAAAAAACTTAACACTAACTATAATAAGTATCATATGTACACTGAAAAAATTTTAGCTGAAGACGTACCCAGAAATAAACTAATATTAGATACAATAATTTACGACTTTGAGAAAATGATAGTAAACAGATTAATAATTGTTACAAAACTACGAAAACATATGATGTTCTTTTATACTAATCTTATCGAAAAATTTGGATCTGATATAGTGTATTTGGGAGACGCAAAAAATAAAAATATTTCAGATATAGTTAAAAAGATAAAATCGATAAACAGATTTATATTTATCTCTACAACAAATTATTCTGGAACAGGATTGGACGTTCCTACTTTAGATTCTTTAGTCATATGTTCTGCTGTTATGAATAGCATGCAGATAGAACAAATTCTTGGCAGAATTTGTAGATATTCAATATCAAAAACTAGAACCGTTATCGTATTTCCAAATACGTCCATAAAGGAAATTAAACACATGATAGGGTTTTTTACACAAAAAATTATTACACTAGCAATAGAAAAACTCGGTTTTAAAAAAATAGATAAAAAGGGAAATAAGCAAGAGTTTGCTCTTTGTAAAGCATTTAACTTACAAACCCGCTGAGTAACCTAAGTTCCGAACCGCAAGCTGAACAAGTTAACACGTTTCCTTTTCCAGCTACCTTTAGTTCATCCAACGAAATTTTTGTAATATCTGAAACCTTTACCAGTTTTGAATGACACGAAGAACATGTTACACAATCGTTGTTATTTTGTATTGCGATTTTTGGCTTTCTTTTTTTTCTTTTTGCTCCCCCCATGTCATCCATTTATTTATGTAGTAAAAAATAAATTTAAGTAAGCCTTTGAGCATATGTTTTTAAAATCCTGTGTATCGTTACATGATATATAATTATATTTTTTAACGTTGTTGATTTTAGAACAGTTAATCGGGTTGCCGACGTTATCTACCACCATATTTGCCGTTATTCCTGACAAGTTAAAAGAATAACTAAATGCTTTTTCGTCAACACAAATAAATTTGTTACTTAACTGTTTATATTTTAAATACGAGTTGTATTCGTACTGGAGTTTTTCTAATATTGACGGAATAATAATATTAAAAATAAGAATGAAATAACATAATACTAAAAAAAGAGTTATCATGGCAACGTTTAGCGATTTAAAAAAATTAAATGAACTGTTACGTCTTTATAAATGTTTGGATTTTTCAGACAAATTGACCCGGGAAAAATATAACTCGTTAGTGGAATGGGCAAATAACACTTATTGGAAGATAGGTTTAACTAAGGTTATTAATTTTGAAACATCTATAACAAAGTATTATTCAAAAGATGTAGATGATAAAAATTTTGAACTAAAAAATGGCAAGTATATATTTTTACCAATGTGTTTTGGAAATACATTTATTTATTCTAATGGAACTATGATGGAACTAGGTTCCGGAAACGTTCAAAAAATAAATAAAAATTTTAAATCTGTTAACGACAAACTACTAATGGATAATCCAGATATTAATTTTCTTAAATTTGTATTATTTAACGGCAATTGGATACTAGAAGATGTTTTTTCTACGCATTTGCCTCCTACCGAGTTTTTAAAGATAGCCAGTAAATACATAAACGTGGTGCCGTACATACATATATATGTTAAAAAAACAACCATATTTGATGAAAATGATTATAACAGTTTAGAAGAGATATTTTTACCTATTAAAAACTTTTATATTAATTCTATATGTTATATAAAGGAAGGTGATCAAAAGAGAAACGTTATTGATTTTTATAAACTGGGTTATGTGAACGTAAAAATAATAGATATGGAATTAATAGGTAATAATTTATTCGTTCCAAAGATTATATCATCTTCTGGAAAAACGATACTAGTGAGAGACGTTGATCAGTTAATAACTTCTAAAGCTAAAAAAGGATCATTTGTTTCTGTAAGAATTAAAAAAACTTTCTATATGCTTAATGAAAAAATATCTACAGATAACGAAAGCAGGGCAGAAGTTTTATGTAGAATAATGAAGGACATGGGAAACGATGTTTTCGTAAACGGAAAATATTTATCAAAAGTTAATAATTTTAGTATTTGTAACTTTTCAAATGAATTAGGATTACGAGATTGCAAAAATGTAGAGGATTTTACAAGCGCTATTATGCAATCGGCTTTAATACGTACAAAATTTAAGACAACATCTACGTTTAATATAGTAAAGGAGTGCTTAAAATATCCTAGTGAAGAGTTTATAACACTCGTAAACAACATGAATTTTGTTATTGAAAATGGAAGAGTTAAAGATTTTAAGTTAAAAAACGTAAACTGTTTGAATAATCCGACGATAGAAACGATATATGGAAATTTTAACAACTTTGTTTATCTATTTAATGTTATCACGGATGTAAAAAATAAAATTGACTAATTACCAATGGTGGAAGTGGTTTGCGCAATTGACGTTGGTGTAAAAAATCCCGCCAGAACTATATTTGAGATAAGCGATAACGGTATTAAAATTATAGATATCTCAAAACTTGACTGGAGCTCTGACTGGGAAAAAAAACTGGCAAATGACATATCGCATAACAATTACACTTTTGTTTTATTAGAAAGACAGCCTAAAAGATCCCCTCACTTAAAGTTCATATATTTTGTTAAAGGATTGTTACATAACACTTCTACAAACGTTGTATGTGTATCTCCCGTAATGAACGGAAGTTCCTATAGAGATAGGAAAAAAAAATCTATAGATGTGTTTTTAAACTGGATGACTGTTTTTGGATTAAAAAATTTTATTCCAAAAAAAAAATTAGACGACGTAGCTGATAGTTTTAACCTGGCGATGAGATATGCTTTAAATAAGTGGAAAATATGTTACGATCCGTATATTAAAAGACAAAAAAATTAAAAAATAATATTTTTTGTTAAATATGGACGAGTTATTTTACTTTTTAACAACGATAGAAGATGATTATTCTAGAACTATTTTTAATTTTCACCTTGTAAAGTCTGGTGACGTATGCAACATATACGATACAATGAAAAATAAAATATCTTCCGAGACAATGTTCGAAGACATTGTAAAATGCGACGATGTTAGACGTAACATTAAAAAACTTGTTTACTGTGATATTCATATAACAAAACATATAATAAATCAATCATTGTATCCGGTTTACAACGTTGGTAACGTTTTTAATAAGTATTCTCATTTTTTTGATATAAACTCATCTCAAAGCGACGTTAGTCTTCGAACGGTTGAAATCTTTGAAAGAGACAAATCTTCGCTAATTTCGTACGTTAAAACTACCAATAAAAAAAAAAAGGTTGATTATGGGGAAATTAAAAAAACAGTATACGGATCAGGAAAAAATTTTTTAAATTATTTTTCGGGTAAAAAATCAGACGAATACATGAGTACAACAGTTAGGTATGATAATACAAACCCTTGGATAAAAAGCGTATCTAAGCGCATGAGGGTTGATATCGTTAATAATGCAATAATAACAAAGGGTAAAAGTTCTATATTACAAACGATAGAAATAGTATTTTTAAACAGAACTTGTGTAAAAATTTTTAAGGATTCTACGATGCACATAATATTATCAAAGGAAAGACGGGAACTAGGTTGTGTCGGTTTAATAGATAAACTATTTTCTGTGTATAAAATTTTGTTTCTGTTATTGTATACAGTAACAAAACAAAAAGAATTTAGTATTATATACAACACGTCCAATGAGATAATGACGTCAAATAGTTTTGAAGATAAAATAAAAATAATAAAATCAAAAAAAGACGATTACGGAATTAAAAATTTTAAGATTGGAATGTTTAACCTAACTTTTACAAAACCTATTCCATACACTGTGTTTCCATCTTTATTAGATAACGGAAGCAAAATTAAATTTTTTAAAGGAAAAAAACTTAACATCGTTGCTATTAAATCCGTTAACGATTGTAAAAAGTACGTACGTATCTCTAACCATATGTTAAAAACAATGCTTGACAGATCAAATATTCTTCATAATTTAAATATAGAATCTGCTAGCGTTGATCAGTTAAAAAGCTTGTTGAGTTAAAATGAAAAAAAACACTGTATTTGAAATGGACCAAGTTATAGGATATAAATTTCTTGCTCCCGATCCAAAAGTTGGAGTTTTTTACAGACCTTTACATTTTCAGTACGTATCTTATTCTAATTTTATCAATTACAGGCTTCAAGAAATACTATCTGTTAAAAGAACACTTTTATCGTTTAAAAATGACACAGAAAAGATAATGATAGAAATAGATAACATAAAAGTAACTCCTCCCGAGTATTCACCCATTATAGCGAGTATAAAAGGTAAAAGCTATGATGCGTTAGTAACGTTTACAGTAAATATATATAAAGAGGCGATGACGAAAGATGGAACAACAATTACAAAAATAAGTAGTTACGAAGGAAACGATTCTCACTTAATAAAAATACCGTTACTTATAGGTTACGGAAACAAAAACCCTTTGGATACTGCAAAATACGTTGTACCTAACGTAATAGGAGGTGTGTTTATTAACAAGCAATCTGTTGAAAAAATAGGGATAAACTTGGTAGAGAAGATAACCACTTGGCCAAAGTTTCGAATTGTAAAACCTAACACGTTTACTTTTTCTTTTTCATCTGTTTCTCCATCGTATGTTCTACCCACAAAGTACAGACATTACAAAATAATAATGGATATATCTCAACTCGATAATTGTTCTATATCGTCTACAAAAACGTTTATAACGGTTAATATAGTCTTACTAGTTCAGTACTTATCTAGAGTGAGCTTAGATTTTGTTAAAGGGAGTTTGTCTTACGATATGCCTAATGAAATAATTTATTTAGTAAATTCATTAATAGAGAGCACGAAAGAACTGATAAAAGGTATAAGTGATTTTGATTTAGACACTTATATAAACGATCTTGTATCCTCAGAGTACACAAAACAAAAATCTCAGTTGCAGTACGACGAGTTTAAGTACGAAATGATAAATAACTTTTTACCGCACATGTACAATTCACCAAACCAGTTAAAAGGGTTTTATGTTATTTCGTTGTTAAGAAAATTTATATATTGTATTTATTTTACTTATAGATACCCAGATAGAGACTCTATGGTATGTCATAGAGTGTTAACATATGGAAAATATTTTGAAATATTAGCACACGACGAGTTAGAAAATTACATAGGAAACATAAAAACGGATATGATAAACAATCATAAAAACAGAGGAACTTATTCGGTTAATATTCATGTATTAACAACGCCGGGTTTTAATCATGCATTTTCCGGGCTTTTAAGTGGTAAATTTAAAAAAACTGACGGTAGCTATAGAACCCATCCTCATTATTCTTGGATGCAAAATATATCCATACCTAGAAGTGTAGGTTATTATCCAGATCAAGTAAAAATATCAAAAATGTTTTCTGTTAGAAAATACCATCCAAGTCAGTACGCGTACTTCTGTCCTTCCGATGTACCGGAGAGAGGCCCACAGGTTGGACTGGTTTCTCAACTATCTGTGTTAACATCTATAACAAATATATGCACTAACGAATATTTAGATTTGGAAAAAAAGATATATAAATACATAAAATCGTTTAGTTACGAAGATATAAGTTATTTTAAAACAGGATACTACATTACGTTGGAAAATTCGTTAATTGCTTCATTAAACCCCGAGAAAGTTTATGACTTTGTTAATGATTTTAGGAGGAAAAAAAGAATGGGTTTTTTTGGAAACCTGGAAGTAGGTATAACTCTGGTTCAAGATCACATGAACGAAATTAGAATTAACATAGGAGGTGGAAGATTAATAAGGCCATTTTTGGTTATAGATGACGGAGAATTAGTTATGGATACAGTTGTAGAACGTTTGAAAGAAAAAATTGAAGATTTTACATTTTCTGACATATTAAAAGAGTTTCCCAACGTTGTTGAAATGGTAGATATAGAACAGTTTACTTTTAGCAACGTATGTGAATCTGTTCAAAAGTTTAAATCGCTTTCAAAAACCGAACGCTTTAAATATCATTTGTGCGACTTTCCTTCGGAATTTAGAGACGGATACGTAGCTTCCTCATTAGTGGGAATAAACCATAACTCTGGACCCAGAGCTATTTTAGGATGCGCACAAGCAAAACAAGCAATTTCATGTTTAAGCTCTGACATAAGAAATAAGATAGATAATGGAATTCACCTTATTTACCCGGAGAGACCTATAGTGTTAAGTAAAGCTTTAGAAACTTCAAAAATAGCCGTAAATTGTTTTGGGCAACACGTTATGATAGCTCTAATGTCATACAAAGGAATGAACCAGGAAGATGGAATTATAATTAAAAAACAGTTTGTAGATAGAGGGGGATTAGACATAATAACTGCTAAAAAACACCAAGTAGAAATACCGTTGGAAAATTTTAACAACAAAGAAAGAGTTAAGTCTACATCGTACTCAAAACTTGATAGTAACGGTTTAGTTAAACTAAACGCGTTTTTAGAAAACGGTGATGCGATAGCAAGGAATATATCGTCTAAAACCTTGGAAGACGATTTTGTTAACGATAACCAAATAAGTTTTGATATATCGGAAAGATATACTGATATGTACAAATCTAGGGTTGAAAGGGTACAGGTAGATCTTACAGATAAAGTAAAAGTGAGAGTTTTAACAATGAAAGAAAGAAAACCTATTTTAGGTGATAAATTTACCAGCAGAACAAGTCAAAAAGGTACCGTTGCGTTTATAGCAGACGAAGCAGATCTTCCTTACGACGATAACGGTATAAAACCGGATGTGATAATTAACTCAACGTCTATTTTTTCAAGAAAAACACTGTCTATGTTAGTAGAAGTAATATTAACTTCCGCATACGCAAGTAAACCGTACAACAACAACGAACAAAATAGACCTATATGTTTTCCAAGCAGTAACGAAACAAGCATAGATACTTACCTAGAGTTTGCAAAAAAGTGCTATAAATCAGTATATGCTAATTTAAACGAAAACGAAATAGACGATAAAGTATTTTGCGAAAAAATACTTTATGATCCGGAAACAGATGTTCCTTATAAGTCAAAGGTTTTCATGGGACCTATATACTATTTAAGGTTAAGACATTTAACTCAAGACAAAGCTACAGTAAGGTGTAGAGGAAAAAAAACAAAATTAATAAGACAAGCTAACGAAGGACGAAGACGAGGGGGGGGAATAAAGTTTGGAGAGATGGAAAGAGACTGTTTAATAGCACATGGTGCTGCAAATACTATTACTGAGATATTAAAAGATTCGGAAGAAGATTATCAAGAGGTATACGTTTGTGAAAATTGCGGTGATATCACCGCAAATGTAAAAGGGAATAAGATATGCATTAGATGCTCAAAGCAGAATTTATCTACTATTTTAACAAAGGTAGATACAACTCACGTTTCAAAAGTGTTTATAACACAGATGAATGCCAGGGGGGTTAAAGTAAAAATGGAGTTTGAAAAGAGAGATCCTATGTTTTATAAACGCTTAGACGTTGTAGATTTAACTCCTGACTTTTTATAAAATTAATAATTGTTTAATCCGTAACTTTTTCCAGTTTGAACATCTATTTTTTTGCTAAGAATTATCATATTTTTTCTTATTGTATCTGTGTGGTTTTCTAGTCGTTTTATGATATCGTTACTAATTGACCACTTATTAAATAATAACGTAAACAATTTTTCTAAAACTAGTAGTCTCAAAACTATTTTTTTTACGTCGATAACGTCGTCGTTTATAAACGAATCATTTAATATTGAAAAAACCTGATCGTCACTTACTGAAAACGATGAATACTTGCTGTTTAATATCTCTAAAATCTCTTTTTTAATGTTTTCTTTAATATTATTATTAACATTATCAACATCTGCGCTTTTATTTTTTTCCGTTTCTTCGTCAACTAAACGTATTTCTGGATTAGGCTTTTTTTCATCATTTTCATCGTCGTCTCCCGGAAACATGGATAATATTTTATCCATTTAAATAACAGATTTTAAAAAAATACAGTCTTGATTTTGAAAACCATCGTCGAGTATACAAGGATTGTATATATCCGAATGCGTGGATTTAGAAAACGTATAGTTTATACAATCATTTATTGTTGTAAACATTTTAATATTTTTATCTTTATTGGATTTAAAACCAAAAACGGAAACTGAAACATAATTATTTTTGTAATTTACGCATCTCCACTTTTGTTTTACATCGTAAATATGATCATTTGGGTCATATATACGTCTATCTAAAGAAAAAACATTTATTGTTTTAGAATATTCTAACGTAGAGTGTGTGGAATTAAATTCCTTAATATTATCATAGTTTTCATATATGTAATATATTTGCATTATAATTAGACATACAGCTACCGTAGCTATAACTATTAAAACAATAGAAGTGGGATTCATTTACCATTTATTTTATATGGAATCTATTATTTTTTTAAAAGCATTTGATAGTTCATTTAAAAATACATAAGTATCCACTTTTGTTATGTCAAATCTATGATATGTATTTAGTCTAGAATTACAACCAAAAAAGTTAACAACGCACATCGTTAAAAGATCGTTAACGTATAGAGTTCCGGAGTTGCTGTTATAAGATGACACGTTTTGATTTTCTTTTACCGATGTTTCTAATTTATGTGATTTTACATCAAAAACGAGTTGTTCTTCTAAAAAATTAAATATGTCATTAAGATGAGATTTTAAATTTATCCATTCATAGTCATCTATAAAAAAAGTTAACTTTCCACTCGGAGCAGTAACTATAAACGGAATGCATCCAACAAATTTTTGGCTTAAGATAGGTTTTATATTATTATATTCTCTATTGAATGTTTCTATATTTAAAAAGTTCATATTTTCTAAAATTTTATCATTTATTTGAGTGTTTGAACTAAATGCTATCAATTCTATATTTTGTAAATTTTTTACTCTGTATTCTTGAAAAATGTGCAACAGAGTGTTTTTTAATTCTTTTGGTTTATCTACGATCTTTAGTGTAAAATCTAAATCTATAACATAAAAGTCAAAATCATAAAGAGAGATGTAATTTTTTTCTTGTGTTTGAGATACATTAATATACACTAAAAAACTAATTTTTTTTTTAAGAACGTCACACGTATACTTGTAAAATATTTTTCTAGTTGGCATATGCTCTATAGACGTTAACCATTCTTCGTTTACAGCTGTAGTGGTATTATTTAGCACAACACCTATGTTTAACAGCGGCCACTTTACATAAGTATTAAACCCATGTTTTATGAACGTCGATAATCCAGGATTTAAATCAATATCTAACGTTCTCTCTTTTCGAAACATAGTTGCTCGTTGTTACATCGTTTGGTCGAAAATTTTTTTTCGACTTTTTGTTAATAGATAATATTTTAAAGTTTATTTGAGAAATAATTTCTTTAATAGTCATTAAGGTTGCTGAAAATTCTCCATCTTCTGAGTTATTTGATAGGTTTGTTAATAAGTGATTAAAATTAGACTCGTTAATATCTTCGTCGCTCATTTAAAACGTAAACAAATATAACCGTTTAATCGATAGTTTTGTTATTTACGCTAGATATAAACATATAAATTAAAAATTTTCCAACCACTATTTTTGAAGATATAAAATACTTATCTACGAATAGCTTAACTATATACTTAGATATAATTACATATAACATATTTATATATCGTTTCCGATTTTAATATACGGTAATGTTTACTCAGCGTATGTTGACAATATAGCAGGCAATTGTTTTTTCATGTGTGAAAACTGTTTTAACAGAATACTAAAGTTAACGTTGTTTTTAATAACATCATCGTCTGCGGTATCATAACACACCCTTTGCTCTCCTTCACTAAAAACAGAGTCCTCTATTATTATCACTCTTCTTTTATTTACGCTTACCGAACGCATCAAGCTTACAGATTTTAATAAATCTTTTTTGGATCCAGTTATCGACATAGATCTTAACATATTTTCTATGTCAGAATCGGAAACGTTACAGCAACAAAAATGTGTGATACTGGTTCTTCCGTTTACTGGAACATGTTTATACGTTTGACACAACAATATAATAGAGGTGTTAAGATGTCTACCGTGATTTAGAAAGTCAAGTAAACAGCTAGATCTTATTTGCTTATCTCCCATATCGTCTAATATTAATAAAAACATCTCTGTTGTTTTGTCGTTACCTTGTTTTTTAACATACTTTTCAATTTTCTGTTTTGTGGTAATCAGTGAATAATCTAGTTCTTCATAAGTAGTTACCCTATTAACGTGATCTGGCCATATGTAACTATCATATTCTGAATTATAAACGGGAGTAAATAAAAATATATGTCTGTATTTTTCAACAAACGTGTTAAAAAGCGATAACAGATAAGCTGTTTTTCCCGATCCTGAACCTCCTACTAACGCAATTCTAAACGGATGTTTTAATAAACTTTTACGGTAAAAATGTTTTTCTTTAAATCTATTCATCTTTTATTTACAGTTATTAAATTAATAACAAAAATAGTTAACTGTTAAAAGAAATGGAAAAAATGACTTCGGTTAACTTAGATACCGAAAGTGGTGAGTTAAACTTGGGTGAAAACACTAACGCGTTTACCGGATCTACGATATATGGTTATAAGCTTAAAAAGAGTAAAAATAAAAGAATTAATTTTTTTGGATTGTTTGTAAGAATATTGGTAATAATATCTATTCTATCCCTTATGGCAATAACAGTTACTTTATCAATACAGGTAAATAAATACAAGATAATAATGAAAACAAATAAAGATTTAAAAGTAACATCGAGTTTTAAAAAAACATACTGTGAGGGCTTAGTATATGATAATAACTGCTTTATTTTTTACGCAATACCAAAAACATTCGATGAGGCGTTGTACGATTGTAATTTAAAAAATTATTTTTTACCACCTATAAGCGTTATGAGTTCATGGATTTCTAATTATCTAGAAGATACCTGGAGCGAAGAAGGAACCGGTTTATTAAAAAACAATAATGGATTACTTAACACGAATAACATAGATGTTAGCACCGAAATGAGAAAATACTTTTGCGTAAAATCTTTTTAGCGTTATGTTTTATGTAATATAAATGAAATCCTTTAACAGACAAACAGTTGATAAGATAAAGAAATATTCCACACACGCGGCTATTTTTATGATATTATCAACTGTTGTAAGTGGAATAGGAACCGTTTTAAAATTTAAGCATGAACTTTTTCCTAGCGCGTGCGCAAAGGGATGGGTTTCTTATGATAATCATTGTTATCTAGACACAGATATACAACTTACAGATGATGGTGCGTTGAGCGTGTGTGATGGATACAGAGCAGTGTTGCCAAAAACAAACTCTAAACATTTAAAAGTTATTTCGATAACATATGGGAAATATTTTTGGGTTGGGTTAAAAAAAAAAAATAATAGATGGTTTGATTCTAGCACTAACGAAACAGTAGATATGAATAGTAATGTGTATTTAACAAAAATAAAAGGAAAATACGACAACGAAAACTCTATATGTTTTATTTATAAAATGGGAGAACTAAAGGGAGTTATATGCAACGTAGTAAATTACATAATATGTGTTAAAAAGTTTTATAAGTAAAAATGAAAAGTTATAGTGTGTTTATCCACAATACGATTGAAAACATGTATAATGTCGTTATTACTTCATTTGGAGTAATAAATATATACGGTTTTGAACATTTAAAAACCGTATGTGAAGATTTAGGTATTGTTGTTTTTGACTTTGTAGGAGAGTACGCCATCGCAACATTAAACGCTCAAGAAATAAGCGTAAACCTTATTACACAAGATGATATAAACGACTGTTATATAGCATGTAACGGTTTTATAGTAAAATGTTCTGAGTATAACAAGGTTCCGTTTCCCGTAATACAGATATATTGTGCTTTTCTTACAAAGAGCAAAATTTTATTATGTTGTGATTATCACCCAAAACTGTTTGTGGATAACATGTTACAACCGTTTTATATTTCTTTCTCTATTTGTATATTGGAATCACGAGTATTAGAGGTTTATAATTTATATAATAAGGGTGACTATTATCTTATAATCAATCCTTCAATTGATTTTTTAACATTTTTGGTAAAAACCGTTAGCTTCTGTTTAACTGACAGGAACGGATGGGTTATAATCGACGCAAAAAGTGAAATAATACATTAGCTATGAAATTGTAATACTGTTATAGTATGTATAATAAAGCGAGTTTTATTCCAAAATGGGTTATAAAATTTGTAAAATCTATCTTATTAAAAGATTTTGTTTCAAAATCTGACGAAAAGATACTAGCTGATATAATTATCAATTCTACAAATGTAAATTATTCAACTCTAAACATTATAAACATAAACTCGGTAAATGTTGTTGTTAATAATAACGAAAATATTTTTAACCTGTTAGACGTTAACTGTTTAAAACGTTCTACTCATGTTATTAATAACGACAATCACGTTATTCAATCAAATGAATACATGTTTATAATATGCTTAAACGGAAGCATATCAATAAAATGTTTTAAAAAAGGGTTAAAAATAACCAATACCGTATACAAAGGTGAAGCTTTTAGCATACATTCAACACTAAGGCACGTTACAACAACAAAGGATAAGAACTTACACCTGGCGGTTATAAAGTACGATGTAAATTGCCCGTTTATACACTTTAAAAATACTGTGTATTCAGAAGATAGTTTTGTATATAATTTATTTTCTGGTTACAACTTTGCACTGTTTAGGTTATACGACAGTTACGATAATAAAGTGGAGGATGTTTTAATCACTCACGATAATATATACAACGAAAACATGAAACAGAAAAACGTGTTGGGAATTAAAAGTTTATTGTGCGAACACTCTATACCGCAAAAAATATCTCTTGATTGTATACCAAAAAGTAACGTTAAATACGGTACAGAGATAGCTGAACTATCATTGGATAATGAAACATTAAATAATGTATTTAATTTTATAACATCAAAAGATGTATATTCCAACTCTGGAAACAGATATAAATATCTGTTAACGTATGGTGTGTTGTGCTACGAATAGGTTTTTATAAATATATGAAAAGCTTTACATCACAAATAATACATTATGATAGTATTACCTTATATAATCGTATCGTGTTCGTTAATGATACTTGTAGCATACATGCTTCTGATAAACAAAAAATATTGTAAAAAGTTTTTTAATAACATATGTACAAAGCTAAAACCAAATTATAAAAATAAATACAGTAAGAAAAAAAAATTATTTATAAAACTAAAGTCGATTAATAATAAGAACGAAAATAATTACAACGATGTTTACGATGAACAACGATGCGATGTTGTTACAGATAGTGACATTGACGATAGTTTTGATTCAACGGCGAGTATTGAAGACGAATTTAAAAAATTAAACTGGAATAACTACGAATACGATTTTAACGAAACAGAAAATATTTATGATTTACCCTGTAACAGCGTAAACGACACGCTATCGAGTGAAGAAATTACAGTTTATAATTATCATAACAACGTTATAATTAACAACGTGTGTGAAGAATCGGATGATTTAATAAATATGAAACTTAACGATAACGTTTAAAAATGCTTCTATTAGTCACATGATAATATTGAATAAATATGATTACGATTACGATCATGGTTATATAATTGAATAAGTATATTTAATCACATGAGTTTTACCAAAATTATCCCTTTTTTTAACTTTTCGGATATTAAAACCTATGTACATTATTTAGCAAATAATGGAAAAAAGGATTATTACGGACCCCTTCACGCAAAAAAAATTACTTTAGAGATAAAAAAGTACATAGATGATGAAATAACAGTAAACAACCTAATAAGTATACATGTTTATAAGTTAAAAACAAAAAAAAATGATTGTATTAACAACAATTTTATTATATCTAAAGCTATAGTTTGTGTACAGCAAGCAAAAAGAGGTGGATATATTATAATAAATGAGTTAAATACTAGTAAACGATTTAAGTTAAAAGATGATAAAATTATAATATTATCTCCGCTATCTCGATATCACGTTTCCAAAGTTTTTAGAGGTAGACTAGTTATAATCGTTTTAGAAATGTTTATACCTAGCATGCAAATTTTGCTTATTAACAATAAAAATGTTAAATTTACAAACAACATAAAATTATTTTATCCTGTTAAGGGCGATCAAATATTCATAATAAAACAAATAACAAATGTTTTAAACAAGGTTGTGTGCACCCAAGTACTGATAAATCAAAACTGGTACAGCGTCGTTAACGCTGGATGCAGTAAGTTGTTGTTACCGTCTATATGCTTTGGACGATCTATAAGCGTAAACTGTGATAATGTTGATGTTAAAAGTGTTATAAACAACATCGGTATTATATTTAATAGCGTTCCTTTTAATTATATTTTGCCTCAAAAAATAATATACAATAATTTTGAGTTTAGTGAAAAAGTATTATATTGCAAGTTATGTTAAAATTATAAGTTTAAATTTGAGTTTAATATTATTAACTTTTTATATTCGATTTTAAATTCCACAGGTAGTATAAATAAAATAACGAGGTGTGAAAGTTCAAATACGTTTATTATTAACAACTTGTAAATTAGCAATGATCCAAAAATACTTTTGTAACAATAAAAAAGTATCACCAACGTTGTTAAAAAAAATAAAACAGAGGTGATTGTTTTTAAAATTATTATAACTATAAAACATTTTTTTTTTTTAATTTTTAATAACGTTAATACATTAACGAAGATAGATGAAAACAGCAATACAGTTATTAATACAATACCACAAACATCGATAAACGAATAGCCTTTACTCAGTTTTAACATGTATTGAATGTATACTCCTAAAATTGTTATCCATATCAGTATTGCGTGTAAATTTATCACTCTTTTTAATCTGTCGATCTTAAACGATAGAGTTAGTATCGTCATCCATGATATAATCAAGTAAGCAATCAACATTGACGATATTATAATTTTTTCTTCTGACGTAATCCATTCAGTTATTAATTTTAACTCTATTTTGTTAAAAACGTCAAAAGTTTTACAAGTATAATTTCCAAATAAGTTATTATTGAACTTAAATTTTAAAGTGTTGTTACTATAAAATATAACCTTGTTATTAAATCTCCATTCTACTGCAGAATTATACGGTAACTTAACATCACACACAACGTTTACAACGCTATTACATGTTGTATAGTTTACTCTTATGTAACTACATGATATCAATTTAAATAAAAAAAATATAATATAATTATATGTGTGCATAAAAATGAACTTGGAAAACGATATTATCGATATCTTAATAAACGCTCACGGTAAAAACAACTTGTCGTTTGAAGATGACGAAGTATTGTTTAAGTATTTTTCTAATTTATGTAGGGAATATTTAACTAATAAAAATCCAACAACTTTAACAGAAATAAAAAAAATATTAATAGAAATTCCAGAGTCGATTATATCTCAAGTTTGGATGCCTATAGCTAACTTTTGCGATTGTGTAACGTATTATAATTGCTCTAATGAAAAATGGGTAAACGATCAGTTGGATATGATATCTAAATACAGCTCTAACGTTTTTAATAAAACATCTTACGGTAATTTGGCAAAAATAGCAATATCGTATCCCTTTGACCACAAAGGTAGAAAATCTATTAATATTATAAATAAATGTTTATTTGGTATTTAGACAAACAGATAATTGTTTTATGTTTATTATATAATCGTTAGCATACAAACGTTAATTAAACGCATGTAATTGTGTTTATTTTACAGCAGAATATCATTAAAAAACTTTAAGTTTTAAATAACAATGTGTTCTACTACTATAACAATAACTATAACTATAAAAGAAGATAATACTAATATGATTGGTTTTATTCCAACGAGAGATAATTCTAACATTGACATTAATGTAAGAGAAAATAATGCGTGCAAATTAAAAAAAGATGATGTGTTTTATACAGTCGATGAAAACGATACGATTATCAACAAACACACAAAAGAACGTAAAAATAACGATACGATTATTCACAAACATACTGGTGAACCAAAAAATAATTAAAAAATAATGAAAAAGTAACGATAAGATAGCATTTATCATGGAAACAGAATTTTTATCGGTTAAAGTGACATCTGACTCCGGTAACGCTATTTCTGTTTATTGTGAAACTAAATCTAATGTTTCGATAGATATAACTACAAAAAACAACTCTAGTAATGTAGTTAACACCGCTTTAAAAAAAGTAAAAAAAAAAGTATCGTCGAGAGATATCAAATCGAAAAAACTTAAACCATCTTCCACCGACGAAGAACACGATAACTCGATGGAGATAGATTCGGATACCGATAAGGAATAGTTTTTATTTGTTAACAACATGTAATGCGTAAATATCAATAAATATTTTATTTGGACTTTATAAAACCTTTTAAATAAAAAATATTAGTTTAACGTGTCTGCATAAAATATAAAATTAATATCACTTTTTAAGTTAATTAATATAAATAACCATAACTAACAAAATGATAAAATGGATTGTATTTATTTTTGTATATATTGTCTATGCAAAGGAAGAATGTTACAGAAAGGTAGGACTGTACAGTTTTTACGATATAGCAAACACCAAATATAGAGAAAAGATATCAATTTCGGAAAATAATTTTCAAACACCTCAACATTTTGACGTTTTAACTAACGCAGAAGCTAGAATAATGGAAAGTAGAATAAATTGGACACATATGTCACATTCATTAACAGAGTTATTTAATAACAAATGTAAAAGTGATAATTATATCTATGGAGGAGTTTTAACAAAAAATTTAGAATTTAAAATAAATTTAACACTGTTAGAATACGATAATTCAAATTTAAATGTAACGTTTAACGAGTATGAAACTTCTATATACTTTTTAAACACTACTATCAATATAACAAATGAATGTTATGGCATATCATACATCTACACAAACTCGTACGTTGATAACGATACATTGATAATAACGTTAACTTCGGAACCTGTGTCTCTGTCCCCTCCGTTTATGAATACGAGCGACTTTGTAACTTGTGGAATATATCCTCTAGATGATGGTTATGACATAACTAATTTAAAAATATTAAACAACGCAACGTATAACGAAACTTTTGACCAAAGAACTAATAACTCTTACCAGGAATATTTAAGTAACGATACGATTTTTTACAGTTTAAAAATATTTACTAATCTAACGAAAAAATGTAGTAATATTACAGAAACCATGATATACGCTTGCGGAGTTCCTGAAGAATTTAACAATACTTTATTAAACATGAGTATAACACCAAACATAGATAGTAACAATTATTTTAATTGCAAAATGTTAAACAGTAGCGCAGATTGTGGAGTTTCTATCTTTTTGGATGCAGCAACGGAAATAGTTGTTTCAGAAAATAATAAAAAAGAAGTTAGTAGTAGGCACAAACGATCTATAGACGTGCTTAGTTATGATTCATTTTGCATACATAAATATTACGGTTTGGATAATCAAGAAGATTGTAACGTACCAAAAATAAACCCCAAAGCTAACGAAAATACAAACGTTAAGGAAAGAAAAAGAAGATCTTTGGAAAAAGATAAGCCTCCTGTTCCTAGCAGAGGTAACTTATTGCTCTTAAGCGCAGAGGAAATGGGCGCAAGGCCAAAAATACCAAGGTCTGCAAGAAACGTTCAAATAGGTGCCACTGGTCACGATGGATCTGTAGTTGGGTTAAATCATATATACCAAAACGTAAAAAGTACTATTACTGATAGGTTAAAAACTCTGATATTAAAAGATAAGATGTTAACATACGATAACTTGCCATTTCACACTAAGATGCTTACAAAGGATATAATTAATACAAAATACATAACCAGCAGTGAAGCTGAAAATATTGCTAAACAATTGATTAGAGACAAAAAATATGTTAGCTACACATCACCAAATAAAAACATAGTTATTGAAGGAAAAAATAAACCTAGAGGAGTGTTAAACGTTGATTCATCATCGGGAATATACGCAAACTCAAACGAAAACGTTGAAATAGAGTCATCTTCTAACGTAAACGTGTTCAAACACGACAGTGAAGACATTTACGATGATATAGGAAATAAAAACGTATTTAGAACAAAAAAGGAAGAAATATTAGAAGCACAAAGAAAACTTCGTAACCGTTTTAACCCGTTTTATGCACAAATGTTTAGTCAAAAAACTGGATCTACATCATCAACTTGGAGCGATTCACAAATTTCAGCTACGTATCTTAATAGTAGATATGCAATGTCACCAGGTCCATCTTTAAAAGGAAGTAAACCATCAACATCATCATTTACGTATTTTTTAAAGAACAGTCCACCGTCTACATCATCGGCGCATTCTTTAAATAACGGTCCACCTGGTAAGATTTCGTACGAAGATCATATATACGAAGAGATAAAAGAACCAATTTATTATGAGCTAGGATACCCAAACGACAGAAGAAACATACCGTTACCTCCCGTTCCCGATAGTCCGCCTTTTAGTTACAAAAAAGAGAAGATGATAGATATTATCTGCTCGTCCATGAAAAATTCAATATGTGATGTAAAGAATCCAATTTATAGTTATCCAAAATTAAATAATTTTGGTAATATGGTTACAAAAGATAATCCTTTGTACCAAAGCGCTGATTACGGAGTTACGAATCTACGAGACGGGTATAATCCCTTGTACGATCCAAGAGGAACTTACGTGATAAAAAATAATCCTTTGTACCAAAGCGCTGATTACGGAGTTACGAATCTACGAGACGGGTATAACCCCTTGTACGATCCAAGAGGAACTTACGTGATAAAAAATAATCCTTTGTACGAACCGTTAGGTGATAGTAAGTTAACAAGAAAAAACGCAGTACGTAGGAAAATGTTGAGTCCAAATTCTAAAAACCGAATCGTTTTGCCTTTTAAAAACAACAACAACAACAACAACAACAACAACAACAACGAAATTGTCAGTGTAAACGCTAACACAAATAACAAAAACACAAAGTTTGGAAAGTTGTCTCAAAGTAACAAGATGAATAATATCATCTCTACTGTTGCATTAACATCTTATATGTCATCTTCAAGTTCAAAAATATCATCAATAGTTTCACAAGCTGGCTCGCAACCAAAAGAACAAATCATCGTTAATTTAATATCCTCTGCGTTGTCACAAATAGGAGGAACTCTAGCTATTACCGGGTCATCTAACGCTGCAATAGCAGGATTGGCAATTCAGGGAATTGCAGGTTTGATAGATGTTGCAACTTCTATATATTTTCTTCTGTCGGGAGAAGAACCACCTGTTGACCCTGCAGTTGAAAAGTTTTCCAATTACGCTGATTATATGTCAAAATCAGAAGCTGGTTCTAGAATATGTATGATGCCGGATTCAGATATTACGGTAACTCTCGCTTATAGACATAGCGAAATGAATACTGATGCAGAAAAAACAAGGGGCGAATATACAGATATTATTCCAAGCATGATATACTATTTAAAAAATAGTCAAATAAGCTATAACGTAAAGGTAAAATTGATATGTCCGATAGGTCAGTTGAGACTTTTTGAAGCAGATGTAAATACGTATGCTAGATTAATAAGAGATGAAAAAGGTGTTAAAACGTATATAGTACACGGAATCTCAGAGCTTTTATCATATCATCATAATGTCACATTTACTTGTGGTAACGAACCAGGAGCTATATTTATTCCATTCGAACAGGATATAAGCGATATGCAATTGCTAAGAATTTCAACTCCTGGAGAACCCGAAAGCACTAAAGACATGCCGTCTAACGTTTGCGACATTTATCCGTTAAAAAAGTTTTATGTTTTGGCCGGTAATTGTCCATTTGATATGAGTAGAAAATCAGTAGCGTATGTTACTTGCGGGACGTTATTAAGAATGTCAACTTATGAACCAAAAAAGCAAAGATGGGTATTGATGAATCCATTTTTAAAATATGACCATGATAATATACAGCTTTTTACATTTAGGGAATACGACTTTAAATCATCTTACATAAATTTAAACGATATAGGGCACGGAGACGTTATATGCAGCCAAACTGACAGCAGTACTTGCTATTGGTCTGATTCGATGATTTTGGAAGATGTAACAGCGTGTGCTTCTAGAATTAGAAAAATATATGTAGAAATGTCAACTATAACTGGAAAAGGTTACAATAGTTTTGTGTTAACTTGCCCATACGGATCTACACCGTTCCATATTAGTAACGAGACCATAATTAACATTCCTATGAACACACGAAGAACTTCTGTAAGGTTTGCATCACAAAAAGAAGCAACGGCTATTGTTTCGTGCGTACATAATTCAAATCCTGTATATAAATCTGACATTGTTCAAATTAATTTTAGATTTTCTAATTTAAGTTCTAACTATCTAAACTTTAAATACTTTAAAGATAGAAAGTATCTTTTTGATTTATTTAGCGGCGTTATGCCAAAAAGATCAATAACATGTAAAAGAGTTAGTGAAAACAGTAACTGCAAAAATCACTACTATATTAAAAATATACCAGAGATAGAGTATAAAGTTGTTGTTACAAAGTTGCCGACTGTTAGGTTAACTACTAGTTATCATGGAGATTTAAACGCAGATTCGTTACAAAAAATAAACTATTACTATGCGTCTCCGTTTACGGTAAAAATAGACGCAGATTCGTTACCTGATGTTTACAAAAATCCTGATCATTTTTGGAAGTTCGCATCTGAGAAGAAAAGAACGTTTAGTGCTATTTCTGTTACAATGTTTGCGTGTTCGGTAGTGGCTGGAAACATAGATGTTAGCTTTGGATCTACTCAAAAAAGTGATGTTTTTGGAAAAAGCGGAAAATATGTATACATAGGATCCAAGGACATATACGATGAAAAGAAAATAGTGTTTAATTATGTAAATGATAAAGCAGATTATTCACTTAAAAACGTGTTTGGAAAATGTGACGTGTACCTAGATTTGGACTATAAAGAGTTAAAAATTTCATGTCCTGAATTGACGGTTCCTAAAGATCCTTTTAAATCTAAAAGCATCAATAGCATGTGTTTTTTGATAGCCACATCAAGAGATCACTGTGCTCTTTCAGAGGAAAAATGGTCTAAGCGTGACAGATCTAACGATCTCGGTTACAGTTATGCGGAGGCACAAACTGATTTTGACTCGTGTACTTCAAGAGGTACAAAAACCCCCAATGATAACTTTTGCTATTATTGGTACGCAAGCGTTTATTGGCCCCCTGATTATGATCCGTGTGCATCTTCGATGATTTTAGGTTACGCCCCCGTATTTTTGGAAGACAGAATAGTAAATCCTCCGTACATAAAAGAATTTAGTTTTAATCCAAACAAAAACGAGTATGTAAAACGAACGTTATATGAAAAACTTCAAAGCCTTTACAATAAATATAATAAGCTTGTTTTGTACTCTGAAAATCCCGTTGTCGATATGTCAAATTCTTTAGCTAAAGCTATGACACCTGAAGGAAGACAGATATTTAGGTTGATTGCAGATAGCGATGAAATTCAAAAAACCAAAGCCGAAAATGAGGAACAGGCAAATATTGTAAGAAAGGAAATAGAAGAAACCATTAGCTCCATATATCTAGATACTCTTAGTTATAAGGACATTAGTTCGTTACTAAGTTCTGCAATATCGACAAGGTGTTGTGTTTTAGATAAGAAATCTGTTTATAGATACTTTAGACTAGAGAATTACATATGCGGAAATTACAGCGATTACTTGGTACTGGTAAACGATACCAGATACATAAGAGTAAACGACAGCTTAATAAATGAGGATGTATACTTAACGTTGGAAACTCCAGTAATAACCTGTTATGAGATATCGTTAGTTCCTGTTCAATCTCTGGAAGAACAGACGGATTTTGAAAATGAGATAGTAAAAGTTGCTTTTGAAGACGCTATTAAAAATATTTTTAATGAATATGATAAAAACATTTCAATAAGCTTAAATAAATATATCATAACATTAAAAAATAGTAATAAAGCGATAAATAAAACAATTGCTATCTTAACTTCGTTAACGGTTACATTGATAATAATAGTAATGTCTACCATTATTGTTATTAATTCAAGAAAGAAAAAATATAACGTTAGTTATTTTGAAAAAAAATTGCAATATAACAAACCAAAGTAGTGACGTATTAACTTCATATAAGTTAAACTCATAAAAGGAACACATACTGTGAATTAAAACGATAATAAAAATAAATAGTTTTAGTTATCTTAATTTGTTTAGTTAATACCATATACTAATAAACTAAAATTGTTTTATCTTAATTTGTTTGGTTAATACCATATACTAATAAACTAAAATTGTTTTATCTTAATTTGTTTGGTTAATACCATATACTAATAAACTAAAATTGTTTTATCTTAATTTGTTTGGTTAATACCATATACTAATAAACTAAAATTGTTTTATCTTAATTTGTTTGGTTAATACCATATACTAATAAACTAAAATTAGCTTTTTTTAATTTATAACTTCATTACAATATTCGCACAGAGTGTTTATTTGTAATTGGTTAACGTATTACGTTTATCACAAAAAGTGTTAGTAAAGTGAAAAAATAAACGCAATTGTTTGCAATTGGTCAACATGGATTTACATGAAGATGATGGAACGATAAACGATTACAGTTTATTCTTTGTTTACGATACAGCAGACACTATAGATAGTAATGATTCATTAAAAGAAGTATTAGAAGATTACTTTACGTGGAAGGCTATGGTTGGAAGAATTGGGTTTGTGCCATCGGGAATAGGTAATTTGTTCTTAAAGCTTATAAAGCTGGATGATTATTTTGATAAAAATAGCACTAAGTTATTAGTAAATGGTTTAAAAAGGAAAAGATTTATTAACAGGTTAAAAAAATATTTGTATAGCAACTACGATATTAGCTATCTTAGTTTTATAACATTAGTTGGGATTTTTGGATATATATCTGAGCGATGTGGAAAATATGGTAAAGAAAAATACATACAAAATTTATTACTGTTAATATTTAATTTTTTAAATGATAACATCCTTTTTAGATTTAGATATTATTTAATTAAAAATTGAAAAAACATTTTTTATATAAATAAAATAAAATGCATACCGTAGTGGGATCCGTATCGTCTTTAAAAGACATAGAAGCGTTAAAATATATATGTGATAAATTTAACAACGATGATTGTTTAAATGAAGGATTAAACGTTTGTAAAAAATTAAATAACGTTGTTATTAGTACCGAAACAAAATTAAAAACATTAATTTCTGATTTTTCGAGCATAGATAAAACAATCTCAGAGTCATATAAAACATCATTTGGTAGGTCACTTAACAGAATATCGAGGTTTTGTAAAATCGCTAAAATAGATAAAAAGAGAGACCTGTTATACATACCAAAAACTAAATCTGTTATTACTGCCGTGTTAAATATAAATAAGTCATGTACAGAATCATCTAAGTGTGAAGTAGTTATTACCTGTAACGGTAATCTAAAATGTGTTGAACTTGAAAACAATAATTTTGTAGCAATAGACGTTGATTCGTCTTCTTTTTTCGTTAAAGGAAAAAACATATCGGTGTTAATATTGATGTTTGACGAATTGATTCATCCTATGATACCATTAATAACATCAATATCTATAGACGATGTATTAATATCTAGGCACGATAGATTGTACAACGAAATACCAAACAAAAACTGGTTTAAGTTTTACGTTGAATTAAAACACGAATATGTATCTTCTGTTACTTTAATAGTAGACGGAACCATACTACATTGCAGTTCCGATTATAACACACATTGCTTTATCAGCAAAGAGATTCAAAACGGCGTTAGTTCCGTAAACGACGATTGTGGATGTTGTTATAGTAACAGTTCTGTATGCGTTTTAAGTAAGAACGAGTTATTAAAAAAATCTGTATGTGAATCTATAAGAGGGGGTTTTACGTTTACTGTTTTAGATGTTGGAAATTTTAGCGCTTCGTTTGTTGGGAAGTATCCAAACTTTGATTATCTGAAAATTACATTGTCGACGCTGAATCATATGATAAGTAGAAAAGAAAAAGTATCTGGTAAAATAGTTAACGGTTATCGATTTTACGGTATTTGTCACAAATAGGCTATATGATTTATTATAATTTTTAAATTGTAGTTTAAATTACACATATAATAGGAAAATAAGTTATGAATACTTTTACAAATATTAAAGTTATTATAACCGATAAAAATGTTACAATAGAAATGGATAATGACAATGTTCCTGTTTTGGTAAAAAGTATTAACTATGATGATGTTTTTGATTGCGATGTTGTAATGCAAAAAAACTATGTGTTAAAAGATGAAATATGCGATAACGATAACATCTTTAACATAATAAGCAATTATTTATGGTACAGAGGTTTTATCGGATTAGGTAACGGCAAGTATGGAAGACTGTTTAAGGAGTTGTTATGTTTTGACTTAGAAGCTAAAAGAAAGTACGGATCGGTAAAAACAATGTTTAACATGTTAAATTTAGACTCAGAAGACGGAATTGTTAACTTAAAAAAGTTTATACTTTTCCAAAAAACAATAACTAAAGATTTTAGTGTTTATCATTGCACTGAAATAATAGGATTATGTGGAATAGTAGTAGAAGAATGGAAAAAAATGGGTCGTTGTTTAAATTGGTTAAATACCAACGATATATTTAAGGTGTTAGACGTTAAAGTGTTAGAAGAATTAAAGAAGTTTCTACAAAATAAGTTGCTGTACGAAGAACTGATCTAATGTTGATATTTAACTACAAAATCTATTAACATGTAAATTTAATTATTAATTGAGCAGTTTTTGTATAACTAACTTAAAAAGTTTTAATACATCTTTAACAAAAAACATTAACCGTAATTTTAATACACTTTAAATCGCGTTTAGAATATTATGTTATTCTTTTTAATTAGTGTTTCGTATACTTATTTCTAGTATGCTTGTTTCCAAAGTTAGTTAAAAATATAAGTGATCTTACAAAGTTATTTTTATTAAAAACCATAAAAATGAGAATAATAATTTTACTGTGTATTAATATAACTGTACTATTTAAGCATTTACAATCTACCGATTGTTTTGTTGAATATCAAAACTCCTTAGACGCAAAAATAACATGTACTAAAATATCACACTCTAATACGATATTAATAACGTGGAAAAAGGATAACAAATTTATAGCTGCGTATGGAATATGCGGACCCGTTATTTTGAACAAATTTAAAGGAAAAATACAGTATCTATCCAAATCGTTTAATGAGTCAACAATACTGGTAAAAAATGTAAGTTTGCTAGGAGGATGTTACGTATGCACGTTTAACTTTTTACCTAGCAAAAATAACGAAAAAGGAGTTGTTTGTTTAACGTGATAATACAAAAATGATTTTTTATACTTTTTTTAAGTAGTAAGATGTCAAAAAATCAAGAATTAAAAGAAGGAGAAATATTAATCGACTCCACAAAAACAAAATGGAAATTGGGACAAATTGTAGGAAAAGGCGGTTTTGGATATATATATTTTGCTGTTAAAGATTGTGATAAATACAGCGATTTTACACACGTAATTAAGGTTGAACCAAAAAGCAATGGGCCGTTATTTGTAGAACAGGTATTTTATCAAAGAACTGGGAAAAAAGAAATAATAGATAACTGGATGTTAGAAAACAATGTTTCTCACTTAGGAATACCTAAATGTTATGGTTTTGGGTTTCACAAAAACGGCAATAACGAGTATAGGTTTATAATTATAGATCGTTTAGGTTGCGACCTTCAAAGAATAATTCAAGCCAACGATAACAAGCTTCCTAAAAAAACAGTTTTAAAGATAGGAGCGGTTGTTTTGGTTATTTTAAAATTTATTCACGATAACGGATATACACACAGTGATATAAAAGCTTCTAACATAGCTCTTAACAAAGACGATAAAAATAAGATATACTTAATAGATTATGGGTTAGCGTTTAGGTTTATGGTAAACGGTAAACATGTAGATTTTAAAAAAGATCCAAAGAGGATGCATAACGGAACAGTAGAGTTTACAAGTATCGACGCTCACTGCGGAGCATATCCTTCGAGAAGGGGCGATCTTGAAATTTTAGGATACTGCATGATAAAATGGATGAGCGGTAAACTGCCTTGGGAAGACAATTTAAAAAATAAAGAATATGTTAAAAGTTCAAAAATAAAATACATGAATAACTTAAAACTCTTAATGAATGAATGTTTTAAAGACGGCAGCGATTTTACAGAATTAGAAAAATACATGAATATTGTTAAATCTCTTAATTACGATAGCTTGCCAAATTACGTTGAGCTGATAAGTGTTTTAGATGGTTTTTAAAATTAAGCTAACTATAAACTCAAATATACATTATAAATGGTAGACGATTACGATGACAAGTTTCAAAATTATGACGTTCTTCACGGGGAATGCTTTAAAGTTATTTTGATGTCAGATAATAAATACGTAAACGTAACGAGGCTTTGCAAGCTAGCAAAAAAATCATACTGCAGATGGAAAGCGCTATTAAGGGGTAAAAGAACTTTAATTAGGGTATCAGAGGAGGAGCAAATATCTATTAATGAGTTGTCTATAAGAGTGCATAAAAGTAAAATAACTGAACAGATACATGGAGTTTTTATACATCAAAAAATTTTGTGGGACGTTTTAACTTGGATATCTCAAGAGTATAGAGACATGGTGTTTTCTCTAATACAATTGTATAACCAAAAAAAGTTAGTTAAAAAACCAAGTTTTGATAATAACCAGTATGATGACGAAGAAGATATATTTTTTAACGCAATACATAAAAAAGGAAAAGTTTATCTAAAGCTAACAAAGTGTATGTTAAACGTTTTAACCGAATACGAGCATTTGTATGACATATCCAAAGATAAAGAGTGTACAATTTGCATGGAAAAAGTTTATGATAAAAACGTTAAAAACGTGTATTTTGGATTGTTGTCTAATTGTAACCATGTTTTTTGCATAAGGTGTATAGATGCTTGGAAAAAAGAAAAAAAAACATGCCCGGTGTGTAGAACGCCGTTTTTTTCAGTAAAAAAACAAAGATTTTTTACCTCGTAGGAATGTTTTAATAATTTAAACATAAACGCAAATGTAAACATAGTAAAGTTTTAAGAATTTAAATATGAACATAAACATGATTAAGTTAATAATCATATTATCCGTTTTTAGTAAAACATGCGCAGTTTGTACTTTTAATAAAAAAGATGCCGAGTATAGCAACGTAATAAGTTACGAAGACAGAACGTACAAAGATAACGAAAAATTAAATTATGAATGCGCTTACGGGTTTAACAGTGTTTTTGTTATCTGTAATAACGGATCATGGAGCACCAAAAACATGTGTATAGGTAAACGCAACTGCAAAGATCCTGTAATGATATTAAACGGAAACATTAAAAATAAACAGGATAAATACTCTTTAGGCGATTCTGTTACCTATATGTGTAAAGTAAATAAGTTGGAAAGATATTCGCTAGTTGGTAACGAAACGGTAAAGTGCATAGATGGAAAGTGGGTACCGGATAATCCATTTTGTAAATTAATAAGATGTAAGTACCCGGCTTTACAAAACGGAATTTTGGAAGGCTCTTTTAAAAAAAAATTTTATTATGGAGATGTTGTTATCTTTAAATGTAAAACTGGATTTAGATTATCCGGATCTCTAACGTCAACGTGTGGTATTAACTTTGTTTGGGTTCCTAATTTACCAAAATGCGTAAAGGATTCTGTTGTGCACGACGAGGTGCGATCAGATTATTTATTTAAGTATCTTAACGATAGTAACAACGATTATGATACTAACTATTACATGCAGAATATCGTTGCTGTCATATTTTTAGTTATAATATGTTTTATATTTGTATTAGGTTTATCAATCTTGAGTTGTTCGTTCGCATCTACGTCAAAGCCTTCGTATGATAAACTCTGATGTTATACCTGTGAACGTCACATCGTAAATGGATAAAAACAAGTAACCGCGGTACGAGCTAACGTGTATTAATATTTTACAAAAGTTATATATAATATAAACGTTATTAATAAAACATAAATAAAAGCTGTTATTGCTGTGCGATATAAATTATTTAACGATAAAAAATGGAAACCGCAACCGTTGTCGATAATTACAGTTGTTACTGCTCTGACAGAGAATGCGATTTAAAATATACCAGCGGTTTACGCGTAAATTACTTTGTTATGGTGTTATATACGCTTTTGTTCATATTTGGTTTAGTAGGTAACGTATTAGTAATAACTGTATTAATTATTAAGAGGTTTATATTTACGATAGATGTTTATTTGTTTAACATAGCTTTATCTGATATGATGTTAGTATTTTCATTTCCTTTCATTATACACAACGGCCTAAACGAGATGATATTTGGAAAAATTGTGTGTAAACTGGTATCGGGAACGTATTTTGTAGGATTTTTTAGTAATATGTTTTTCATAATGCTAATAAGCATAGACAGGTACATATCGGTAGTTAATGCTACGAAGATAAAAAGTAAAAGCATAAACTTAAGTATTTTATTGTCTGTATCCGTATGGGTATGTTCTATTATATTATCGTCGCCGGTTATGGTTTTATATCATGTCGATAACATGTACTACATTAATCACTATATTATGTTTAATGGCAAGCAAAAAAATTTTTCATTATATACATTTTTAAATTTTGAAATAAACATCTTTAGCACGGTAATACTAACGATATCGATGTACTGCTACTTTAAAATGCTTGTTACATTAAAAAGCTGTAGAAATAGTATCAGAACAAGACCTATTAAGATTATTTTAGCAGTCGTCACATTTACTACCGTTTTTTGGATACCTTTTAACGCAGTTTTGCTTGTTAACTCTCTGTATACCGTGGGTTTGATAAATATAAGTTGTTATCATTTTAAGAAAATTGTATGCTCTATACATGTATTAGAGTTGATATCATTTTTTCACTGCTGCGTTAATCCAATAATATATTCATTTGTTGGGAAGAACTTCTTTAGGGCTTTTAAAACAATATTTTGTAAAGTGAACAAGATTAACGGCGTAAATGTATCGTTAAGACGATCTTCTACGATATTTTAAAATGTATATTTGTGTACTAAACAGGTTTTTTATTGAAAATGTATTATTAAATAATAACCGATATAGGCTAAAAATGACGTCTATGTTTTATAAATACATGTACTTATCAACAAACATAAAATATGAGATGGTTAAATACTTTTTAGATACGTATCACGACGTTAATGAAAGTTACAGAGGCGTGAGTATTTTACAACAATATTTAAAAAAAAAAAAATTAGCGTTAACATCGTTAAACTGTTGATAGAAAATGGAGCTAATGTAAATTACAAAGGAACGTTAGAAACACCTATATGTTCTTTACTAAATAACTATAACATAAAAAGTTATTCAGATACTAAAAAGGTGTTATGTGTTTTATTGAAATACGGCGCGGACATAAACTTACCAACTATTAACGGATCTTATCCGTTTGTTTGTCTGATGTATAATTTTAATATAAACGTTCTACCGATGATAAAGCTATTTTTAAAATGTGGAGCCAGTACAGAAGTGGAAGATCTTAACGGAAATAATCTTATAAGCATATACTTGGAAAGATCAAAACGCATAAAAACTTCCGTTTTAGAAATATTAATAAATAACAATGTTAACGTATGCGATGTTAAATTTACAAATAACGATATATCAGTAAGAGTAATAAAGTATTTAATTAAAAAATTTGGAGTCAAAGATAACTTTTTTCAGTCGCTGTTTGAGTCATTTTTAGTTAACGTTAAAGATCGAAATAAAAAAAACATTTACATGTTGGATTTTATCATCAACGGAATACAAGACGATATAACTAATCCCATACTGTGGGCAGCTAAATTTAACAACCAGATGGCGTTCGATTACTGTATAAAATTAGGTGAAAACATAAACTGCGTTTCAGAAAACGGAAACACGTGTATAACATTCGCTCTGCGTAATGGAAACGGGATAATGCTTTCTACTGTTTTGAGAAAGAATCCATCTGTTGAAGTTATTAAAAATACGTTTGACTATTTTTCAGTTAACGGTTTAGGAGATATAGTTATTAATAAAAACAAGTCTGTTCTAATGACCGTTTTAATAAAATACGCGTTTGGTGTATATCCTCCATTTTACAAAAATTGCAACAGTTTAACGGTTTATTTTCCAAAAATATTTAATTATTACGAAGAAGAGTTAAAGCGTATGAAAACGGAAATGATAGACGATCGATTGTCTGTTTATGATTTAATTTTTAATAAAGAAATTAAATCAATTTCATTTAAGCACGTTACCTCTGCGAGCTTTTTAAAATTTAAAAACTCTATTATATATGGAAAAAAAATTAACGAAATTATTACGCTTTTAACATACCGTTACGAAAGAGTAGAAAAAGTAGTTAAAGTAATAAATCAAAAATGCAACAGTAATAAATACTGGTGGTACGTAATACCAAATGAAATAAAAATAATAATAGTTAATTGCTTGTCGGACGATGATATGAAAAAAATAATATACACTAATGTTTTTTTTAAAAAATAGTGAAATAAAATTACATTATTAAGGAAGAAATGGCTTCTTTATATAGTTATATCTCTAACGAAAGGTATGTTATTAATAGTAACATTATAGAGCACTATATACACATGGAAAATCACTTGCTAGATGTATCGTGTTGGAAAAAAATTTTAATAAGATACCTGTTTAGACAAGATGTAGAACCAAAAGTACTTAAGATGCTTTTTAAACACAGTTGCCATATTCACACTAGTACTTTTAACGAATCTCTGTTATACGTTTTCTTATCAAATAACATGATAGATTTATCCATAAAAGAGGTTAGAAAAATTATATGTTTAATAATGAATAATGAAACGTGCAAAAATAATTGTAGTAATGTTCAACTTACACCATTGTTGGTTTGTTTATCCAACAGGTGCATGTGTGATTATGAGATTGTTAAATTTCTCTTTGCTAGAGGATCAAAGGCAACGGATGTTAATTATAGAGGAGGAAACGCACTTCACGTGTACCTTTCGTGTTGTAAAAAAATAGATAAAAAAATAGTTTCGTTTTTAGTAGAAAAAGGAGTGGGGTTAGACAAAATAGATAGAGAAAATTTTACACCGTTACATTATTACGTTAAAGATAGAAAACATTTAAACGTAGACACTTTAGATTTTTTAGTTAGCAAGGTTATTCAAAATTATGTAGGAGATAGTAAAAAATTTCTGTTTTCGATATTTGAAACATTCTTAAACTACGTAAGTGTATATAACAAAAAATCTAAAAAAGTGGTTGATTATTTTCTTAATTACTTACATATTAATTACACTAACGAGAATGGGTTTTCTCCGTTGATGTTAGCTGCTGATTTCTTAAACAAGGAGTTTTTTAAATATTTTATTAATTTGGGAGCAAACATAAATTTAACAAACCGATATGGAGAAACGTGTGCTACAATAGCTATACTATCTTGTGAAGGGGATATATTTGCCGAATTTTTAAACAGCTACCCAACTATTAAAGTTATAGAAGATACTATTATATATTTTGAGGCAACAAACTTTTCAAATATTTTGCTTTGCAGTAAAAAAATTAAAATGTTTAAACAACTTATAATAACAGCATTTACACTTGATCCGTTATTTTACTTAAAACATGAAAAGTTAATTAACAGTGATGAGTTTTCGTTCACAATAAATAAATGTAAAAGAATTATTTGTGATATGCAAAAAGATACATTGGAGGATAAGACAATATATGATATAGTTTTTAATTTAAAAAATAAAAGCTTTTTAAACAGGTACAAAAATAACAAAAAAATATTAAGGTGCACAAAGCTGCCTTATTATGGAAAATGCATTAAAAGGGTTATTAGAAAGGTACATAACAGGAATGTAAAAATAAATAAAATAATAAGCAATATTAATAAGGTTTGTTGTTTGACAAAAAGTTATTGGTCTATCATTCCTATAGAAATAAAAATTATTATATGTAATTTTTTGTCAGATAACGATATAAGCATTTTAGAAAAAAAAATATCTTGTCGTAAACGGGTATGACTGATTTGTGTAACGGGGTGAAAAACATACTAATTGAAAGTTTTTTTAAAAGAATGATAATGTACGACAGTAATTACATATTTATAATTAAAAATTACATTAGAAAAAAAAGTAGCGGTGAATCGTTTAGCAAAGAGTTATTTTCTTGCATTTTATGTTATCTATTAAAATATTTTAAACAGCGTGATATTGATGATGTTGAAGATATTTTTAATATTATGGTAAAACTAGGTATAGATATTAATAAAAAAACGTCATCTGGAGATTTACCAATATTTTGTTTGTTAGAAAATAAAAACATTAATGTTATAAATTTATTAAAGTTAATGATAGAAAAAAAAGTTAATCTTTTAGAGAAAAACAAATGTGGATTTAATACGATTCAGGTACATTTATCAACACCGAATATAAACAAAAAGGTAATTAATATTTTGTTAAAAGAGGGGGTGGGATTAAACGACTCTAAAAACTTAGAGTGGTATAACGCTCTTCACTGCTATTTAGTTAATAACATAACAAACGTTAATATTGGAATGGTAAATTTTTTAATTAGTAAAGGTTGCGAAATAACAAGCAACTGTAAAAACAATGATTTTGTATTGTTTAACATCATAAAACTGTTTATTAAAAAAAATAAGAGAATACTTAAAAAAAACACAATAAAGGTTTTTAACTTTTTAATTAAAAACAGTGATGTAAACAAGACTAACTTATTAGGATATAGCTTTTTAAATTTTGCCTCTTATTTTGATAACAATTGTGCATTTCGTCACTTATTAAACTTGGGTTATTCGGTAGACGTAATAACATCAACTAACGAGACATGTGCTACGCTGGCATTCGTCAACGAAAATGTGATTATAGTTAACATGTTTCTTAAAAAACAGCCAAATTTTAAAACAATGGATGCTACATTTTTTCAATTTGAAAATTACATTAAACATTACAATTTGCTTACTAGTAAAAAAATATTAATAATAAAAAACTGTATAGCGTATTCAATAATAAAGATGTATGAGTTAAAGTACAAGTTAATATTTAACCTTTTTAAAGATTTTATAGTTGACTGTAAAAACGATGCGTTAGTTATAAACAACTTAATAGGTTCAAACGTTAACGCTTATAACTTTGTTTACGGAAATTTAAAAATACATTATAGTTATTTTAAAAACATTATTTTAAAAAAGAGATTAACTGTTTATGGAAAAGTTATTGTTAAAAAGGTAAAAAAGTATAAATGTATGTACAATAAAAGGTTAAAATTAGTTGAGATAATTTCAAAAAAATGTGAACGTGACAGCTTATGGAACACTGTACCAAACGAGATAAAACTAAAAATTATTAGTAAACTAAGCGATGATGAAATTAACAACATTATTTCTTGCGTAAAACTTAAAAACAAGACAATACAGTGTAAGCAAGTAGTAACAATGGATGGAGTTATTTAAGGAACTAGCTCGCGGTAGTCGTGAAAATATTTTATTGTCTCCGTTGTCTATATCGTCAGTTATGTCGACGCTGTTGTTGGGAGCCAGCGGAGAAACCGCGAAACAGATGTCTATATTAGTGGAGCCCGATTGTAAAAGCTTAGGGGATACCGTTTTGGCAACAAGGATTTACGGTGACTGGAAATTAAATATAAATCCTTCATTTATGAATGAGGTGAGAGATAAGTTTCATTTAGTTGACTTTGATCATGATCCGGAAAAGATTAAAAAAGCTATAAATTTATGGATAAAAGAGATCACTAATGGAAAAATAACTAATTTAATCGATTGTATCGGTGTAGATACGAAGTTGTTAGTTGCAAACGCTATTTATTTTAACGAAGAGTGGAAAATACCTTTTTTAAAAGAAAATACTCGATTAAAAAATTTTTGGATAACAGAGTCAGAATATAAAACTGTGAATATGATGCACATGACAGATTCTTATTCGTTTGGATATGTAAAAAGTTTAAAATTTAAAATATTAGAAATTCCATACAACTCTGGATACAGTATGATAGTTATTTTGCCAGATAAAATTGATCATCTGTCAATGATAGAAGAAAAACTATCTATTAGAAATATAGTTGAATGGATGAACTGTATGAAAATAGCAGATGTGAGTTTAATGTTTCCAAAAATAACGATATCAGAATCTTACGATTTAAGAGAATCTTTATCTAATATCGGAATAACTAAAATATTTTCCGAGGATGCGGAGTTTAACTATATAACAAGAGACAGAAACGTGTTTGTTTCTAAGTTTTTTCATAAATCTTATGTGGAGGTTACAGAACAAGGTACCGAAGCAGCAGCTGCCACGTATGCGTGTGTTGCAGATTCTGGAAACGTTTTAAATTTTAACTTTTACGCTGATCATCCGTTTATATTTTTAATTAAAGATGACGAAACATTTTCTGTTTTGTTTATTGGAAGGTTTTGTAGTCCATAATTTAATTTTTATTTGTTTATAAATAATACTTTTTAATGAAAATGTTTTCGTTTATAATTAACATTATATATGGATCGTTTTACCACATTACAAGCTCAATAACTAAGATATTTATTTATATTATTAGTAGGTTGATACTGTTTATGCTACAGATGGTAAATCCATATTCATCGTACAGCTTTATTTCTTACTTAAACCCTTTTAAAAAGCAAGAGGAGTATTTTTATTTTAATCCAATACGATTTATTAATAAAATGAATCCTTTTTATAAAGAAGAAGAAAAAAGCACTGGAATAGTAAACTGGTTGTGGAGGACGAAGAAGACTGAAAACAAGTCGTGGTGGAAGCTGTTCTGATCGCGCGTTTACGTTTCCGCTAGACGGAAGTTTGCCGCCCGAGAGGGCGATGTTTTTTTTAAAAAATGAAAAAGTAGATGATACCGAGCGATGACCGCGAAATGGAGGTCGTTACCGACGGCGTGCTAAGACTAAAGATCTTTGCCGACGAGTTCAAAAACATCAAAGAGGAGATTAAGTTTATGCTTAATTCATGGGATGACTCGGACGTTTTACGGCGCAGGAACTCCATTCCGTGCGAGGTTGTCGCGGTGGGGAAGAACAAGCGTACGATACCCGTGTTCGACGCTGTAAAGAGGGTTCTCTCGTTCTCGCTGGGGGATTACGACGTTTGCGTTGGCGATCACCTAACCGTCGTTAAATGCTTTAAGGGAGCTGGATTCGATAACCGTTTTAACATCTTAACGGGTGACGATGGGCGACGAGGAGTGGAATATTCTTTAGTGGTACATCTATCTATACCGGAGGACGGTGGAGAGACAGACATATGCGTAAGCGGAAACACGGTTATATCGACTACTGAGGACTTTCTTTTGGAAGATGGATGCAGTCAACTATCTAACGTCGTCAGCGAGGGGGAGAAGATAGTGGCCGCTATCAAGGTGTTTTTGAAACGCAAGGATAAAGACGTTATCTTTACGCTGGCTCGATCTTTAAGAGATGTAAAGTTTTACGATAAAGAGGGAGATAGGAACCTGTGTTATTCGCTCGTTGATGTAAACAGCCCATTTGCGGAGGTAGAGAGGTTTGGAGTGATATCCGATAGGTCTGGAAAGTGTCTGCTGGTTAACAGGCACCAGAAACTGGTAAAGAAGGCGATTGTGGAAAAGACGTTCGCGGACATGTGTGCGGAAATAGCGTTTGAAGGATTTTACGACCTTGTCAACGTAGACGGAAAAGATGTGGCGTGGAAGGAGCTAGGGGCCGTTGAAGAAGATATTTGGGTGCCGAGCTCCGAAGATGATTACAGTTTTTTAAAAGAGCTTGTTGATCACGTATCATGTAATTTAAAGACAAAGGTAGGATACTACGTCCTTTCTACTTGCGACGACGAAACGTTATACGTAAGCTTTAACGTCATTCGCTGCTATTTTTCTATGCGATAATTTTATATTTTGTTTAAAAAAAGAAGATATACGCGGTATAATAACGATGCGTTTTTATCTCCTTTAAATAATTACGATGGGGAGAGAGAGCTCGCTTTTTTTTTAGCTTGGTGGTTTTTTTCCGCCGTATATAACGTGTTTTTAGTAGCTTGGAGATTACTACAGGGAACGTTGGTCTTTTTCATAAGGATATTCGCGTTCTTGGTCATATGCGCAAAAGAGTTTTTTACGCTGATAGTTAACAGCGTCGCAAAACTATCGCTATCGTTCGTGTATTATCTGGCAAAATTTTGCAGGTTGTTTGTGTCGAGCGCTGCTGGTTTGATACTGTATCCTATAAAATGGTTAACGTCGTTTATATTGGGAGACTTTTTTGACGAAGAAGAATACAAAAAAACTACTTTCTGGCCTTTCTATCGGATGACGGACGACGAATGTAAAAAAAACAACTACTTTTTGGCCGTTTGAATCAAAGAAGGATGAGACGGTTGTTAACAAACAACAACCACAACCTAAACAGATTTAAAAAAATAACGAACCCGAATCCAAAGAATTATCTATATACGACCCCGAAGAATACAAAAGAGTGGGAAGTTTCGATACGTTAAAAATACCTAACCCCTTTAAAAAAGTATTATTTTCCTCCACCTTCTAAAGAAAAGAGTTTTATGGAGAGCTTGATGGACATTTTTAGCAATTAATTAATCTGTTTTAAACACGTTGGATGTAAAAGCCAATTTCTATTAAAAAAAACATTAAAGTTTAATTATAAACGTGTGTGTTTACTATTTTTTTTCACGTTA